AAAAGAGCGCGAAGCCTGCTGGAACCCCCAGTAAGACGCGCCTTGAAAATGAATCCCTGGCGCGTACCCTGGTGGCCTGGTGGAGCGAGGAGGGCGATAACGCGTACCGCGCTGGTGAGTTGGCTGACGTGCTTTCTGAAAATGGCAAGCTTGGAATAGTCAAGGTATCGACCCAGAAAATCGTGGGCGTGCTTAATGTCGCAGTTGATATGGGCCTGGTTTCCCGTACATTTGACGGAAAAAGTGGCTGGTACTTCAGCCTTACGACTGACGAAAACGTTACGCCTGAAAAGTAAGTAAACCCCCAGGGGTAGGGGGTTAACCCCCTACCCCCACTACATCCCCCACGTGGAGGTTTCAAGGTTTTCCCCTGAAACCACTTGACAAGGAAAAGTCAAGCGGAAAAAGGAAAAATAAGCGCCCAGGGGCGTTTTAACGCGAGCGGAACCGCTCGCTTATCCACAAAACCTCCACAATTCGGCGGTCAAAATTTTAACACATCTCAAAGAATTTGTCAAGTAAAAATTTTTTAGAACTTTTGTGTTCCATAAATTCCCCAAATCAAAACACTTGACCCAAAGCGCCCCCAGGGTGTATATTTATCTCACGTTCAAGGCGCAAGCGGGCGATAGCCCGCAGGCAATTGCGAACCGGGTAGGACGCGATACGGCGCATTTTGCGGGCAGGTCCAGGCAGGGTGGTTCCAACAGCCCTACCTTATTTTTTGTTTACCATATCTAACTTTCAAAGTTAACCATGGTCAACTTTCCCGAGTTAGCCATGTCTAATTTTCAAAATAGTTAACCTTGCCTAACTCGGCCTAGTCCTTGTCCTGCGCCCTATAGGCGAATTTTTCATCGAACCAGGCCTCGCAAGACAAAAGCTCTGAAATCCTAAAAACGAGTATAGGCCGTTCACTGGTCGAGATGAGCCGCTCGCGGAAAAAGAATAAAAAAAATTTTTACAATTTGGGCACAAGACGTGGTAAGCCGTGTCATGAAAAACATATATAGTAAGGGAGTGGAAATGTGCCGTCTCCACCCTTGGACACCGAAAAGGTCAGATTAGCCTGGCATAGATGCGCATGCCGTAGAACGGCAGACACACTCACCTAGTTTCACCTATTTTGCACACACTCACCTATTTTAAGCTACTTTACACACTCGTCTATTTTATGTACACTCACATGTTTCACACATTCTCATCACATGCTTTTGTATATGCTCACTCGCTTACCAGTGCTTCTTATTTTCATCCATGGGTCGTTTTCAGCCTCCTTCAATCGTTTTGGCTGTTCAACACACTTGTTCTTATACGCGCCCTAAAGGGCGCTTATTTTCATGCAGAGGTTTTTAAGAACTTTTAAGAGGAATGAAGCACTTGTTAACCCCCCTTATAGGCTCAACAACCACTGAACGGGTTAAGCGCGTTTTCTATCTAGTCACATAAGCGAGCGAAGCTCGCGTTAACGCGCCCGACGGGCGCTTATGCGCTTAAACAAGCACTATCTCTATTAAACATATAAGTGAGCCCTGCTTGCGTTAAAGCGCCCCAACGGGCGCTTATTTTTTTCATATTTTCACTGGGTAAGCGAGCGAAGCTCGCGTTAACGCGCCAGAAGGGCGCTTAAGCGGGCTATGCCCACGTTAGAAGAGCCCCTATTAGACTAGCGTTTAAACAAGCTTTACTCACGTTAAGCAAATGAACAGAGTTTGCGTCAACATTAAGCTTCCCAGTGCTCGCCAAGGTCATCCCAGCATTTGTCTATCACCTTGACTATCTCAATCATCCTCCCCGACTGCGCAGGCCTTGCTTCCAACCAGCCTGTCTCGCAAAGCTCGTCGAGCGTCCTTTTCACACGCGCCCTGTTGCCGTTGGCTTCCGACAGCCCCAAGTCCCTTACAAGCCATATCGGAGCAACAACGCAACGGCATCCCCTCTTCTCGCTGGACGACTTCCTGAACCTCGCCCACAGATAGGCCTTCACCTGATCTTCTGTAAGCTCGCCTATCATCCTTCTAACTGTTCCAGCGTCCACTTTTATGTAAGGCGCTTGCACCATCGTCTCTACGCAGTAGTTCGGTCCTTCCTCCCACAGCGCTCCCTTGCGGAACATCCAGTCTATCGCCTTCCTCACCTTCACGCGACCCAACAACGTCTCCTCCATGATGGTTGACACGCTGGTTATCTCCCTCGGGACTTCACAGCTTCTTCCATCCTCGCTAGGCATTCCTTTCAAGCGAAACCAACCGTCCACTGCGTACGAGTGCTCTCTATCGTTGAAAACATCTTTCTTCATAGAAAAACAGATTCTTTGCATATCTTCTCTTTTCTCTTTAAAACGTATAATTGATTGCTTCTTTATTTAGTTACTCTTTAATATCTCTTTATATACTCTTTATTATACCCACCATTTCATGTACCACTCCGTGAACAGTCCATGGAAAGACTTCTAAAGAAACATCACATACCTTGGACAGAGAAAAGAAATATTTTAAAAGTTCTCTACCTCGTTTTTAACATTTTGCAACAGAAATTCGAACAGAAAAATGGAAATCGTTTTTCAAACTGTTCCTCAACATTTTTTCGAATCCATTTTTCAAAACGTTCCTCGCACTACAAAACCAAAACGAAATCTCCACCTAAACCAGAAAAGGGGCCCACGGTTGAACGTGGGCCCCTTTTTTTGTTTGAAATCCATTTCAGTCCAAGTCCTCGACTCTTCGTGGAGCCAGGTAGGGGTAGTTTCCCTCGTCGGCTAGAAGCTGGAACAGGCTGTTAATCAAAGCTTCGACTCACCTGTCTCGCTCTTGTGTTTGTTATAAACGGAGAGCCTGTCGGCGCATGCTCGCTCGAACAGCTCGTCGAACAGCGGGAAGTCACCGAGCAGCGAGTCTTTCATCGCACCCTTGCAAATACGGATGATGTCGGCCTGGCAGAGCTTGGAAAGGTCGGCGGCAACCTTGTCCCCCAGAGTGAAGTCCGGGTCATACCCGCCTGTACAGTTGGCGACGATTTGTTTCGTCTGCTCGACCGTGGGCATCTTGAAGCACATCACGTCGTCGAAGCAATAAAGCATGTCTTGGTCGAGGGTTTCCTTGTTGCGGGTGGTGGCGACGATGATGCTCTCCGACACGTCTTCCTTGATGAACCACAAGAGAGGGTCGAAGACGCCTTTGACGTCGAACTCGTCGAACAAGTAGACGCCCCTGTAGTTGGCGACCGTCTTGAAAATCTGTTGGAGGTTTCCAGCGGTCTCACCGGGCTTGACGGTCAGCAACGGTAGTCCGAGCTTTGCGGCCAGGGCTGCGGCTGTAGCAGTCTTACCCGTGCCTCGGGGGCCTTCGATTAGAATCTTCCGGCGGCGGCTCAAACCATACGCTTCAATCTTGCCGCGCTGGCGATCTTCGGAAACGACGCGCTGAAGCTTGCCTGCAACCTCGTCAGGGAAGACAAGATCCTTAATGCGGGGCGTCTCCGGAAGAGAGACGATGAACAGGTCGTCCTTGATGCCGCCGTCCTTCATACAAGGGAAGGCGTCGACCATGGCGGTTATCTCGCGTCCAGACGCTACGTCGCCATTGCGGGTCTCGGATGCAGCGATGCGAAGCGCGGCTGTCTTGAACCGCTCGTTGTCCTGGTCGTAATGGGCTTTGATAAGGGCCTTGATTTGCTCTGTTGTTGCCATAATGTTTCTCCATTCCACTCTACTCTTGTGCCGAGCACGCCCTCACCATGTCACATTGAGTATCTCGTCGCCGACCTTCACGAGCTCGCTGCGTCGTAGGCGCAGTCCTCCATCGTCATGAACCGCATGTAAGGGTAGTCGGCAGACCAGTAGGCTCGGCAGAACTCCTCATGGATCTCGTCGATGCTCAAGAGGGACAGGTCTTGCGGGGCGTACCCGTTGCGGGTCAGGATCCAAGCCTCCTCGCACCAGGACGACATGCCACTGAACGCACGCTCAATGTCGTCCTTTGCAACATAGGTCTTCACTAGGCCCGTTCCATCCCACTCGGCGACAATCAGCCACAAGTCGGAGATGCTGGACATCTCTTCCGGGTCGAGGTAGTTGAACCCAAGCGCGTCCACCGTATAGTCACCGATGCTCTTAATCTTCACCAGCTGGTCAAGTCGAACAGGACGCACTTCATCGAGCTCCTGCGAATACTCAATCTCGTACCTGCCTCCACCGAGATGGTTGATAGACTCGATAAGGCCGGTCCTCATGAGGGCTCGCATGACGCCCTTCTCGACAGTGTCAATAACATTCATATGCTCTCTCCTTAACGCGCCTTTAGGCGCTTAAGCGGGCTATGCCCGCGTTGAACGCGCCCTAAAGGGCGCTTATTTGTTTGCGAAGCGCTTCCATGTCTGCTATGAAGCGTCTGTCATGGCGTTCCTTGGCAAGCACCGACTCACGGTCCATCTCATCGTCCGTTATATACTTCATCTCGATGGACGGCAACGGCTTCTCGCGGGTGGCCTTCCACAGCTCGAAGTACAGCATCGCTGCATCAAGCTGTGACTTGACGTCAATGTATTTGAACTCCGCCTTTATGCCACAGTACGTCATTGCCACCATTATTATGAACAGGGCCAGCAAGCCCAGCACCACACCAGTGACTTGTGGATCAGACATCAAAGTCACCTGCCAACACGTCGTACTTGAGATTGCCGAGGGCATAGGCGTCGTCGGGGGCGAGATGGAAGATCCTCAACTTCAGCTTGTCTATCTTCTCTTGTGCCCCCAGACCCTTTGCAATGAGCTTGTCGGCGTTTTCCTGCGCACGGCTTATCCTGACTACCTCCCGTGCCCTTTCGTCGGTCATAAGGGTATCCCAGTCCCCTGCAAGCAGGTCCGCAAGATACAGGATGGACGACATCGTGAGTTCGTCGCCTTGCTTGCCGGTGAGCGCTTCCGCAATCGTCTTGACTATCGCGTCGTTGTCCCCGTCGTTGATGGCTTCCTCGTTGACGTTCACAAGAGCACGAAGCCTATGCCCAGCGGTTCGCCTTGAGACTAGGAAATAGGCCTCCTTCTTCTGCCTGTCTCTCTCCCTGGCTATGTCTTGGCACTCTTGGTCTTCCATGCCGTCCTCCTCTTACTTCCTTTTTTTGTTGACACTATTATAACATGGACGGCACCCTGAAGTCAACCTCGTATTTAAGCTCCCTTACAGGTTATCGGCACTCCGCACCTGGGACAGTAGCTCCAGCGAAACGAGCTTATCGGATACGCACAGTTGGAGCATATCGCACAATACACACCATGACTGTCCTGCTGGTAGAAGACGGGCACCAGAGGGCGGTCAACGAAGTCGGCAAGAGCGTCCCTGAAAGGCCCTTTGTCCTTTTCGTCGCAGTTGTCTCGAATGAACATTGCAATCCTCGGAAACGGCACGTCGTTCCTCAACATCTTCGCAAGAAACCGCCTGTTGTAGTCCTTTACCGCCATCCCGTCTCATCCTTCGGATATCCTTCGGCAATAAGCCAGAAGTCCTCGTCGTAGTCGAGATACCAGGCCTTGTGAGTCTCGGAGTAGGTGGATATTGCCCTTGCTATGCCGTAGGTGTTATACTCGGGAGCGTATTCCTCAAGCTTGGGCTTCACATACCTGTCTGCAATATCCTGGATACTTGAATAATATTCGAACGCGTCTTCCATCTTTAACCTTTCTTCTTATCGTCTGTCGGTGGGTTCACTAGGTAGCCGAGCGCGTCAAGAAACTCCGAGCACCCGTCCTCCCTCATGCAGAACGTGAACTTGCTGATTCCAAGGGCGTACTCAAGCGCGTGACACAGGTCACATTGCACGTTGTCGCACCTGCCGTTCTTGTCCTCACCGGTTCGCCAGCTGTACGCAAGCCCATGTGCGCCAAGGGCGAGCTTCTTCAGTTGCTCGTCCCTTTCAGTCCCACTGGTAGCCACTCTTGCCATTTTTATCTTCCTCGTCGTCTCGCCATCTGCCTAGGTAGATCCTTTGGAACATCAGCTTGTACAGCTCATCGTCTGTCATCGCTTGCAACAGGTCTTTGTCATATATCGTAGACCAAATCTTTATAATGGTGTCCCTGTCCTTTATGGGTTTTATGTTACTTGGATCCACCCTCTGTCTCCTTCCGGAACAGCTCCGCCTCCAGCTCTGTCAGCGTCTCGTTGATATGGAAGAGCTGACGAGAGCTGTCGCTAATTACACTGATGACAAGAGCGAAACCAATCATGACGAACACGCACAGCCATAGGACCAAATCTTCCATCTTACTTCTCCTCGCCGTCTACCACTGCCTGCACAAAAGTCTCACCATGGTCATGCACCACTTGAATCTTCTTCTTGGGCTTGCCGTCCAGGGTGCGCTTGGAGCGCTTTACCTCCATGACGGCAAGCGCAATTGCACTCGCAAGAACTGCAAGCGAAACGGCACCAATTACAATCTCGCTATTGTGAATCATCTTACGCCAGCTCCTCATACTCTTCCTCGGTGATAATTGTGTCATTCGATGGGTCATAATACATGAAAATGTCATCCATAAACGGAATCGTCTTCATATAGGACCTCACCTGTTGTACGTTCTTCATGCCAATCTCGTTCCACGGCACAAGCTTCCACCTGTTGCGACCGAGAGTATACACGTCAATCTGCCACTTGGGGAACTTCTCAAAGAGCTTATCGGCATCCTCTCGTGACAGGAAGCAATCTTTACGGCACGCGCGTCTCACCAACATGCCGTAATCCTCGCCCCAGACCTTGTCGTCCTCCTTCGCATGATCGTCGATGAAACGGTCGATACTGTTGATGAGATAGCACACGACGTTCTCTCCGATGGGGTTGGGACCCCCAACAATAGCATCCTTGTTGGCATCAGACCAATCAGAGATGATTTGGTCCATCTCGTCAAGGAGATTCTGTGGAAGGTACACCTTGTCACGTGAGACTCCGAAGTGCTCGGCGATGACGTCTTCGACAATCATTTTTCCTTCTTTCTCCTTGGCTCTTTTGATAAATATATTATAATACAAAAAAGACCTGGGAGCAATGATATATTTGCCGTCCAGGTCTGATGTTTAGATTACAAGCGAGATACGAAAATGGCGATTGCGACCAACATGGTTACAGCAATAGCCGTGTCTATTGCAAGAATAACATCGCTTTCTATCAATGTGGCCTCCCTACGGAACGTCTTCGAACTTCACGCCAGGACCGTAGATTGTCTCTTCAAGGTCAGTGACACGCTTCTCTACTTTTGTCAAGTCCAACTCTGGACGCAACGACTGTTGAGCCTTCTCCCATTCGATGCGTCGAAGCCTCTTGTCAAGTTCCATGAACATGTCGTTGGTCGCATACTTCCCGCGCATGAAGTCGAACACAGCCCAGACACAGAACACGCCGACGACAATGGCGATGAACCAGAGGAACACTTTAAGCTCCATCAAGCTCACCCCTTACATCGCAACTATGTTCTTCCAGGCTTGCCAGGACGGCACGTACCAACCGTCAATGACTGCGCTTCTGTACTTGAGATGCTGCTCCTTCGTCAGGTCGAAGTCCTTCTCGCCTGTTGCGAACCCCTTCTTCGGCAAGAGCGCGTCATAAGGAAGATAGCGGGAGCAATAGCCATAGCCAGAGAGTGCCTTGTCCCTGGAGAGTCGCATAGCGTTGTCCTTCTCTGGACGATGCCACTCGACCATGTCCTCATAATTCTTTTTCGTCATTTGGCACATGGAGACCTTGCCGTAGGGGTCCTCCAAGACGACAATCATACTCTCGGGGTTGCACTCCTCATAGAAGCGAGATACTACCTTGTACGGAGAGTCGTCCTGCCATGTGATTAGATACCACTTGTCTTCCAAATCAATCCTCCTCGCTCGGCTGTTCTGTCTCTATGTTCTGATAGATCCAGTTGTTAGCCTGCTCATACAGAAAAGTGTACAGTCCGTCGAACATGCCGGCCTTGATAATCGGCTTGCCTTCCGCCATGTCCCAGAGGTCCTCATAGGTCAGTTCGAACTTGTATACGACATCGTCGTCTTCAAACTCTCTCTTCATACCAACTCCTACTGCGTGTCGTCGTCGCAGTTATGCCACGCGAAGTCGTCCATATTCTCCCTGATCCACTTGGAGGCGCAGTCATAGAGGACATAGTCAAGGGCCTCGGCCATGTCTGCGTAAATGGTCACGTCCTCGTCCTCCATGATGTCCTCAAGCTCTTCCTGGGTCAGCGTAAAGCTATAAACAACTTCCTTGTCGTCTACCATCCGTAGGCTCCCTTGTCATTGTCGTCGTTGTCTGAATCGTCGTCGTTGGACTGGTGCGGGAAGTTGAACTTCCACTCAAGCAGGTTTGTGATTACATCGTACAACAGCAAGCCTGTACAATAACCGACTGCAATCGTCAGCGCATCTACCATTAGTTGTCCTTTACCGTGTAATAGATGTTCTCACAAGAGCCCTCACTGTTATCATATGCGTCGCAAATTTCCTCGGGGTCCATGTTCGCAACGTCCATGGCGGAGTATTCACCGTTGTCGGCAAGCATATAGGCCTTCTCGTACCAGCTCGGGTACTTCTTCCAGAAGTTGTCCCAATCTCGCTCATACACTGCGTCGCCGTTCTCACAACAGAAGAGCGCCTGATTGTAGCAATACTCATCATAAGGCCTGCTAAATGGCTTCCACAGCTTCTCCTCGGCAAGTCTGTCGATCATCCTGACGAACTCTATGCCGACTGCGTACTCGCTCTCTTCCATCTAACTCTCCTCGTCAACAATACGACTGTTGTAAAGAACTCGGATTCCGCTCATCGAGCAGGATGCCATTTCCTCCTTGGTGGCAACGTTCTTCTCGTGCATCTCCTGCGCTTCGTAGAACCAGGGAGGCTGGTACTCGCTCTTGTGAGACAGCGCGTAATTCACAATCCTCATACCGATCTTGTGTCGTGACATCTAGAACATTGCCCCCCAATCAACTTTGTTTACAAACATATTATAACATATGCGAGGCTCTACCGTCAAGGATGTTTTTTCAGCCTTTAGACGATCCTGCGACCGCAGTTCGGGCAGTAGTGAATGCCGTCAAGCGGGTAGCGTGTACCGCAGTTGGAGCATTCGAAACCCTTGGATGCCCTGTTGTACGCAGTACGGACGTTGTTGTCCTTGGGGGTATAATGCTCACACCCAGCGATTGCATAGCCGACGCCATTGCAGAAAAGGTAGGAGTTGTCGTAGGTGCCGTCGCTGCTGTAGTTGATGGACACGCTGTCAACGGTCATAAGCACGTCCTTCTTGGAGACCGCAACGAAGGAATCGCTGGGCTTCACCTTGTCACCGTTCACATAGTGGAGATTGAAGGAGCCCTCGGAGGAATCGACGTTGTCGGCCAAAATCTTTGCGACAGCCTTGATGAACCTCTTGTCCTTGGCATAGCAATACATGGAGCCGGCGGGACGCTGGGAGATGCGCTCACACTTGAGGGCTTCAAGGTCGTCGTCGTCCCAGTCAAGACGACCCAGGATGAGGCCGATGAACCTGTCATTATAGGGGGTGTAAAGCTCTTTTGTGTAACTGTTGGGAGCGTAGAGCTTAAAATAGTCGGGGAAGAGGTTGACGATGACAGACAGGACCTCCTTCGGCACACTCGGGAGAATGCTGTACATGTCGTTTACAGTGTCGTCGATGCACTGGGTGAAGTTAGGCTCGATGTACCCCTCAATCTTACCGCTGTCACAAACAGTCTCGTCGTAGCAATCCTCAAGCGTGGTATCGCTGTCGCCGTTCTCGCTGTAGTCCTTAAGAAGGGCGAGAGCATCGCACAGAAGGTCGTAGTTAGTGTAGTTCATATATCTTGTCCAATCTCTTTATGTCCTCTTTGTTTTTACATTATAATTATAACATGTTGTAAACCGGCTGTAAAGGTCAATTGTTTTTACTGACGAAGAGTATTATCAACAGACATATCAACAGGGTCAACACCACAACAGCGATGAGCGGTGTTACCTCACCTATATGGTATAGTATACTGATCGAGATAATAAGCACTTGTGTCTTCATGTTCACATTTCTTGATTTCTTTCACTGCCTCGTCAAGCTTCTTTGCCGTCTTGGCAGACAAGTCTTCCAGGGTCCCCTCTTTTGGAAAGCAAATACTGACGCTGTAGTCGATATCCCAATACCACTGGCCCCACTTTTCGTTGAACGCATCGACAAAGTTCTTGATATCTTCGTCTGCACCGTCGTTGTAGTGGTCTTCATAATCTAGGTCTTCAAACTCCAGATGAAGACGTTTACAGATGTCTCTTGCCGAAAGACCCAAGAAGACCTTCCGAGACCCGAACACGCTGTCCTCTGGACCGTCGTGCATCTCAACAAACTGCACATCATGGTAAAGACGTTCACGATAGTACACCGGGTCCTTGTACTGGGAGGCAGGGATCCGCTCGTTCGTGTCTCGGCTCCACAGGCGCTTGTCGACGCACTTGGCGCACTCGGTAATCGCAGGATGCTCGGTGAGGGCACCGCAAACCCTGCACACGCCGTAAGTATTCCCGCAAGTCTCTTCTGGGCTCATACAACGCTCCAATTCTTGAAGAAAGACAATCTCTTGCTACTTATACCCAAAACAAAATAACTCAAGGAATATGGGCACTACAGCCCCTCACAGAGCCTAATAACCACGCTCAAAGTTGAACTTGGTGCCAAGGCAAGACCACATTGCCTTTGCTTCGTCCATGACCTTGAGAACAGCGTCGAGCTTGTCGTCCTTTAGGACATGTTGGAGATACTCGCCATGAATCGCGTCGTCGATAGACGGATAGTCGTAGGAATACTTCCAACCAGGCTTGGCGGACAGGACGGACACTTGCCAAGAACGATAACGAGTGTCGTTGTGCCAAAGATTGCAAAGAAAAGTAACGAACGGCACAGAAGACTCGTTCTTCTTGGTAATGTTAACCTCGACCCACTGGACGTCTTTCCCACAGACTCGCTCTTGTACCTCGACATAATAGTGTCCATCAGAGAAAGAGTCTGCGTAAACTTGCTTGGCAATCTGCTTGAGCGTGCTATCGACTTTCATGTGGCTCTCCACTTCCTTGTCGCTTTTGTTAAAACAATTATAACATATTGTGATATCTGTGGTCAACGTCGTTTTTTAGATTGAGTGGAGAATAAAAGACCCGACGCTTCCTGCGATGACAAGAACCACTGTGACCATCAAGAGGTAATAGAAACGCTTTGTGGGAAGAAAAAGCATAGGGCTGTACAGGCTGTCCTCCCGGTCGTCAGGGCCTACAACAGTCAGCACGTACACAAGCATAACTGTACAAAGAGAAATCATGCCAACCGACACAAACACGCCAAAGAGATCTGTCAAACCTTCCATCGTTTACTCCTCAACTCCGAATTCCTTACAGAACGCAACTACCTCGTACTCATCCTTCAAGTTCCGCTTTGACAGTGACAAGACATACCTGCGAATGTCGGTGTCAAAAGCATAAGGCGTACTCGTGTTCGGCATTCGTCCAAACACAGCCACAAAGTTGTCACGGAAGCGCTGATCGAACACGACAGTAGAGACAAGAGCACATGCCTTGTCATAAGATTCGCACTTGCTGTAAATAAACCCGACGACGGAAGGCTGGTTCATCATGCAATCAAACATTTCGTCAAAAGAATCAAAGTCGTCAAAGTTATCTGCCATAAACTCCTTGGCATCTGCGCAAACGACGTGCATATAGTCCTCAAGAGTTGCACCAATCATTTAAGTCTCCTTAAAAAGAATCCATCTACTCTTGTGAATCTCTCTTACTTGCCGACAATGTCGTGAAACTGGTCAAACAAACGGTCGATCTGATTGTTTCGCTCGACACTGCACATTGCATAAATCGTATCGACGACAAGTATAACCTCTTCGGGCTTATCCTGGCACACAATAACGAATTGACCGTCGATATAAACCTTGGCAAGCCCGTCCTTGTAGTTCCAGTCAACCTTGATCTCTCGGTTGTAAATGCTTTTGGCAGTCTCGATGGTGTCGGACACTCGGTCAAACCAAAACTTGTCAATGCGCGAAACGTCCATGTTCTCTCTTCTCTCTCTGACTTTTGATAAATATATTATAACATGTATAAAACCTGTTGGCAATATGAAAAAAGCCACCAGGAGGAGGTCTCTTGGTGGCTTTCTTGTCTCACTTACTTCTCTTCGGGGGTCCACCCTTCAGGCATATCCTCCTCGTTTCGGAATGAAGTAAACTTCATAACGGGATAGGCCTCAACAGTGAATGTCCTCCCGCACTTTTCACATTCCCAATCGTTGTAGGTTCCCTGCTCGTCACCGAAGTATTCCTCACAATGTCCACACCAAGGGCACACCACAGAGTCTTCCTCGAACTGCTCGTTACCCCAGAGGTATTTGATAAGAGTCTCGTCCATGATTTACTCCTCGATAGATTGATTAACCGGCTCTCCGACTGCCGTCTTTGTCGGAGAACAGCTATAGACGCCTGCGACTACGAACAGCATGATAACAAGTGCTGCCAGAAAAGGAAGGAATTTGTTCGTCATTGCAGAACCTCCGTCTATTACTTCTTGGTATCGTCCTTGTAGTTGTAAACCTCACGCAGATGGCACAGGATTTCAGCGTTGGGCTTAATTGCGTCGACAATCTCCTTGTAGTCCTTGTACACCATAGGAGCTTCGTCGATAGAACCGATGTTCACGGTGGTCGAGTACACGTCCTTCATCGAGTCCTCGTACTCATCAAGGGTAATGTTCTTGCGAGCCTCGGCACGGGACATCAATCGTCCAGCCCCGTGAGGAAGAGAGTAGTTCCAGTCAGGATTGCCCTTGCCCTTGACAAGAAGCGTGCCGTCACGCATGTTCAGGGGGATGATGCCGATTTCCCCGTAGTGAGCGCTGATGGCACCCTTGCGGATGATTCCCTCGCTCACAGATGCGTAGTTATGGACGCAAGTGATCGAGACGTCGTTCATGTTGCCGTAATCCCAGCCCATGCCGTCGCAAATCATATAGTAGATGCAATGGTGATTGAGAAGCGACCACGTCTTAAGGCTCATCATGTCGCGCAAGTAGTCGGAGCAGTCGTCGCCTTCGAGATAGACGTGGTCCTTGTCAATCTCAGCGAAAAGCTCGCGTACTGTGTCGTTGTTCTTCATTGCATTGGGGTCACGAAGCTCGCGCATCAGCTGAATATAACGGTCACGAAGCTCCTTCACACGAGCTTCACCAGCCTTCTTCGCAATATCCTGATAATAGTCGGCCATGAGGACCCCAAGGGAACGGGAACCGCAATGAACGAGAAGATATGCGTTACCGTCGTCATCCACATCAATAGCCAGGCAGTGATTACCCGACCCTAGCGTTCCCATCGACAAGCGGACGTGATTCTTCTTCGTATCATCCAGGGCGTCCCAGAACTTCAGGTCGCTATAAGGAAATGAGGAGGATTCGAGCTGCTCGTTGGACTGAACATTGAAGCCAGTCGGCACGCAAGCATGAACGACCTTGTCAAGCTTCTCAAGGTCGTTCTCCGCAGAGAACTCGGCGGGAAGCTTGAATAGAGACACACGGCAACACACATCGACGCCAACCGTGTAAGGAGCAATCTTATCAGAGAAGGTGATAGTGGAGCCTACAACGGCTCCCTTGCCAGGATGGCCGTCAGGCATGACTCGGATAGTCTCGTCACGATACGCCACGGAGTTGCCGAGATCTTCTACCTGCTTTTCAAGAAGTTCGTTGGAGTTAAGGGCAAAGTTCTTGATGTCTGCCATGTGTTTAATGCTCCTTTCTTAATCCTCTACCTTAAGACCCATGCACAGAATGTCGATGTCCATGTACTGACGCTTGCCGTTCGCCTTGGTCCCACCAAACATAGTAGGAGCCATTTTGACCATCAGAGCAGGAGTCTTGATAAACTTATACTGCCCGTCGCCGGTAACCTTCCTGCCGCTGGCGGGGTCGACGAACGCAATGTATGCGCTCTTGTCGTCGTTAATCTTAAACCCGTCTATAATACCTACAACCTTTGCGAGCACCATGCACTGGACAGACATGTTCTCATTATTGCACTCGACAGGGGTGTCCACTGCGTCGTCAACATACTTGAACTCCGCGTCATGCTCGTTCTTGACGTCAAAAGTCATGATGTCACTGGGCGCGAAGTTCACACGGACCTTACCGTCGTTGAGGAACTGCACACTGTCTCCGACCTTCAGCTTCTCGAAAGGCTGGACGTTCTGAATCATATACGTGGACTCGAACCTCTCAAACGCGTCAACCCGGACGGTCTCGACAATGGGCTTTTCAGGGTTAGCTTCAAAAGGATTGTTGGTTACCACAGAAGTCTCATGGTACTTGATTCGCATCGCGCGTGCACGCTTCGCGTCAAAGGCATACATAGCGGTCTTTGTGATAAAGACAGTGCCGCCAAGACCGCAGAACTTTGCAACCGCCTTCATCTCTCGGCCAGTGAACGCGATGCTGTCGTTGTTGATAAAGCTCATTGTGTCTCCTTTTTCGCTGTCGCTTTCGTTAAAATAATTATAACATTTTTTTTAAGTCTTCAGTCAACTTTGTTTTTCTAAACACAACTCGGTCTTACGAACCATGAGCTTGCATTCTTTTCCTTCCTCGATTTGACAAATAAAATTATAACATATTAAAAACCTGCTGCCAACAACAAAAAAGCGCCCTAGACAAGACTGCTTAGAGCGCTTTTTTTAAGAGTCTAATACTTTATCGAGCATATGTAAGATATCTCGTCAACCACGTCTTTGATCATCTCTGACAGATATTGTTTGCCGTCCTTGACTAATGATGAACGACAATCTATAAGCTTCTTCAGCGTGTTGCATTCCCATTCCTCGTACAAAGACATTGCCTGGTCTTCTGAATCTATGTGGTCCGGCAAGTTCGGGGACGTCATATAAAGATGAGGCTGACTTTTGAACATTTCAACAAACTTTTCAACAGCGACGAGGAATTCTTTATTCTCGTCTATCGCTCTTTCTTTGTGGAACTTCGCCATCTTACCCAGTCTGCCTCCCAAGCACAGACTGTACATCGTAGTATGGAACCCCACTCCGTTAAGCTTTGTGGCGAGAATGTCTTCCCATATAGATTGGTCTCCGCTGTTCGGTCCCTCTATAATGTCGACTCTACCCTCGCTCATGATAAAACACCTACACTCTTGTAACGGTTATCGTAAGATTTGAGTAGTTTGCCGATGCGCCGGAGTTGACGACGGTGAACGTCGCGGAGTTATCGCTCAATGGGCAACAAGTCGGTACCACTTTCACAACCGCGTCAAAAGACAGGTTGACAAAATCCGTCGCAGAGGCAGACGTCGCTGTAGATTGAACGTTTGCAACCTGCGTGCCGTTCCTGTTAAGGCTCATCACTACATCAGTTGCGGTTGACGCTGTTGTAGAGGCGCTTGCATCGACAGATATTTTGTAAAGTCCTGGCCTTTTTATAGTCACAGAGGAATCTGTATAAGCAACATTTGCAGACAGGTTCTTTGAGAAATTGACTGGCAGGCCTTGAGTGACTGCCTGCGTGGCGCTTAACGACCCTGAAAACACTACCTTGTCACAATTGCAATAGTAGCTCATATCCTACCTCCTTTCTTCCAAACGGAGGTTAGGCTACCATTCCACAGCCACAACCGCAACCGCAGTTAAAGCCGGTGTTTGTCGCGGTATATGGCGAGCAGGTTATATAGGCTGGCTGTGGGAACGGCCTCAATGTCGCAATCAGATTGGCCGTCTGGTTGTTGTTAGAGAGCTGGAGCTGTGCGCTCTGAAGCTCTGTACGCAGGTCGTCAATCTTGTCCGTTGTCATCTGATCAATTACGCGCTGTGTGCTTGCATTGACTGCGTTGATTACGTCGCAAGTGTTCTTGGCATTCTCATACCTGATGCTATCGAGGTTCCTATTCGTGGTGCAGCAGCAATTTTGCACCTGATAGCCAAGGTCTGCCAAACGTTGGTTCGTACCGTCAAAGCCCTGCATCATATTCATGCCGAGGTCTTTGATGCCGTTGTTAATCGCGTAGGCAGAGTCGCACACGCCATTGGTGATGCCACGCAACTGGCTATTGATATCTTGCGTGTTAAACCCTTCGAACAAATCGGAACGTGTTAGCGCACCCTGAACAGCGGGGTCATTGACGCCGTTCCTGTTATTACCCCAGAAACCACCGTTGCCCCATGCCATAAGGAAGAATAGGAACAGAACCCACATTCCGTTCCCGCCACCCCACATATCAGAGCAATTCTCTTTGTTTGAACCGGCAAGAGCCATCGCATCAGCTACGGATAAACCTTCACCCATTGTGAACCTCCTATGCTACTTGGGGAACATTTTGTTGAATTCTTTAAGAGCTTCGTCAAAATTCACTCCCTTCTGTGCGCAGATGTTCCTGGCAATCTGCTTCATCTCTTCGTCTGACTTTCCATATGCCATTTCCTGCGCTCTTTTAAAAAGAGGGGATTCGGTCATTTGTTTTGTTAACATCGGGAACTGGGTCATTTTTACCAACTCCATCTATAAGAGACTTTAGCTCGGAAATAGCAGACGCAAATTCTTGATGAGTCACATAGGACATCGCTTTCTCCTGTTTGTCCTCAACAAGAGTATAGGCATGAATTGAAGCTGTGCCGTCCAGGTTTATTTGCTTTGTGTATATCGTGTTGTGAGCCGTGTCAGGAAAATAGGACACGGACCCATCGAAATCAACTTGCGAGGCTCTGACCTCGTCTATCGACGTGACTGGCCTCCCTTTGAGCATAGGCCAGTCTCTTGCCTGATATTGCGGCATCTGGTATTGATTTTGATAATACGGGTTTGCAAACGCCATAAGAGTGCCTCCTTTTCCTCCGTCACTATATTAGAAGGAACTCAATAAGATATTGATAGCATCGACCGCTTTGTGTGACTTTTAACAATCGGAAACTATAGGTTCGTCGCCTTCGACTTCTGTAGCATGACGACCCTGCTTGCAGACAAGTCTATGCGCCCGTTCGCGTCAGCCACCACATCGGAATGTTTCTGCGTTAACATATGGTCGTTCGCCCACGGCTCATAAAGGAACTTCGTGCACCACACATCAGCCTTGCCGAGTGCCGAAAGCACGTGCTTCTCTGATATTGAGTTGTAGTTGTTGACGTGGACGCTTGCACATATATGGTTGCCGTCGTAGAGCTTCATGCCATGAAGGTGGCCGTGTACGTTTACCTGCGAGCTATAGACGGCACACGGGTAGTGAGACAGGACGACTCGGTCGGAGATATATATAGGATAGTCATGAACCTCGTCAAATATCGTATACAACAATCCTTTGTCAATCCTTTTGTCATGGTTGCCCATAATCATGACTTTACGGCACGGAGCGTTGAACATGGGTGTGAACAGGCGCTCAACCCATTTCTGCTCCTGTTCAGGAGCGCAGAAGTCGCCCAGAAAATAGAACGTGTCATTCCTCTTTAGTCCTCCAAGGGCTTTCTTCCATACTTCGAGAACTTTCTCGTCGTGCTCCTCGATAGTCTTGAAACGGCTGCCTCGCTCCAGTCGAAAAACGATTTCATGGCCGAAATGAGTGTCAGAGATAATAGAGTACATCATTTCCCCTTTCTGGACCAACGCTCCCATAAATCGAAAATCTCTGCCTTGGTCGGTTTCCTGCCATTTTCTCTTTCAAAGTCTCTTATAAACCACTCTTTTGTACAATAGCTTTTCCATCCTCGGATATCCTCGTCGTCCAGTCTTCTTGCACGACGATAGGAGGACGGGCTTGATTCTGTGTTGTCCTCGTCAATAACGTATGTGCGACGATAACGCCTGCGTTCAAGTTGTTTCAGCCCGTTGATAGGTGTCAAAATATAGGACACTGGATGCTTTTTGTACGACCTAGACATGGCTACTTACCAAGCCTAAACTCGTAGTAGTCCCAGAAGTGCTTATCCTCTGAAGATATCGACGCTTCAACATCTATCCCGTATGGGTTATAGTCCTGCCAAGACATCATCAGAGGAAGCAATGCGTCATGTAAGACCTTGATTCCATCGTCGACGGTCTCCACCTTGGAAGATTGAGTGTGAACGATCTGCTTGTCGTCTGTGAACGTTAGCGATGCTATATATCCCATAACTGTCTCCTTTCATCTACTTAATGATATTATACCATATTAAATACCCTATTGTAAACATAAAAAATAAAACCTTTCTGTACTGTTTATAAAAAAAGACCAGGTAGCATAAAACTACCTGGTCTTTATATTTTAAGAAACTTTCTTAACCGCATTCAGCTTGACGTCAATAAGGCTGTTTATATGCTCGTCTGTCACAGGACCAGGAATCCCGAGCTTTAAAACCCCATCGACAATGGTAGCGGTTGGAACTTGAGAAAAGTCTATCGTGGATATCTCAACGCTTTTTACCGACCCATCTATCTTCTTCAAAATCTTATTATACACGTATTCAAGGCCTTCTTTGTCAAGAAATTTCTTGTCTACCATTGAAGACTCCAATCTTATAATGTTAAATGTTTATAAAAAAAGCGGTCATGGATAACCGATTAAGTCTCCATGACCGCTCATGTCTTTAAGCGCTAAAAGCAATCTTTGGAAGATTGTCTGTAATCTCGTTTGAGCCGTTGTCGCATCCGACGATGAGCCTGCCGATCGGGAGGCTGTCCTTGTCGGTCACCTTCTGCCCGTTAAGTGTGAGGCCAGAAACATTAAGATTGATGTTCTTGAAGTTCTGTGTCTTATCCTTGGAGTAATCTTGGGCAAGGAACGTCGCAGTCCACATCTCACTAAACGGGGTGGACATATCGTAGGCGTATGACAGGTTGCGGACGTTGATCGTGGCAGGGTTGCTGTTGAGGTTTGAGATACGAACAACTTCAGACTCCTGCTTCATGCCGACGACCTTGACGTTGTTGACATCCACAACAGCGTTGTCAGCAAAATGATATACGTTGATGTAGTTATTGCCGCAGATGCCCCTCATCACATTGTCCTCAATCTTGACCTTTGTGAGCGGAGCGCCTGATGTACTAGAAGCACCCTCGATGGGGTTATAGAGACCGGTGCAATCGAACTCGCATCCTGTGATCTCAACAGTGCCGGATGTGTTCACGTAGACGGCAGAGTAGCCCTTGTTTGCGAACTTGCACCCAGAGAGCTTGATAGAGGCATTGCCTTCGACATCTACTCCGGACACGCCCTTCTGCTTGGGAGTCGTGCCACCGGAGAACTCGCAGTTGACGAACTCTGTGTCTTCTCTGACGACAACAGTGTCTTTAAAAATACTATTTAAAATCATATCTCATGCACTCCTTAAGCGACTGTGACTTTGCTGGTGAACACTGCGTTCTGAAGTACAGCGTCCTTCGCAACTGTGACGGCTCCGGTAAACGTAGAACCGTTTGCGTCAACAGCCTTGCCCGCAGGAACGTTCACAGCATCGCTCACGGTTGAGTTCTCGGCAAGGACGACAACCTGCTCTGTCGTGGATTCGTCAATAGCCTGTTGGAGGGTCTGCTCTGTCTTGACGGACACCTTCTCCTTGAACAGGACGTCAAGCTCTGAAATGTCAATAGCGCCGATTGCATTGAAATACTGTGTATCTTGGGCATCGACATAAGGGCGAAGCTCGGCGACTGCGTTTGTGTTCTTGGCAACATCGGCAACAAGCTTTGTGGTGTTGCTCTCGTCCTTGGAGATCCAGTCGGAAATCTCCTTCAGGGTGTCAAACGTCTCTGGAGCACCGTCGACAAGAGTGGCGATTGCCTCATTGATGATCTGCCTTGCCTGCTCCTCCGTAAAGTCGGAAGCCTTACCCTCAAGAGCATGGAGCCTGCCAAGGATGGAGCCAGCTGTGTCGTCTGTACCGACCTTGGCCTCAAAAGCCTCATCGGCGTTCTTTGCACGCTCAATCTCAAAAGCAAGCGCCTGTGCAAGACTGTGGATACTGTCTGTTGTCAGAGACGAGATGTCACCGATCTTCGCGTCGACGTTTGAGATTAAGGCCTTGATCTTCCCATCATAGACTTTAAGGCCTTCGTAGTCAAGATAGCGCTTTTTGTTAATTGCCATTATTCCTCCGGAAATAAATATAGAATTTCATTTGTGTCTATTCCATCTGTGACGGAATAGTTTGCGACAACCGTCTTCTTGCCGTCTTTGGAAACCTCAATAAGCCCAGCTTCCGAGTCAAACGTTATCTCGTCACCGTCAGAGATGAACGTCTTTCCGCACCCGTCGGCCTTGACTCCAGAATCTATGTCGCCAAAAAACCAATGGCCGTTCTGTCCGATGGTAGGAGACACGCCGTCTTTTCCTTTTAAAGAAGCAAGCCATGCGTCTTCCGTGCCATCAAAGCCATGCTTTTTTGCTATATCATAAGCGGAGTCGCCGTCTTTGCCTTTGAGGGAGCCTAGACCGGCAAGAGCTTTGTCTACGTACCTTTTGGCAAGCTCTAGTGTAATTAGATCCATTGCGACTCCTCGTTAGTTCAACTCAACCCATTCCTTGTTGCCGTCGAGCATAAAAACCTGCTGGGTGGAAATTACAAACACTGTGGTTCCCATCGCAACCGGCTCATACGCCTTCATTATCTCTTCAAGGTCGTCTTTTGTGTCGGCCACAAGCTCTCTGTACCCGTCTCTCGTTTGCGAGATAACTCGATAGCTCACTGCTACCTCCTTAAATATACGAATATGCCCTGGATTTTTGGCTCCAGGGCAGGCCACTCGATACGTCTTTCGTATCTATATTCACAACCGACAATAGTCGGATAAAAAACTGGTGCCGTGAGTCAGATTCGAACTGACGCGCTCAAAAGAGGTCGGCTTACAAGACCGATGCAATCAACCACTATGCGATCACGGCGTGGAGTGGGAGATTGGATTTGAACCAACGGATGACGGCTTTGCAGGCCGTTGCATTAGCCAGCTTTGCTACTCCCACTTATCAAAAGCCATTAGGCTGTTGTGTACATGGTGCCCAAGGTGAGACTCGAACTCACATGTCTTGCGACCGAGGCTTTTGAGGCCCCTGCGTCTGCCATTCCGCCACTCGGGCTTGGTGGCGGGGGCGGGATTCGAACCCGCGTACTCCAGGTTATGAGCCTGTTGAGGAACCACTCCTCCACCCCGCGATGTAAATGGTGCCTGCAATATGATTTGAACATATAACCACCGCTTTACAAGAGCGGTGCTCTGCCAATTGAGCTATACAGGCATTGGCTTCCCGAGCCGGATTCGAACCGACGTTTACGGAGTCAGAGTCCGCAGTCCTTGCCGTTAGACGATCGGGAAGATGGTGCGCCGTCAGGGATTCGAACCCTGGGTCTTTGGATTAAAAGTCCACTGCTTTACCAATTGAGCTAACGACGCTTATTAAAACCACACAAAAGCATGTGAGTTTACACAATGATATGCCCCGTGAGGGATTCGAACCCTCATCTTCACAGATAAAAACCGTCACTTTATCCTGTTAAGCTAACGAGGTTTATTCAAACTGCACAAAAGTACAGAATGTTTCTGGTGCCCCGTGAGGGATTCGAACCCCCAACCGAACGGGTAGAAGCCGTTGACTCTATCCAATTGAGCTAACGAGGCTTTTTGCTTGCAAGTTATTCGAAAATAAAGGTGATTCCAAGCTCCTCTTCTGACCAATCATCAAACTTCTTCCTCATTACACCATCGGAATCGCCACCGTACAGGTCGGCAGAAAGCCAAGCATATCCAATTCCGTGGAGCATCTGGAAAGAACCGTAGCCCGTGTCAACATATCCGCGAACCATGTCCTCGATATTCTTGTCATGAAGCTCTGCCCACTGCTTGAGAGCATCCTTGAAAGCCTTCTGATGGAACTCCTGAATCATCGGCATACCACTGGCAAGAAGCTGGAAAACTTCGTCAAAGTCAGACGTTTCGAACTCTTCCTCAAGCTTATCGGTGGAAAGATTGCTGATATACTCGTCAATGTACTCAACAATGTAGTCCATCTCATCATACGGGGCATCGTTGCCCTTGCCAATAATGTCATCAACGGGGGTGAAGCAGTTGACCTGGACGATGATCGGGTTGCTCATGTGGACTCTCTTTTCTCTCTGGTCTTCTCTCTAACTTACAAGTATATTATAGCACGTTTTAGAACCTGTTGTAAAGCAAAAACTTTTTATCTAAAAAGCATTTTAAAAACAAAATCAGCGGTGGACGGGGCTCGAACCCGCAACGGTCAGCTTGGAGGGCTGATGTTCTACCAATTGAACTACCACCGCGTGCCGGGGTGATTTTACCCTACAATCACCAAGAAGGCCTGCCGTTTTATATCCGGCACCCGCCTGACAGGCCAAAGACGGGATTGCGTTTTCGCATCGGTGCGCTACCACCCTGGCCTTTTGTGTCCAGGCTTGCTCTCCCCTGGAGTGAGACTTTGGTGCCCACCACCGCATGATTGTGACGTCACCATGCAAACGCCGTCCGCAGTCCGTATGTGGTGATCAACCACGGATGTATAAGACGGATTAAGCGTTAGGGCGCAAGCGCCCTTCAGGAATCATACCTGACCTGCGATTTCTCGCTTCGAACCTCGCTTGGAGCAAAGGCATGGGGCAGAGCGGGTTTACCTCAAGGTACTTCTTTGAGAGAGAAGCTTGAACTCTTCGCCTTGTCCCGGGCGTGTTTTTTTACTGGCCGAGTAGCCCAGATTCGAACTGGGACAGCACGGATTAACATGCTGGAGGGATTAGCGATCCCCTGCGATACCACTACGCCACTACTCGATATGGCGGTGAGCCTGGGATTCGAACCCAGGAGACGCTCATCACGTCTAGATGCTTTCGAGGCACCCGCAATCGACCAACTCTGCCAACTCACCGTGGTAGGTGTGGAGAGAATCGAACTCTCATCTGACGATTATAAGTCGTCGGCCCTGACCTTTGTGCTACACACCTATGGCCTCCAAAGAAGGGTTCGAACCTTCAGCCTGTCGTGTAGGAGACGACCGCTCTGTCCAGTTGAGCTATTTGGAGAAGAAGGGGGCAAGTCTCATTCCACATGGACACCCAGTGGATGAAGTGTGCTCCCCTTGTCCAGCCAGCAAGACTCGAACTTGCAATCGCATGCTCCCAAAACATGAGGGTTGCCAATTACCCTATGGCTGGACGAGGGGCACTGACTTAACAGTGCGGACACTTTTTGTCTTTCCCTCAATTGACTTTATATATTATATAATTTTCAGGGACCTGTTGTCAAGAACTTTTTTACAAACTTCTAAACTTTTTTTCCAAATCATGGATCGAAGGAATCAGGGCGTCACAATAGAAACGATCACCAGGCGCAGAACTTACCATCATGTGTATGTACTCTCGTGCCTTTTTAATCGGCATGGTACATTCAAAGATGCGGTTGTCAGGAGTCGTCTCTGGACCGACAATAAATTTCTCGCCCGTAATTTTGATGGCATAGTGCCACCCGTCCACAGATGATCTCTTCAGCCAATACTTGACGTTGTCTGAAAACTCACCGTACTTCTTCGAGTTGTCAAAGTCAGTCCTCGTGCGCATCCCGTTGATATATGCGTCCTTCTCTTTTGTCAGAGACGCAAGTTCCGTCTCGTCAAAAATCCTATTCGCACGAGGAACAAGGTCGGCAAGCATCCAGTTGTCAAACTGGGCGAAGTCTTGAATCAGCAGTGGCCCATCAAAGGAGCCCTTGAGCTTAAGATGAGCCACTGTGACCTGTGCAAGTCTCATGGGGGTGATAAAGAGCATTGCATCTCCTTAAGAGTCGAACCAAATGACAGCGCGAACGTTGCAAGGACTCACATACCCCATCGTCATGTACACAAAGTTCTCAATGTCATAGACAAAAGTATTGAAGCGCTTGCGCATGTTCTTGTCCTCCCTCTTTGTGTCGATAAGGAGGCCCTCGTCATACTCCGCGAGCTCTTTGTAGTTTGCGGACTTGAAGTGCTTCTTTCTCTCACCCCAACCCTTCAGCTCATCAAGGGTGTACCAAGTGAGGCTATGCACACCACCATAAGACTCTTCAAGCTTGTAACGCTCCTTTACCCCTTCGGATGCGTCTTCAGGCATACCACGGAGAAAATCAATCTGTGGATAAGTGTCGCTCCTGACGCCTGCAAGGATGCCGAAAAGGCTATAGTCTCGACCGTTGTAAGGCTCAAGAATGTCGATGTACTCGGTGCCGTCGGCCTCCTTGTAAGAACGGAAAGGGTTCTTGATCTTAATGTACTTCCACTCGCCGTCTGTCTTGTAAGTGTTTCGAACTTCAATTGCCATATGAATGTCAGCGCCCATACTGTCCTCCGCTCTTGTCTTCCTTGTTTACAAGTAAATTATAGCACATTTGAAAACCTGTTTGCAACCATGTTTTTTAAATCTGCGGTTACTCTCCTGTGTTAAACGATACAAAAGCAGTGTACAGATCGTCTATGACAAAGAACCTGGAGTGATAGTTCGTAGCGGCTCCGATGACCTGGTTGTTGTACTTGTCAAACCATATCTCGTCACGACCGGTGACGTGCTTTGAGTAGCGCTCCAGATATCTTATAAAATGGACCTTCACGCTGTCGTATTCGCTCTCCGTGACTTCTACAAGACCGTTGTCCATTATGGTGTGCATGAGACTACAGGTCTCCCTTCTTAAGCCTTTCAGCGTCCTTTTCACTCACTGCAATATGAATGTCGTCAAGGCAGTCGAACTCGTTGTACTTACAGCCTATGAACTTGCCGTTCTCGTCAAACTCGGCAAACTCAACAGGACAATACCTGATCAGTACCTTGCCGAACACCTCGACAATGCCGGTTATAAAGACATACTCGCATATGTCGTCGACGAACTCGGACTGGTCTGCGTATTTCTTCTCCTGCTCAAGAGGCGTAAACATCCTCTTGTACTTCCACATCCTCACAACCTTGCCAGAAATGATTTCCATAAAAGCGCGTGCGCCCTCATTATCCATTCTTATCTCCTTGTCATCGACGAACACAGCGGACTGCATACAGCAACGCATCAGCCAAGTCGCCTTTTGTGTATCCTTTGCCCTTCTTACCTGATTGCAGTCTCTCTGCGATAGCCTCGACCTCGTCGATTAGCATGCCCAAGTCTTGCGAGTACCCGTCGGCAATCATCTCTTGCTCACGGTATGCGTCCTCAAGCGCGTCATAGTCTTTCCCCGGCGTACCGCCAAACTCTTCCATAGCATGCCACATCTCGTCTGGTGTGATGCCTACATCGTCAAGCCATTTAAGCAAGTCATATGTGTCGTGCAACCAGGTGCCGTCTTTTAGACAAATCCTCATTTGAGTGCTCCTCTCAACTTCATTGTCTATATTATATAACAAACAGACACCTGGATGCAAGTATAAATTTTTGCACGAAAAAAGGGCCTGGTGATTAAGCTAGACCCTTTTGCGATTTACTTGATGAACCTGTTAAAGATATCCTTATAGAGCTCGTTGACATAAGACTCAAGGTCGTCCGTGGTCGCACGCTTGACGTTATTGCGGTTGTCGAAGGAATAATACTTCGGGCCTGCATTTGTTACCTTGACACAAGGATCGTTAATCTTCTTGTCGGTACTCGGCTTCGTCCTGCACTCGCACGTACACTTGTTCTGGTTACTCTTGACCAGCGTGTCATAAGCCTCCTGTAGCTTGCCGAGCCTGGCCTGGAGCACCTTGTTGTCAATCGCCACAGAGTCGAGCTTGGCTTGAAGCTCCTCCTCCTTCGTCTTGGGCTTGGTGGTCTTGCTTGCGACGATGTTGCAAATCACGTCGTCAAAAATCTCTGCAAGTGCAGTGTCGATGTCGTCGCCGTCTATCTTCTTGTGCTTTGACACGTTAAGGCCCTCTGAATCACGAACGGAACACGTGACGCCTGCGTTCTCCTTGTCCTTGCCATAAGAAGCAGAAAAGTCAATATTGATGGTGTAGTTGTCCTTGGACATATTGAAGCCCCTTTCATGTAATGTTTTTTGTTAAGAGTATTATACTACTGTTTAGAATCTGTTGTCAATCTTTTTGGTACAGAGATTCTCCAGTTTTTTTCCTTCAACGAATACGCGACGTCAAAAGTATCTGTGCATCTCTTACAAGAGCCACCTTTGAAACATCTCATACCGCAACGGATTCTCTCTTTTGTGAGAGTGTCGATCATCGTGGTGTTTGGGAATGGAATCTTTATGTCGTAATTGATTTCCCCAAGGTCCCCATACCAGTTCTTCGTTGTGAACCACGTCTTGTACAGAGCCAACAGCATCCCAAAATTATATACACCCTTGAAATCATAGCAATCAAACTCAATCGTGTCGATCAAGCCGTCTATAAGGTCAAAGTCATTTGGACGAACAATCATCGCCCTCTTGTCAAATCCCCTGGTCGAGCACATGCTTGGGATTCTGTTTGCGACAAACCTCACGTTTACGTTGTTTTTATGGCACAACTCGCAAACGTCCTTGAGAGAGTACCACAGGTCGTCCGACAGATACACGTCAGACACGCCGAGCGAAATGAAGTAGTCAAGAGACACCATGTTGTATGCTGGAGCATCGTAGCTGAAGAAATACTTGCAGTTCATCTGCTTCAACGACTCGATGTTCTTTATGTGGTTCTCACGAAGCCTGAAATATATATTCTCTTTGTCAAGCCTTACGATAGACTTGATAAATTTTTTGTCGTCCATGTCACCGACAATCTCGACGTTCACCCTCTTGCCGGGAAAGGCTTCGATGAAGTCGCCAAGCTTGTCTATCGTGCTTGTTTCTGGATTGTATTGGATGTTGAACTCGTCTGCCACGTCGTTGAGTTCATAATATAGTTTAAATGGGATAGCGAGCTTCATTGAGCTCATTCACCTCCTTCGAACACTTTTCACACACGACCCTTCTTGTACCCCATCGTTCAGGATCTAACGGCTGACCACAATGCAAGCAAGTCGGTTTGCCGGACATTTGAAGGCGCAGTGGCTTTGTAGTTTTATATGGCTCTTTGTTTACCTCGAAGAACTTGTCGTCATCATGAAACATAAAGAAGTCGTTACACGCACCATAGGACCACGGTGACACATGCCAACCTCCAGATAGGCCCGCGTCAAACACCTTCGCCTCGAAGTCCTTAAACTTCTGTGTCTCATTGCGCACGTCAAAATTCTCGCACTGCTCAAGCAGAAGCCGGTCCTCTTTAATCCAGGGATAATTTTGAACCTCATAGCTCTCGCAAGAAGTCAGAGCAGACAATGCACCACGCGCAAGCTCGGCAGAAAAAAATGGGTACTGCCTAGATCCAAGCGCAACATCTGCGTCCAGGTCGTAGAACAACATCATTCGCCAACTCTTGTTCGGCACGCCAGGCAGGAACGGCACATTTGACTCCATATATGCCACAACAGCAGTCGGGCTGTTCATGTATTCAGTCACGCCTGAACGATCGCTGCCTTTGCCGACTAGGGACATACAGCTTGTCCACCCGCTGTTGTTGTCGCTCATAGAAAGGAAGTCAATCGGGTGTATCGACAATACGACATCCGCGTCAAGCCTTTGAGTTGTGCGAATGAGGCTTACCCTGTCACGGAATTGTGCGAACAGCTTCATGAACGGATACTCTACGAACTCCAGAGCCTTGCGGATTACACGCATACGTTTGCCACGGAGAAGGAGCCTTGTCTTTAAAGCCCCGTCTGAACGAGGTGGGAACAGCACGATTTCAGTGTCGTCGACCTGTTTGTCAGACAAGACGTCGCTTGCTTTGAACAGGCCAAGCACCTTTTTAACCGTGTCGTCGTCGCATAAGCCGGAATATTCAAGGTTGTACATGTAGTCCGCCACAGAGGGGACGATGTTCAGACTTGCGTTCACGATAGACTTACGCGCGAACTCTGGGTCGTCTTTTAGGTCTGCCGTCACATGCGTTGTCATGCGAAGCTTTTTGTTAAAGACTTCGTTGAACAGACGTGCCTTCGCGTCGTTCCAAGACTTGAGGATAGACTTCGTGTCAACAGACGGGTATGACCCGATTGCGCGGTGGATGTAGTTGTCGATTACGTCTGCGTCATACGCCTTTAGCGCATTATAAGGCTGTATTGTCATTCTTTACCAATCCTCTTCGACAATAATGTCAATCTCGTCGTCGATTTTGTCCTTCAGGTACTTGGGCAAGAGCACATAGTTTATGTCAAACCTGTCAAGAAGCTCTTCAAAATCATCTTTTGGAATCTGATATCCACGATGGAATCCGACGTACCCGATAAGATCGTCTACCTTCTTCTCAAGCTTCTCCTCGGCACATCCAAGAATCATAGGGTTGCCGACCTCGGTGATATCAATGTCAAACATTAGCATACACCAGCCTTATATCCGCGCTTTACCTTGAAAATCCTGATATAGGAATACTCGTCGATGTACCCAGGATAGTTATTACAAACATACCTTACCATCAACGCCTGCCCCTCATGCAGTTCAAGCTTAAAGAAAAAATCCTTGATGAGATTGTTTGTTTTAAGCTCATACACGCTCACGCAGTAATTAGCGTCACGCTCATTATCGACGTACCTCATTGGACTCTCCTATCGTCTTGATTACGTTATTATTATAACACAATCAAAAACCTCTTGTCAATACAAAAAAAGCCCCATTAAGGGGCTTTTTTATTTTTTAAGCTAGAAGAGGCTTCCAGTTCCTCATATCGTTGATCTCGTTGTACAGTGCGTCTTCCCCTTCCTCAAACTTTCTCACAAGAGCGAAGAGATTTGCAGTCAGGCAGGTCATGAGGCACACGTTACTCGGCATGTCCTTGAACAGTGTTGAATGATATGCCCCAAGATCGAACGAGTACGAATACTTACTTATGCTGTTTACGAACTGCACAGGGCTCGTCATATCAAAGTTGCGCATCTCCATGTTCTGTTGGTCGCTGAACAGGAACAGCCTGTCGAACTTCTTGTCGCCGATAACCTTGCGAATCTCGGTAATGCAAGTAGAATACCCACACGTGTGCATCGCAATGTCTTCGATGGCATCGAAGGGGTTGTCGTTGTCGAGGATATTCCTGTTCACCAACCCGGCAGTCGATCCAAACTTTACGATGGTTGGATCTGTGCACCTTTGCGATACGATATAGGCATAGCACGCGCTTGCCTCGCCGATAGACACAACCGAACGACTGGACAGTTGTGCGTCCATTGACCCGGACACATCAACCGCGACAAGAGTAGATCCTTCAATTACTGGGACGTTAGCCATCGACACCTTGAACGCCTCTGACAGTTCATACCAATACTTCGGGCACGCCTTATATGCAGTATAGATCTGGAACGGGAATACAAGAGACTCACGAATCTTCTTGGGATCGCAGAGGATCGAGAAGATGTACTTATCGGAGAACTCCTGGGTACAGAAATCATACTTGCTGATGTTCCTTAAATTGCGAAGAAGCGCCAGGTAGCCTAGCTTGCCTTCGACAAGGAGCCTCTTCCACTCTTCCTCTGCATTGTCCGTGTTGCTGATTGCCGTCTCCCATACATCTGCAACCGGAATCTTTCCAGTCTTCTTAATTGTGTTCACAACAGCGCTGTTGGCATGGGAGATGTTGATGATGTCAAACCAGTTGTATCTCTTGCCGTTCAGCTTGTACTTGCCGAACATGTACTCGTTCATACCGCTGACATAGTCACAGGATGCCTTCACGACGGCATGGCTCCTCTTCTCATAGAGGTAGTCGATTGCACCGAACAGCTCTGCGACATCGTCAGGCCTATGGAACAGATGCCTGTATAGATTGCGCTTGTCCTGGAAGTCATACGTGTTCAGAACTGCTCCGGCAAGATGCGAGGCGGACCTCATACCCATGACGTTCCTTGCGTACACGACAGCCTTCATTGCAAACTCGGCACCATACTTGTCTGCAATCTGGCGGGTCTTCTCGACGAGTCGCTTTGCTTGAGTCTCATTCGACTCATAAGCGCCACCTGCAAGGAACGAGCCGAACAGGATGTTCAGCCACTCATGAAGGAGAGGCTTCTCATATGCTTCTCCGCCTTCATGTGTCACTGTGGCGATACTTTGCTTCGTGTTAAACTTTGACATGCCATCATCCTTTCTTATAGGAGAAACAAAAAAGGCCCCGACAACTAGAGAGATATTTTTGTCCGGAATATTTTATGGTTATATCTAAAGAAGTAATATATGAAGTATCCGAACAAACCATCATCCAGCCATCAGGGCCACAATGTATCGAGAGGAAACCATCGCGTCAGGAGCGTTATAATTTTTTCATAAAATTGAAGTATCCCAACGCACAATCACTCTCGATTGACTTTGTATAGTTATACTATATCCAATTTTTATTCTATTGTCAAGTGTTATTTTAAAAATCTTCGTAATAATTTGAGTAGTCTATAATCTTCAGCTTGCCGTTCTTGTCATACCCCCAGTTGCCAGAGTGAAGGTCGTAGATGTCGTTATCATCTAGAAACTCTCTCAATGCAAATAAGCGCCCTATCGGATATTGCTTTTTAAGCTCCTGTGTGATTATGTTCGGCACTCCGAATTTAAAAAACATATTCTCTCCGCCAGTGACTTTACCGGTATACTCAACGTCGCTGAACGGCACACATCGCTCTGACGCATACACTGGAATCGTGTCGTACAGCATACCGATATATTCAGTCGACGCGAAGAACGAGCTTACCCCATTCTCTTCGGCTTTCTTGTAGTTGTCAACCTCTAACTCACAATAGTCACCACCGTTGCTTCTCATTCCGTCCATCTCTTCGAAGCTCATCCTGCTGACAAACTCCCTGTTGATACCACTCTCGTCATACTCGTAGATATCCACTCCGAAGAACGGCACCTTCGCAACCTTGTCCTTCACATCCCGCAGGAAGAACACGACTTTTGTTATGCCGGCACGCACGCATTGAATGACAGAATTGTCCCCTCCATCCTTGTACTCTTGCATCCAAAGGGAATCAAACGAGTCACCCTCTTCCGCTATCTTCTGTGCGTATAGGCCTTCGTCGATGAATAGCTCGTGGTCTGATGTGTCTAGAAAATCTTTCAACTCTTGTAGGATTCGCTGGTTTGTATCCATTTCTCTGTTGTCTCAACCCCTTCTTCTCGCAGGTTGGTATCGAACGAACGACTTCGTGAGGATATTATAGCATATTTTTTACCAAAAGTCAAGCAAATCCCGGTGTAAAAATTTCGATCGGCAAGAAAAAACCCGCCCACAACAGATTCACTGTTATGGACGGGTCCCCTTGGGAGGTCATTTTTTACAGGCCGATTACAGAACGGGCCTTGGCGTACACGAATCTTTTAACGTTGTTAAGCACGATCGGGTACTTGCCGTACTTCTTGGCAATGACGCATGCTTCCTCTGAAAGGAGGTCGGAGAAAGCCATCTCCATCACCATGCCTACCATCTTACCGTTGCTCTTGGAAAACTCTTCTCCAAGAACATCGGACACCTTGTTGATGCACTTCTGAATGTCAGAAGATGCCACAAGGTCGTCAACAATGGCCTGCTCTATATTAGAATTTTCAGCAATGCTTTTGTTCGACTTTTGACCCTTACGCTCCTTAAATTCCTCCCTTACTACCTTTCCCTCCTCGTAATTGCCAAAGCGAGAAAGGTATCCATAGTTCTTTACAACTACACCCTCTCCAACGACGTCGTCGGGAAGATTGAAATGGTTTGCGTCAGCAATTCTTGCGATGTCCTCTACTGTGACAGGCACACCGTTTTGGAATACTCGCATAGGCGGAATAATATACTGATAGCCGTACTTCGCAAGAGCCTTGGAGTAGCTGTTATATGGCAGATATCCAAAGTGCTTTTCAGTATCACTGTTGCTGATGGTGGCAAGCTTCATGTCAAAGACATAAAACTCCTTGTTCAGGTAAGACTTGATGTGCCCTGCCTTGCCACCGAGCCACTCTCCGCACACAACCATGAACGGATTGTCAACGCAGAATCGACGAATAGGCTCCATCGTCTCGGACTCCATGACATGCTTGTAAAATCCAGCATGGTCCTTGTCCGTAGAAAGCTCGCGGTTACGAGAACCTGCGTGGACTACGCCTTCATTGTCAGCCCATACAGTAGCGTTAGTGCCGTCAAGCTTCGGGAAGACATATTTATCACCACTGGCGGTGAGGAGGTCGGAGACTTCGTCGAGCCGGGCGACATGGAGGAACTTGATGTTTCCGTAATTCATGAATAATCCTTTGCTGTTGTGTCTCTACTTGTCCAGAATCTCGGCTTCTGCCTTCATCTTTGCGATTTGGTCATACGCCATGTCTTTGGTGACTGCGAACCAACCAGGCTTATCGTCCCATCCGTAGTCAAGAGCGACACCGAAGAACTGATATATGAACTTGACGATTCCATAGATTTCCTTGCGAGTGTACATGTTCATCTCTTGACCGAGGTACTCACAGAGGGTGTTCGCAATGGACAGCTGGTCGTCAGAATAAGACTCGGGGTAGGCAATCTCAACGTCGGTTCCATCTACTGCCTGTGGGATGCCGTCCATCTCTGTATCGTTCTCTTCCACGACGTCTGTTGCGCTGTCAATATCACTCATAATATCTCCAATCAGTCTGTTTTGCTTTGTTGTTTATATTATCCCATAATTTAAATCTATTTGCAACAAGGAATTTTTAACCGATTACCAGCTTCTTCATTCTAGCACCAATATAAACATTCCACGCGCCAGTGCCAGTGTCTTCCACAAGGAAACCGCGCTTCTCAAAAAAATTTTTGACACCAAGAATGCCGGGGCCAGTTGAATGAGTTACATCGTGTACTAGGCCATTGTAGCAAAGTGCAAGGTCTTTTACCTTATAGGGCGTCATTCCATATTTGGCAAGGTGTCCATCGAACATGTCGCTTAAAGCAGACTTGACCTTCATCATGCATGCGGTTTCGCTCTTATTGAGTTGAGTTTCCATGATAAATCTCCTAATGGTTGAGTGCATCAAGAACAGTGCGAATAGCGTCAGCCTTCTTCTCGTAAGCCGTCGACTTCTCCAGCGACCTCTCGCGGTCTCCAGGTTCGTCCCAGACTTCCATTTGCCAAAGTTCAGATTCTCTCTCATAGTTGCTTGCCATGCTGTTCAGGAACTCAACCGCGTCTTGCAGGTTCATGGTTACTGCCTTTCTCCACTTGCCTTAAGGTTGACAATCTCAATCAATTATTGTTTCATACACCAAAGATAGGCCAGTTATCAATATTGTCAATGTCATAACCACTATAAACATCGTAACTATCAGTTTCGTAATACTCGAAAATATCTGCATACCCCATGTTATCCATATCGTCCTTAAGCCAACACATAATCTCGTTAGGCGTTGGATAATAAGCGGTTTTGATAGCCATAGACCAAATGGTATCATCAGGCTCTTTAAAGCCAACGATAACATAATGGAACAGATTGTTGTTATCGGCAGACAAAGTACCACCATTGAGATACCAACCAGTAGCACCTTTCTCTTCGGCTTCAACGAGCCAACTCTCGGCTTCTTCCCAATCAAAAAAGTTAATGTTGTTGACGCGCTCACCATTGCCATTGACAAGAGAAATCATTTTTTATCCTCTCTTTGGTTCCCTTTCGTTGGCTATATATTACCATGATTCAGTGTAATCCAATTGACAATCACAGGCGTGCGTAGTTCCTACATGAAAGAAATTAGCGTGAGGACTATTCCTTGCGCTAGTTTAAAATCGTAATTTTAATCCTCCACGTAATCGTACAAATCATTTACATCATCAACAGGCGTGGGCGTCTCAAGCATTCCCATACTCGCATCATAGTTATACCAATCAGCATAGTCGGTATCTACAACATCGAGAATGTGACGTGCAAGATACAGTCTGTCATTCTGAATCTGATAGATTGCATAATCAAGGATAACATCTCGGTTAACAATACAGTCGTTGTCCTCTTCAAAATCATATATAACGTCATCAAACGTCTTGCCGTCTGCAACAAGCTGGTCGAGTTCGTCCTTGGTCATTGTGATTCCTTCCGTTAGAAATTCGCTTCTAAAACCAGCAGTTATCGGTGTTGACGTTCATGGAATAGTCCATCCAAGGGTCATTGTGCGCATCGAATGGTTCTACATCTTCAACCGACATGAAACCACCACCACTTGAGTCAGTTAAGCTTGCGTTCCAAACAACAGCATCCTTCTTACGTTCTTGCTTGGTCATAGCGTGGTCGATGAAGTATGCAATTTCTTCCCAGGTCACGGTAAATCCTTTCTTTATTACTCTGCGACGCTCGTGTGTCACCAACCCTTGTTGGTATTTAATATTATGCAACATTTTAAACCGACTTGCAATAATGAATTTTTAACCTATGAGATTTGCGAGTTTTACACAAACTGGTGGGTATATAAAGTAAAAGAAAATATATTATAAATATATATAGTAGTAGTAGGTCGTGTTGAAAAGTTGAAAACCAGATAAATCGCCAGGTAGGAATTGAAAAAGTTTTCAACATCAGGTTGTTGAGAAATCAACATTGATTCTGCTACATTAACATAAACTGGTGGGTTAAAAGTTTTCAACAAAGTTTTCAACCAAGCCTTGTTGAAAAGTCAATACTTGACAACGGGTCGATATATGGGTATAGTGTATTCACGCAAAACAAATAAAAATGACGGTGATTGGAGAGCAATGGTTTGTCCAAGCAAGACTTTCAAGGTTGACAAGTTCGTAATCACCAGGTACTATAACAACAACAAAGACGTCTTTGGAGGCAAGGACTATGTAGACGTAATCGAAGAGCCGTTCTACATGACAGACCTAGACGGACTTGACAAAAAAGACAGGAAGGTTGTTGAGGACTTTATGGAAAAGCAACCAAAGAAATACATCGGATAGGAGACAGTTTAAAGTGGAAACATACGAGAACAGCTTCTTCAGGCCAAAGCCGAACGACAAGAGGAAGTGCTGCCACGAGCTTGACGAGCCGTGCAAGCTTGATGCGTTCGCCTGCACGAAGACTTGGTGGGAGACTAACATCAAGAAGTACATTCAGATGGCGGAGTCTGAATACAAGAACAAGATTGAGATAGACATTGACGAGTTCGACAAGAGCCACACAGTTGACGTCAGGGTGGACGGCAAGTACATCGCCACTGCCAAGTCAAAGGAAGAGCTTGCAGTGATTCTAAAGTCAATCTACTCAATGCTTACGACAATGGCAGATTAGAAATTCAGTATTGACTCAAGCTATTGTGCCGTGTTATAATAGGTTTTGTCAAACTGGCAAAAGCGAAAAAACGAGGTACATCAAATGGGAGACGTTCTGAAGAAGTCGGACATAAAATTCTTCAACGAAGCCAAGAAGATGGCCGAAGCATCCACGTTCCCAGCGTTCAAGGTTGGTTGCGTTATCGTGTACAAAGGCAAGGTAGTCGGCAGTGGGTCCAACTCAAGCAAGACTTGCCCTGACCAGAAGTTCTACAATAGGCGCTATAGGGACTTCAAGGTTGGAACCAAGCCTCCTGTAGACTCGATTCACGCAGAGGTGTCTGCCATCAGAAGCGTGCCGTACACAGTCGCAAACGACATGGACTGGTCTCGTGCGAAAGTGTTTGTGTACAGGATTTCCCCCGGTAAAGAATCCGGTCATGGCATGGCAAGATGTTGCCCTGGGTGCATGCACGCGATAAAAGACAAGGGGGTAAAGAAGCTCTACTACACGACTGACGACGGAATGTGTTTTGAGGATCTTGGCCGATAAGAAATTCAACAGAAACGGATTGCTGTAAATGGTTAATTTTTGTATTGTGAACAACGGGTTCTTTGAGACCATCTATGACGTGGACAACGGGCATATCGTTCGCATGCTGCTCTTGTCTGACGATAGCGAAGACGCAATGTCGTATATTCAGAAGAACTTTGAGTCGTACAAGGTTGTTTCATATGGGTGCTATTGGTAAGTCTTTTTAATAAAAGCGAAGGGACAGATATGATTAACGAAGACATGTACGAGCAGTATGAAGACGAGTACTCTTGTGGATTCCAGAAGTTCACAAAGCGTGCTCCGAAGACTCAAAAAGCCGACAAGTCTACAAAGCATGATGAGATCAATGCGAAGCGCCGTGAGCGCCAGAGCGAAAAAGATGCAATGGTTGCAAACAAGGATAATGAGTTTATTTTTCTCGGTTAGATAAAAAAGGAGCAAAAGGTGAAGGAATATATCGTTTACGCCAACTACGACCCCGCTACTGGCATTTCCAAGATGGTTAAGTCCAACCGATACGGCACATTCAGCGCCACTGCCGAGGTGCATGAGGAGGACAAGGATATCGCCAACAGGTGGGATGGTCTTCGTTTCTGCGAATTCAAGATTGACATGCAGTCAGAGCGTGTTCGTGCTAGCATCTTCCGCGAGAGGATGAACGGCGTGAGGAATGCCCTCCTCTCAATTGAGCCTCCCGATCCTGGCGAGGACGACTACACTTGGGATAAGATGATGATTCAGTATATGGACCTCAAGCGTCGATATGAGGAGTCCATCAAGCGATATAAGCAGATGAAGAGCGCATATCACGACTTCGCGTCTGAATGCCTAGTAATCCGTCGTAAGCTTCACCAGTACGATGCCAAGCACGCCAACGTCTAACTGACAAAAGCCTGTCTGCCATACAAAAGTGGTAGGCAGGCTTTTTTGTTTTGTCTTGACAATAGTCAGATTGAACTGTATAATTATATACAAAAGCCATAATGCCAAAGGAGGATTCAAAGCATGGTGTACGTTATAGCCGACATACATGGAAGTGCACTGTCGCTTCAGCAAGACATGAAGTACATGCCAGAGCTGACAAAAGACGACTATGTAATCATAGCAGGCGATGCCGGGCTGGAATACGGACAGTATTCTATGGGGTCGCTAAAGAAATATATGAACAAGCTTCCATGTACTTTTGTAGTCATGCGCGGAAACCATGACAACAGGTATCATTACATGGCACGCAATAATCCTGACAGATGGTCCTTCACTGACGACGGCATGTATGCGTATGAAAACAAATATCCAAACATCATGTACGTCAAAGACGGTGGCGGTGTATACACGATAGATGGCAAGGATATACTGTTTATTCCAGGTGCCTACTCTGTGGATAAATATTATAGGCTCGCAAACGGGCTTGCCTATGAGCCTCGTGAGGAATTGAGTTGGTTCGAAGCCGACAATCTGTTTGATGAAATCGACAGCAAGCATTTTGACTATGTCATTTCTCATACTGCCCCATTGTCTCTTGTGCCGAAGCTGGAGCATCTATTCCTAGCTTGCGTAGACCAAGGATGCGTGTCACAATGGACGGAGAAGATCTGCGACGAGGTCTACACGAACTACAAGTTCAAACATTGGTATTTTGGACACTTCCACAGCGACATGGAATTGAGCGACAATGTAACGATGGTATATGCCGGATTTGGGGTGATAGGAAGCGATGAGTAGCTCTTATTCAGAAGACTCGATTAAAGCGATGGACCCAAGGAGTTTCGTCCGTCATCGAGGAGACTTGTACACAGGAGGAGATAACGATTCTTCTCAACTTGCGGTTGAGATTATCACCAACGCAGTCGATGAGCATTTGGCTGGTAACTGTACTCACATTGATATAACGTATGTAAAAGACACCAATGTCATTACAGTAGAAGACGACGGACAAGGTATCATCCCAAGCCTTTATCAAGAAGACGGCAAGACCATTCTTGAAATGGTATATGGCACATTGAACGTGTCGGGTAAATTCGACAAAGGTAAGGATGCTGTCTATAGCGTGTCCACTGGTGCATTCGGAATCGGTGCCTCGCTTGCCAACTATCTATCGCACTGGCTTGAGGCTATGACGTTCAGAGGCGGCAAGTATGAACTTGTAAGGTTTGAGGAAGGGTTGTTCGTCAGTCGACAGGAGGGAACGTCACCAATGCCGAACCACGGCGTGACTGTGTCGTTCCAGCCAAGCGAAGAGTTCTTCACAGACGCCAGGCCGAACATGTCCCTTTTAAAGAAGAAGATTGAAGGCATATGTTGTCTTTGTCCGGGGCTTACCGTAGCCATCAACATCGTCGATCATGGGAAGACAACGACGTATGACATATACAAGAACGGCATAGTCGATTTGATTTCAGACAATGTTGACAACGTTGGCAATATCTTCACATTCAAGCACGTTGACAAAGAAGACAGCTCAAGGATGCTGAACCTTGCATATGGCCTAAAGGAAGACGGCAAGGAGTCTGTTATCGTAGGATATGCCAACTATGGCCCAATAGAGTCAGGAACAGCGTTCCAAGTCATCAAGACACAGCTTGCAAAAGACCTTACAGAGTGGGGTCATGCCCAGGCTGTGCTGAAGCCGAAGGAGACATTGAACGTGTCGTCTATCCAGGACGACATGTGCCTTGCGTTCAACCTGACGAGCAACAACATCAGATATGACTCCCAGACAAAAGTCAGGATGTCAAGCACGGCTGACAATCAGTTCATGAGAGACACTGTATCTTTGTATTTCAAGCAATGGTTAAACGACAACCCAAACACAGCCAAGGACATTGTAGAGAAGGCTATACTCTCAAAGAGAGCTTCAGAGATGGCAAAGAAGGCAAGGGATGCCGTCAAGAACAAGGGCGCAAAGAAAGATGCCGTGTTCAAGATGCCTACCACTCTTGTCGATGCGTCATCAAAGAAGCGTGCCGATTGCGAGCTGTGGGTCGTCGAAGGAAAGTCAGCACAAGGCGGTATGGTATCTGCCAGGGACTCAAAGACGCAGGCCATATACGGCGTGCGAGGAATGATGCTCAACGTGCTCAAAACTGCTCCAGAGAACATCATGAAAAATCAGGAGATCAACAACCTTGTGATTGCGCTTGGTCTTGATGTTGACATGAAGACCGGCAAAATGACATACAATCCGAAGAAACTTCGGTACGGTAAAATCATCGCATGCTCGGATGCTGACCCAAGCGGTGCGTTCATCTCCTCGTTGCTCTTCAATATCCTTTGGTATATGTGCCCGGAACTGTTTTTGAACGGACACGTATACAAAGCCGAGCCTGCGTTATTCAGGATTACGACAACAAAGAACGAATACGTCTATTGTAAAGACCAAATTGCTTTGGAAGAAGCGAAGAAGAAATACAAGGTCAAGTCGATTGGACGAAATAAGGGCCTCGGTGAAAGCTCTTCGGAAGAGCTTGAACAGACTCTTCTTAATCCTAAAACCAGAAATTTGGTTCGTTTAGATGTGTCTAATTTCGATACATTTAACACTCTAATGACAATTTTCTTTGGAAAGGCAGTAGAGCCAAGGGTTGATTTTATCATGAGCCATTCGGAGGAAATAGACTATGACTGTGAATAGTGTAGATGCTGAAGTAAAAATTGGTGAAAATTTTATGGAGTATGCGCTTGACACCAATAACAACAAGACTTTTCCAGATGCGAGAGACGGACTAAAGCCAGGTGCACGTGCATGTCTTTGGGAGATGTATCGTAAAGGATTTTCTAGTTCTAAACCCCATGTAAAAAGCGCTAAAATTGACGGTGGAGTGTCGGCCACGTGGTGGCCTCACGGTTGGTGTTAAAAGTGTAATGTATTGGGTAAACTATCTCCAAAACAAAGAGATAGGAGCCCCGTATGAAGAAACTTTCAAAAAACAATATAGAAGCCATTAGGTTCTATGTTGATCATAAAGACGTTTATTCAAAAACTGCTGTTGGAGAAATGTTTGGGTGTGATCGACATATTATTAGTCAGTACGAAAATTCCTACACAGACTTTAATGTCACCAGCGATCTGTATCCTGATTACTTTATTAGTTTTTCCAAGAAGGAAATGGATGCTATTACAGAATATAATACTACTAACGTATCAAAGAAATATATCCTGGAAAAGTATGGTATCGGTAATACAGGAACTATTGATAGATGGCTGTCTGTTTTAAATCTTTCAAAAGAAAGGCATTATAAATATAACTACAAAAGAGATGCCTTTTCTTCTGTAAATTCAGAAGAGCAAGCCTACTGGATAGGATTTTTAGTTGCTGACGGATATGTGTACAAGACCCACGCTTTAAGTTTGAAGCTTGCAGACAGAGACAAAGATCATATTGAAAAATTCGCTGATTTCTTATGTGTTCCGCAAGACAAAAGAGAAGAAATTATTAAGTCGGATTACAGTGGATACACTAAAGATTGCCCTTCTTGGTGTATTGACATATGCTGTGAACAGATTTGCAAAGACCTTAAACCTTTTGGTGTCTTTCAGTGTAAGTCAACAAAAGAAAAGCCTTATTTTTTCTCTGATGATTTACTAGAAAAAGCCTATGTAAGAGGATTGATTGATGGTGACGGATGGGTTTCCGCTCCACAGACAAAACAGAAACAGGTCGGATTTTGTGGATCTTTTGAAATGTGCGAATACATAAGGAGCGTATTTGAAAAAGTCTCTGGGCAAGCTCCTAAAATCTCTCAACATGGAAAGATTTATCATCTTAAAGCGGTAAACAAAGAGGCTGTAATAAAAATTCTCCGCTATCTTTATGATGACAGTAAAGTTTTTCTCACGCGAAAATACAACAACGCAGTGGCCGTGATAAAATCGCTGGATGAAGCTGGAACCCTAAACTATATAAATAGCAGGGGAATCAGAACCGAAGGCTATTGCTAAAACAATAGTCAGGGGCAGAGCATAGAAGATGAAACCGCCTGGCGGAATATAATTCTTCCACGAGACAGCGAAAGTGTTATTACACTTAAAAGATATGCCGACCTTATGGGAAACCATAAGAACTATGAGATAAAAAACTCGTAGGATAACAAAGTGACTGTAGCTATCTACGAGACATTTATTAGAATGTCTCAAAATTTTACACAAAATGTTCCTGAAGTTGATTTTCATGGTAACAACGGCAATATTATTCTAGGAGGAGACGCATACGCTTCTGATCGTTATACAGAAGCCAGGCTGTCTAGCATGACTGAAGAGTTCGTGTTTGACGGCGTGGACTCAAACGCCGTTGATATGATTTGGAACTTTACAGAGGACGAGCAGTGGCCTTCAGTCCTGCCGTCTGTCTTTCCGCGTCTTCTGGTAAACGGCACACAAGGCATTGGAGTCTCAATCTCAAGCTTCATGTGCGGTCACAACCTGTCTGAAACTGTAGACCTTATAGTCGACTATATAAAGACAGACAGATATGATGACTCTGATTATATGCCTGACTTCCCGACTGGCGGTACGCTTGTGAACCCACAGGACGTGCCAAAGATAAACTCCACAGGAAAAGGAAAAGTAATCGTCGAGGCGAAGTACACGATAGATGGCAGAACAATCAGTTTTACAGAGTTGCCGTTCCAAGTGTACCTTGAGCCTATAATCGAAGAGATAAAGAAAGCCTTGGACAACGGCAATCTTCAAGGCATCAAGAGCGTAATAAACGCAAGCGACAAGAACGGCATGCGTCTTGAGGTTGAGTGCCGTCAAGACGCAGACCCCGAAGAGATAGTTTCCAGGCTGATGGCATCCACTTCGCTTCGAAAGCAATACAATGTGATACAGAGGGCTATTGTCTCAAAGACCCCGGAACTGTTGACCACAAAAAAGATAGTGGACGTCTACATTGAGCATAATCTTGAATGTATCAAAAGGGTTGCCGAGTATACCAAGAATCAACTAATTGAGCGTATAGAGGTGCTACAAGGCTTCGTAAAGGCAATTGCGTCGATTGACGATGTTGTTTCAACCATAAAGAACAGTAAAGACCAAAAGGACGCGAAGGTATGCCTTGTCAGCCAATTCGATTTCACAGACAAGCAGGCAAAAGCCATCCTTGAGATGCGGTTGGCAAAACTCTCAAGTCTTGAGACAATAGCAGTCGAGGATGAGCTTTCGGAAAAGACAGAGAAGCTAGAAAAGTTAGAGAAGCTCTTGTCCTCTGAAAAAGAGCAGAAGAAAGAGCTCGTGTCAAAGCTGAAGACGCTTAAGAAGAAATACGGCACAGATAGGAAGACTGTGATACAACAGAAGGACGTCAAGGAGGTTTCTGCCGTGTCAGCAAAGAGATACAACATAGAGTTCGACAAAGGCCTTATGAAGAAGACGGTTCACTTTGAAGGTGAGTTCTCCGATAAGGACACTCTTGTGCTTGTCGGTGCGTTCGGAGACGTTTACCGGGTAGCAGTCGAAGACATTCCTGTCACCAAACCTGGGTTCAGCTACCAGACAAGCCTGCTTGCGCTTGACCAAAAGATTGTCGCAATGAACCCGTCCAACGTGCTCATAGTCACCCGTGACGGCAAGGTGAAGAAAATCAACATCATGGATGAGTTCGCGGGCAACACAAGGAACAAGACCGGCATCAAGTCCATCAAGCTTATAGGCGATGATGAGGTACTGTTTGTGTTCCCGAACGTGTCTGACACAGACTATCTCAAGCTTGTCACAAACCTCGGCATGTCGATCAAGTTCTGCACATCTGAAGTCAATCCACAAAAGAAGACAGGCAGTGGCGTCAAGGGTATCACTCTTGGATATGACGATTGTGTAGCGTTTGCGTCTATTGTAGACAACAACCTCGATAGCCAGGCTCGCGGTGGCAAGGGAAGAAAAAATTCATAACCGCAAAATTTTGCGGTTTCACTAACGAAGGGGATGCTGATGAGTACAAAAGAAGTGCGCGAAGACGTTGCATGTAGATTCAGAAATGCCAGAAACGCTAATCTGTATCTGCCGATAGATGCAACACAGAAAGACATATGGGCGAACGAGGCGTATTACATAAGAACGGCGTTACGGCTCAACGATGAGGACAATGTGTTCCTGGCTCTTGCAGACCTGTTGACCGATTAAACTAGTTAGATAACATATGCAGATTAGTTTCTACCGATTGAAAATTTATTGTTGACTTCTAGTTCATGATGATGTAATATATATTTTGTCAATTGGGACAGGCACAAAAAAGACAAGGAGTTCAAAAATGGCAAAGAACAAGTTTTCTGACAACGCTCGTGAAGTCCTCCATTATCTCCAGAATACCACGCAGGAAGATATGACCTTCCGTGACATTGCCGACGCAATCGAGAAGCCTTATCGTTCCGTAAGCGCCATCATCACCTCGCTTGCCAAGAAGGGACTCGTCGATCGAGTTCTTCAGGAGAACGGTGACAAGTTCATTGTCCTCACCGAGGATGGACGCATGGTAGATCCTGACGAGATTGTCGAGGAAAAGTAGAAAGAGGTACACTTGAAGATTACAACAGTGAAGGTAGTTGGTTTTGACTCGACAATTGACGGCATGAGGGCTCCTTATAAGTCCTATGCGAAGAGCGACACAGACACGTCTCAAGAGCCGTGCGAGTATGGTGAGTCTGACTACAACCTCGCCGAGCGACTTTGCAAGGCAGGCAGGAACCATCGTAAGTTCATGCGCATGTGGTATGTCTACGCAGACATTGAAGCTCCACGCTACTGGTAGAAAAAAGGACTGCCAGTAAACACTTTACCTCTTCATCAGAGGGGTCATCATAAGATGGCTAACGGGGAAGCCTAAACCTTCTGGCATGGTAATCCCGTGGGAAACTTCTTTAAGTGTTTAAACTCTCTTTTTTGGGGATACATACGATACATATGTATCCGTATCCTAAAAGAGGGGCTCAAATATGAAAGCTGGTCAACCTGCTAGAGATTTAACTGGTGAAAAATTCGGTATGCTTACTCCTCTGAAATATATCAAAGGAGGAAAGTGGGAGTGCCGATGTGATTGTGGAAACATAACAATAGTCGATACCAGGAATCTTAATGCTGGACACACAACTTCTTGTGGCTGTAATAGGATAGCAAGCGAATATAAACACTTTAATGACTTAACCGGTAAACAATTCGGTTACATAAAAGTCCTTGAACGCGTTGGATCAATCGGTATTCCTCCAAGGACTCGTGCGACTTGGAAGTGTTTATGCACCAGGTGCGGGAAAACTTTTATACATTCCTCAACCTATCTAGCCACTGGAGAGATGAAGTCTTGTGGATGCGTTCATTCTTGGAACGAGGTAAAAATAGCTCGCATGCTTGCTTCAAACAATATTGAATTTGCACAGCAATATGTATTCCCAGACTTAAAAGGCCCAAAAGGAGGAGCCCTCTGGTTCGATTTTGCTGTTTTTAACAGTAACCACGAACTTCAGTATTTAATTGAATATAACGGAGCTCAACACTACATTCAATTAGAAGGAGGATGGGGAAAAAGCTGGGACTACGAAGAGCAACAAGAGAGAGACCGGCTTAAAATTGACTATTGTGAAAAACACAACATTCCATTGATTATCATAAGGTATGACCAAGAATATTCATTTGAAGATTTAATACTAAAGAAGAACCTGTAGAGACTATCCCGGGTGAGACTGGGAGTACAACTACTATTGATACGTAGTTGGAAATGGTGTTCCTGTTTGCAAAAGCAGGTAAAAGATAGTCCGTCCCATAGCGAAAGCTATGGAAGAGATAGGTCAGAATTCGATACCCACAGACTCGGCGTTGAGAAGAACTCGGAGTCCACGGTTCACACTCTCTATAAAGAGGATCTTGCGGACGATATGTTTGAGTTCGATTTTGAGAATTCGCCGAAGTGCGCAGTCGATGCGATGAGGGCTTCTCAAAAGGCTCTTGCCGAGCTACAAAAGCAGTTCGTAGCCGAGACCGACCCGAAGAAGAAGAATTACTATCGAAGGCTCATGAAGCAGATTCTCCCCGAGTCGTTCATCCAGCGCAGGTTCGTGTGCATGAATTATGAGGCCCTTCGCCATATGTATGAGGAGCGTAAGGATCATAGGCTTCCTGAATGGAATAAAGTTTTTGTTGACTGGGTAAAGACTTTGCCGTATAGTGAGTTTATTACCAATGATTTCGATGATAAGGAGAACTAAAATTGGCTAACAAGAAGAACACTGAATATCAGAACGACGTAAATCTTACTGGCTTTGTCTTTTCTGCGAACTTCCGAACCGGCACGTCCAAGGCAACCAGCAAGTGGCATCCCAATGAGGGCTATATCAGTGGCAATCTCAACGTCGCTACCGACGAGGACGCTATGAACGTTGTCCCTGTCAACTTTTTCGTGTATGAGAAGCGTCGTAGCAAGGACGACGATATCGTCCCGAACGAGACGTATCAGACTCTCCTACAGATTATGAACGGTCCGACGTATGAGACAGTAGGCGACAAGGCACCCAAGGTGCGCGTCTCTGCAACGGTTGACACCAATGACTTCTATAGCTCCCGCACTGACGACATCGTTTCCGCCCAGCGCGTGAACGGTCGATTCATCCATGTGATGTCTCCTGGCACCAGTGTCACTCCTGCCAACTTCGACGTCAACGCAGTTGTTACCTCTGCCGTCGAGCGTGAGGTTGAGGGACGCGACCCCTTCCTTGACGTTCGTGGTTATGTGTTCAACTACAACGGCACGCGACTGTTCCCCGTTCGCTTTGAGTGCCAGGACAAGTCCGGTCAGAGTTTTTTGATGGACCTGGAGCCTTCGACCACGAACCCTATAGTGATGAACCTGTGGGGAACCATTCAGACGACTGTGATCGAGAAGGTTCCTGCGGAGCAGGAGGAAGTGGCAAACGGATTCGGCGTTCGCCCTGTCATTTCAGGCAACAATGTGTCTACTGTCCGCTCTTGGGTCATCACCGGTGCCGACACCGGCTGTGTTCCCGAGTTCGGTGACGTCGCGCCGTTCACGAAGAATGACATGAAGCGACTCATTGACGAGCGAGACGTCCGTCTTGAAGAGGTAAAGCAGAGCGGTATGGCTCGTGCCGGTAAAGCTGCTTTCACTGGAACCACGGTGAAGAAGGCTCCCGCCCAGCCGTTCGCACAGAAGACCAGTGCGTCTGATATTTACGACATGGACGGCGATATTCCTTTCTAAAAGACGACAATAGAAACAATATACAAACACACAAGAGAATAGGATTTTAACACATGGCTATTGACCTTCTTTCCATCAAGCCCAACAAGGTTTCCCGCGATTTAAGTGGTTACACCATCTACATTTACGGTGCAGGCGGTACTGGTAAGACTACTCTTGCCAGCCAGCTTGACCGTGCGCTTCTAGTCGCTTTTGAGATTGGCTACAAGGCAATTCCTGGCATCCATGCACAGGACGTCAAGACTTGGGCAGAGTTCAAGCAGGTTGTTCGAGAACTGAAGAAGCCCGAGGTTCAGGAAACTTTCAAGAGCATCTGCATTGATACCATCGACATTGCCACCGACCTATGCGAGAAGTACATCTGCTCTCGTGAGGGCGTGGAGAAGCTTGCCGACATTCCTTGGGGCGGCGGTTGGAAGATGATGAAGAAGGAGTTTGAGGAGACGTTCCGCAGTATCTCCCAGATGAACTACGCGCTTTTCTTCATCTCCCACTCGAAGGACAAGGTCTTCAAGCGCGAGGACGGAACCGAGTACAACCAGGTCATTCCGTCTCTCTCCAACTCATACAATGAGATTATCCGAAACATGTCTGACATTCAGGGATATGCTCATCAGACTCGAATCGAGAACGGCACGCCTGTTGTAATGCTTACTCTTCGTTCTCAAGACGGCTCAATTGAGTGCAAGAGTCGTTTCAAGATGATTGAGCCGGAGGTGTTGTTCACCTACAAGGACCTTTCCAAGGCGCTGTCTAATGCTATCGAGAAGGAAGCCACAATGACGGACAACCAGTTCGTCACCGACGCTCCGGTCGAGAAGGTCTCCGATGTCGTCTATGACTTCAATGCCATGATGGACGAGTTCAACTCCATCGTCAAGGCTATCCAGCTCAATCACGCTGACGACTTCAAGGCTGTATGGGCACCGAAGATCTTCGCCATCACAGAGAAAGTCCTCGGCAAGGGCAAGAAGGTGTCCGAGATGACCGAGTCCCAGGCAGAGCAGTTAGACGTCATTCTTGGAGAGCTAAAGGATCTTGAAAAGTAGTCAAGATTATTAGTTCATGGTTGACAACAGGGGGTTATAAAGGCTATAATGTCTTTATAATCCCCTTTTTGCGTATAGGGAGTGATATGATTGAACGCAATGAAAAATCCTGACCAAGAATGGCTAGACAAGATTCATGAGAAAGGTGTGTTGTTGTTTGGGTCCTCCTACAACAAGCTTGAAACCGAGAAACGCATCCGAATGTGGAAGAAGGACAACCCAGAGATAACAGTCAGAGGCGTGTACTCGACTATCAGATGGTGGTACGACATATGCGGGCACACGACAGAAGGGTCGAACAACGGGTTCGGCATAGTCCCACACGTGTATGAAGACGCAAAGAACTACTTCAAAGAACAGAGAGACTTGCATGTGAAGTATTATCAGCCTGACGCGATAAACAAAGTACTCGCCCCCGAAGTTGACGTCATAGAGATAAAGGCACCTGAAACAAAAGTCAAGAACTACTTAAAAGGATTCGAACTGTCATAGGAGGTTGTGTTTTGGCGAGTAAATATGAAGACTCGACATCCGCGATTCAGGTGATAGGTGGAATCATAAACCAGCCTGAATTGCTGGAAGACACTGGAAAGTATTTTTTTAGGGCAGAGGATTTCACATCAGAACTGCACAGGGTTGTGTTCTCGGCAATCGGCACAATCTATGCGAACGGTGGAACGAAAGTGACGGCCAAGGCGGTTGACGACGTATTGTCAACATACCCCGAGGCGTATGCGACTTACAAGGCGTCCAGAGGGAACGAGTGGTTCGCCAAGGTGCAAGCCGAATGCGATATCGACAACTTCGACTTGTATTACAACAGGCTCAAGAAAATGACGTTGCTTCGAGAGTACGACAACGCAGGCATAGACGTCTCGTTCATTCTAGACATGGACGAGCTTGATGCGAAGAAACGACAAAAGCAATGGCAAGAGTTCGACAATATGAGCGCGAACGACATTGCAGACGACATTGAGAACAAAATGTCAAAAATCAAGTCTACTTTTGTTGACAACCTGGACAAGAACACGAAGCTTGTAAGCGATGGTTTGAGCACCTTGTTCAGCAAGCTTCGAAACGAGCCTGAATTCGGTGTGCCGTTGTACGGACCTTTTATCAACACTGTTACGATGGGCGCAAGACTTACGAAGTTTTATTTGAGAAGCGCACCTACTGGAGTCGGTAAGACTCGCATGATGATAGCTGACGTTTGCAATATCGCATGTGATGAGATTTATGACCCTAGGATTGGCGCGTGGAAGAAGAACGGTGAGAGCTTGCCGTGCCTGTACATCTCGACAGAGCTTGAAATGTCTGAAATCCAAACTATGTGCATTGCATTCTTAAGCAACGTGGAAGAGAATAAAATCCTCGGTGCGGATAAAATGACGTTTGAGGAGATCGACCGGGTAGAGCACGCGCTTGAGGTTCTTGAAAGAGCTCCATTGTTCATTGATATCATCTGTGACTTCTCGCTTAAGGATATTGAGAACAGTATCAGAAAGAACCATAGAGAGAATAAAGTCATGTATGTGTTTTATGACTATATCATGACAACCATGAAGATTCTTGAGGAGATTACGGCAAAGTCGAGGGGCGTCAACCTCCGCGAGGACAGCATTCTGTTCATGATTAGCGTGAAGCTCAAGGACCTAGCCAATGAGCTGGGGATCTTTGTTATGAGTTCGACTCAAACTAACGCAGGATTCAAAACAGATCCCATTCCGGATCAAGCACTATTGAGAGGTAGACCATAGCGTTTCGTGCCTTAATATACTTTATCCCGCTCACCAACGGGGGTCGTCGCAAGACGGCTAACGGGGAAGCCTAAATTCGCTTATCAGCGGACATGGTAATCCCGTCCCATATTTTTACAATCTGTCTCCTGAACGAACTTATAAAGCCAAGGGTATAACTGATAACACCTAAAGCAAATATGTTCAAAGGATATTTTATGACTTGTGGCATTTATAAAATCACAAACAAAATTAACGGACATTCGTATATTGGCTTGTCTAAAAATATAGAGCATCGTTTCGCAGATCATAGAACAAAGCCTTTTCAGTCTAAAAGAAAAGATGATCAAGAAAAAGTTCTTTATAAGGCAATCAGAAAATACGGTCTTGATAATTTTTCGTTTGAGATTATTGAAGAGTGTCCTGAAAGCCAGTTGTGCGACAGAGAGTGTTTTTGGATCGACTACTACGGTACATATCGGAACCGAGAAGATTATAACGAAACACCCGGTGGAGATATAGTCGGAGATAAGATAATCCATCTTGGTCAAGAGCACGGAATGGCAAAACTAACAGACGAGGACGTCATCTACTGCCGGAAGTGTTATGCGGAGGGCAAAAGAAGTCGACAAGTCTGGGAGGAGAAATTCTCTAATGTCATTCCTTACACTGGTTTTCAAAAAATGTGGCACGGCCAAACGTGGAAGCATATGATGCCGGAGGTTTTTAAACACAATCCACATCCTCGCGTAGCTTACACAGCACAGTATCGTGACGAGGTTGTTAGCGAGTGGAAAAAAACTAAACTAACCATGAGCAAGTATGTGAAAACTGGAATGTGCCCAGTAGGATACGGAACTCTTTGGAAAATGGTCAACGAGCCCGAGTTCTATGATGGAAAATAAGATTGTAAAAAAGCGGGCTATCGACTATCCCTTATGTTGAAACGCAGGGGAGTAGGGCTACTATTGGTACGTAGTGAGATTATAGGAAACGAAGTCTCTGAAAACCGAAAGAGGTATAGCCACAACAGTGGTTAAAATATAGTCAGTGCTTATGGAAACATAAGATTCCATGGCGAAAAGCATTGCCGACAAGATCGACGTCGGAGAAATTGCCCTTGACGTCACAGAAGACGATCTAGAGAGGATTCGTCCTATTCTGAACAACATCCCCGTTGTGCCGAACGTCAAGATGAGCGTGTATAAGAACAGGCGTGGTGCGTACAACAGAATCTTCCTTTGGATGTACGCGAACAAGGGAACCTGCCGTTACGAGACGATGTTCGCCACAGACTTCAACTACCATCCTATAGACCTAAAAGAGACAGAACTGATTGTGACAAGAGACGACGCAGAGGGAGAAGAGGAGCCGGTCGCTCTAAACGGCGGTGATGGCCTTGAGTTTTGATATTCAGAAAGTCAAAGAGCAGATAACGCCGTATGAGGTATACGAGATTCTTGAGTACCTTGGGGCAGAGCCGGAGATGCGCGGTGACTCGGTCGTCTCCAAGACCGTGTCACATGGAGGCGATTCAAAGAAGCTGTTCTATTATTCCAACACACAGCTGTTCATCGACTACACGAACGGCGGAGACAGGTTCGACGTGTTTGAACTTGTCTCCCGAGTGTTGGGCATGAAACTTGTCGACGCCATCTGGTTCGTCGTAAGCTTCCTCAACCTTCAAGGCGATTTCTCTGATTCAATATCAAGCGACTGGGGAACGTTTGACAGGTACGACTCAATCGGCACACAGAACTCCGTGGACAACATGGTACTGCCAACGTTGTTGCCGGAGATACTTGACAACTACCCCAAGGTTGTGGTAAAATCATGGCAAGAGAGTTTTATAACGGCAGAGGTTCAAGACAAGTTCGATATCAGGTTCAACCCACTTGACTCCTCTATCCTGATTCCACATAAGAACATCTACGGAGACATTATAGGCGTCAGGAAGAGGGCTCTTGTGGATGACGATATAGCGCTCGGCAAATATCGTCCTGCCGTCATAGGCGGGGAGTTGAGGAACCATCCTCTTGCATTCAACCTATATGGCATAGACGTGGCGAAGGACGCCATACAAGAGTCGGGATTGGCAATAGTCGCAGAGTCGGAAAAGTCGGTGTTGCAGTCACACAGCTACGGCATACAACAGACAGTCGCCTGTTGTGGCAGTTCAATCTCCATCTACCAGGTGAACATGCTTGTAAAGGCTGGGGCGAAGGAGCTTGTGATAGCGTTCGATCATGACTTCACAGACTTGGCAAGTGATGAAGCCCAACAAGTCGCCACAAGGTTGAAGAAATTGAACGACAAAATATCGCCTTATCTTAAAGTGTCGTTCTTGTGGGATAGAGAGAACATTCTAGGTTACAAAGACTCTCCGTTCGACAGAGGTAAAGACGTCCTAATGAAACTATGGAAGAACAGGGTGGTGCTATAAGTGAAGTACAACGTCAGAGAGAAAGTGAGCGACGACATAGAGACACAGATTCTAGCTTCGAGAGGAGTGAAGGACCCTGCCGTCTGGAGATATAACGACCGCGTGAACGATTGGCGTCTTCTTGGTGACATTTATCCTGCCGTTGACACGGTTGCATTAGCGGTAAAGCACGAGAAGAAAATCTGCATCATTGTCGATTGTGATTGTGATGGCTTTTCGTCTTCTGCTATAATGTTCAATTTCCTCTGCACCGACCTACATATGCCGACCGGCCTTGTGACGTATAGGGTACACGAGGGCAAGCAACACGGCCTTGCCGATGTAATGGATGTCATTCCCTCTGACACCGAGCTCCTTATCGTACCAGACGCAGGTACCTCTGACTACGATTTCCATGACCAGTTGACTGCGCGTGGATGCGAGGTTCTCATCCTTGACCACCACCAGGCAGAGTTCAAGAACCCAAATCCCGACGTTGTCACGGTCAATCCACAGCTAGACAATTATCCAAACAAATCCCTTACAGGAGCAGGCGTTGTTTGGCAATTCGTCCGCGCGTATTCCGAGTTGCTTCTCGGTTGCGGGGATTTCGACAAGTACATGGACCTGTGCGCTTTCGGCAACATCTCGGATATGGCGGACAGCCGTGAGATGGAGATTCGTGCAATCGTCCGCAACGGGTTGTCTAACATCACCAACCCGTTCTTGTCTCAACTTGCCAAACAAAATGAGTACACCCTTAATAAGTACGGCGGTCTTTGTTACAAAGGATGCGCCTTCGGCTTGACGCCTTTTGTAAATGCAATCTGCCGGTCCGGCACAATAGACGAGAAGCGCCTTGTCTTCGATGCCATGCTTGATACCTATGGCTATGCTCTTGTACCGTCCGGGAAGAGGGGCGCTCATGGAGAGAAGGTGTCTGTCGCGGAAGAAGCCGTGCGCGTGGCGCTTAATGTCAAGGCTCGGCAAACCAAAGAACAAAAGGCCATGGTGGACTACATCCTTGCAACCGACGACATGAACTACGATATCAATGTCGTCGTGTGCGATAGCCCTAACGCTCGCCCAGAGATTGTTGGACTTTGTGCGAACGCCATGCAAGACAAGTTCAAGCGTCCGGCAATCGTGCTTATCGACTACCCTCTTGAGAAAGTATACCGGGGTTCAGCTCGCAACTGCGAGAAGAGCCCCATCAAGGACTTCCGTAAGTTCTGCCAGGACAGTGGGTACGTCAACTACGCAATGGGCCATCCAAGCGCGTTCGGCGTGGAGGTCTCATATGCCGAGCTTGGCGATTTTATGAGTTACTGCGTCAACAACGACTATAACTTCCAGGATGGAGCAGAAATCGACGTAGACTTTGAATACGACGGCCTTCACATCCCCCGCACCGTTTTTGATACAGTTCACGACATGAAGGATTGCTTCGGCCAACAGGTGCCGGAGGTGAAAATAGCAGTGAAGGACATTCCGCTGTCGAGTCTTGAGATTGACCTGCTCTCCCCTGACAAGTATCCTACGCTCAAGTTTACAGGCAAGGGGTATCAGTTCGTCAAGTTCCATTCAAGCCGAGAGGAGTACGACAAGATGAAGGCTCTTGGGCCTGATTATGTTATGACTCTTGTCGGGACGCCTGGATTGAATATCTGGAACGACGTGAGTTATCCACAGGTTGTCATAGACGATTATCTCATCGAAGAGAAATGGGTGTTTTAATGGTTTACATGGGAAGCAAAAGACGCATCAAAAAGAAGCTTGTGCCGATCCTACAAGACTATATCGACAACAACAACGTCACAACCTACATTGAGCCGATGGTGGGGGGGGGCAACATCATAGACTCAATAAAATGCGAGAACAGATTCGGCTATGACGTTCACCCATACTTGATAGAACTGCTCAAACACGTCAGCGAGAACGACGGCGTGGATATTCCTCTTGACATTTCAAGAGAGGAGTATTATAATGTCAAAGATCATCTGGAAGACTACCCGATGTGGTACGCCGGCCTGGTTGGTTTCTGCGCGTCATATTCCGGTAAATGGATGGCAGGTTATGCCAGCTGTTATAGTAAGACTGGTAAGAGCAGAGTAAGCGAGATGCTAAACAACATCCGCAAGCAGGCTCCACTGCTCAAGGGGATACAGTTCGATTGTGGGCATTATAAAGACATTCCACTAGTACCTGGAAGCCTTGTGTATTTAGATCCGCCATATCGAAACACAACGTCTTACAATGGTACCAAAGGCCTTGACTATGACGAGCTGTACGATTGGTTGAGAGACGCCTCGAAGACTTGCAAAGTGTTCGTGTCAGAGTACCAAATGCCAGACGACTTTAAGTTGGTAGCAGAGTTTCCACAGCTCACACAGTTGTGTGACGACAAAAGCAAACAGTTTGTTTCTATAGAAAAGGTGTTCACGCTATGAGCGACGATGATGTCTGGATTGTGACCGTGCCGAACTATAAGGTTGTGATTATGGAGCGAGACTATTCCAAGAGAATACCATCTATGCCAAAAGACACGACGGTTACTGTTGAACGAAAGTTTTATTTCGACACGCGCAAGCAAGCCAAAAAGTTTTGTCTTGAAAACGATTATCCGCTTGACTATATTTCAATAAACGAAGACTAGATTGGGTGTTCTATGGGCACAGATGATGTGTGGATTGTTACAATTCCAGCAAACATGAAAATAGAAAAATGTGTACGCGAATTAGCGAGAGATGATAACGAACACACAGAAAATACAATAAACAATTCTTGTCTTCAAGAAGACAATGTTGTTTACTTCGATTCAAAGCAGGAAACGAAGAAATATTATTTGACTTATAATTATCTACTTGACTATATCCCCGTAAACGAAGACTAACAGGAGGCACGGCAATATGAAGAGATGTCCGTTCTGTGGCGGTATACCGTCCCTTATGGAGGGAACCAAGTTCTCAAAGATAGAGTGCAGTAAGTGTGGATGCAGAACAAACTATTGTTTCAGTGCAAAGGAAGCAATCGACATTTGGGACAGCAGGTATGAAAGCGACCCGTCGGAAGGTGAAAACGGCACTTGGGCATATTGCTACAAAAGCACTGGTCCATATCCGGACATTGCGATAAACGACACCGGCATAAGTGCCATTAAAGAAGATTAAAAAACACACATCCTGGAAAGAGGTAAAAGTCTTTGTTGACTTTTGCCTCTTTTTTGGTATATAATAGTTTTATTAAAAACAAGAGTGAATTGGAGGAAGAGTATGAACAAGTGCCCTTTTTGCGGAGGAAGCGGTGTAGTGAAGAATGGCGCTCTCTTCTTTAAGGTCGAGTGTGACAACTGTGGAGCCTCCACGAAATACTGTTCAAGCAGGAAAGATGCAATTGATTTATGGGACATGCGTGACGACAACGAAGATGAAGTGGAAGACAGTTGGGACAAGCTTGAAGACGAGGCCACGTTGAGTCCTTGTGTGTATACCAGGAAGGTTCTTTGCATTGACACTTCGTATTATGGCTGTGACGCAGAGATGATGGCGCAGGACCTTGTGAGACGAGCAAAAAGACTAGCAAACAAAAAGCAGATTTAAAGAATCAGACACGTATCTATTAAAAAACACAAGAGCAGGTCAAAAGCGAGGTGATGCCAACTATGACTAGCAGGCGATTGGATTTTCACAACCATACCTGCTACTCCTAGAGGGGTAGTCAAACATTAGAATTATCGACTCTATCAACACGCTTGAGGGCTTGGTTAACAGAGCTGTAGAGCTAGGCCTCCCTGGTATCGGCATTTCAGAGCACGAGTCTCTTGGAAACTCCATTGATATTGAAATTCTTCAAGAGCAGGTTCGGCAAGAGCATCCTGACTTCAAAATCGTCCATTGCAATGAGATCTATCTGACCGACACAAGAGAGATGGGTCAGAAATATTATCACTTCATCCTTATTGCTCTTGACGAGGTTGGCTTTCACATGATGTCCGAACTGTCGTCTACCGCTTGGTTGAACGGGTATTTCGACCGAGGACTTATGCGTGTGCCGACATTGAAATCAGACGTTGAAGATGTAATCAAGCGTTATGGGCAAGGCCACATCTACGCAAGTCAGGCTTGTCTTGGATCGGAGATTAGCACTTATGTCCTGAAGATGCACGAGTGTCAGGAGAATGGCGATAAAGAGGGGCGCAAACACTGGCACGACGAGATTGTCAAGTTTGTGAAGTGGTGTACAGACACATTCGGCAGGGACAACTTCTGTTTTGAGATTCAGCCGTCAAGGTCGCATGACCAGTTAATCGTCAACAACATCATGCCGTCAATCGCAAAGGCGTTCAAGCTACCGATGTGCATCACATGCGACGCCCATTATCTGACGAAGGAAGATGCGCCTATCCATAAGGCATTCTTGAATTCCAAGCAGGGCGACCGAGAAGTTGATGAGTTTTATTCGGCAACGTGGTTGCAGTCAGAAGATGAGATCCTTGAGCACCTTGAAGGCACCCCGGTCGATTATGAGCAGTGTTGCAAAGACAGTATGGCTATCTTTGACAGGGTGCAGGACTTTACCTTGCGAAAGCCACAAGAGGTGCCTGAAGCTCCTGTGCCGTTCAGGCCCAAGCGACATGTCGAATGTTCCAAGTATCCAACCTTGTCAAAGCTATATGAATCGGACAGCGTACAGGAGAGGTTCTGGGTCAACGAGTGCATCGATCAGCTGAAGGAACGCAGGCTGTATAACGACCAGTATGTTTCAAGACTGGAAGAAGAAGCCGACGTGATGGATTATATCGGCCAAAAGCTTGACACCTGCATTTTCGCCTACTCTCTGTTCATGCGACATTATATCGACCTTATTTGGAACTGCGGTTCTACAGTCGGTGTCGGGCGCGGGTGCTTCGTCCCTGGGTCAAAAATTCTTATGGACGACGGAAAAACCAAGAGTATCGAAGACGTGAAGAAGGGGGAGTTTGTATACAGCAAAGACGGAAACAGGCGGGAAGTTCTAGACGTCTTATCTTATCCGTGCAATGAGACTGTTTTTGAAATCACTCCATCGACATCCACCCATCAGCCGATTACTTGCACTGATAATCATGAGTTTTGGGTTATAGAGTCGAAGCCATGTCCATACGATAGAGAGGTGTGTAATCCTACTAATTGCAAGCGGAGGTGTTCTCATCGTGTAGAGATTGTTAAAAAGTGGAAAAGAGCTGATGAATTAACAGAAAGCGACTTTCTGTTTTACCCGAGAGTGAAATATGGAGAGAAGACTAAAGAAAGAATCGACCTGTGGGAGTATGCGACAAAGGATAGATACAATCTGACCGATGACGATAAAATTGTGTGCCAGAACGGAGTCGCCAAGCCGTTTAACAGGTATATCTTGGTAGACAAAGATTTTATGTACCTACTTGGAGTCGCTATTGGCGATGGATGGACAAAACATGATTGTAGTCATTTTGGCATAGCTTTTAATTCCAGTACAGAGAAGGACTTAACCTCTTTAAAGAAATGCGAAGAGATTCTTTCAAAGTATGGATTTACATGGTCTGAAACCAAGCACAAACAGAAGAATCTTATTCAGCTCAAAGTCTATAATGCTTGTTTTTCTCGTTTTATGAGGAGTTGCATTGGCTCTTGTAGCGAAGAAAAGCATATTCCATCTTTTGCTCTGTATAACAACTATGAGGAAATGACAGCTCTACTTGGTGGGCTCATTGCTTCCGATGGTTCTTATGACAAGAAACAATTAAGGTTCTCTTACGACAGCATTAACTACAACCTCGTTTCACAAGTAAAGAACTTGCTTTCTTATCTTGGAGTTTATAGCTCTATCTCAACGAGGCCTGCTCATGGCAACGATAAAACTAGCTATAAACTCCGCGCAGGCGGTCAGTTCTTAAACAAACTTATCAATGTTTTGCCAGGTTTAAAAAACCGTGAACCAGTGGTTTCTAAAAAGCAAGGAATAATAGTCCAAGAAGAAGGATTCTATTTTAGGGTAAAAGATGTTAAAAGCGTCGATTTTAAAGGGACTGTATATGATTTGACGGTCGATAAAGACCACTCGTATATAGTTAATCAAGTCGGCGTCCACAACAGCGCTGGTGGTGGCTTGTCTCACTGGTTGCTTGGTATTACCGGCACAGACCCGATTGTCAGCGGTAGCTATTTTTGGAGATAAACTTTTTATCAAATGTCTCCTTCTGTGGTGACACAGAAAAAACAATCTTGTGAACGTCAATGCTCAACGGTGTGGGTAGAAGAAGAACTTCTCTCCAGCAGGAAATGGCTGGTTAATCTACCTGCTAACCGGGAAACCTTACCAGATAAAGCTGAAGGCAATCCGGTGCCAAGCCTTTTTTAAAAGGAAGGTCAAACGACTATCCCGAAAGGGAGTAGGCTAGAGGATGAGCTACTAGTCGAAGTGCAAGAACCTTCAATTCTTATAACCCTTGTAGAACCATAAAGGACTTTTGTTGTGAGGAGGAGGTGATATAATAATGATTATATATCGGATTTATAACACTTTAAATGGGAAGTCTTATGTGGGACAAACAATAAAAGCTCCAGAAGAGCGATGGAAGGAACATCTCTCTCATCACGACGGGAGTCATTTTAACGACCAGTCAAAAGTTCTTTATAAGGCTATGAGAAAGTATGGAGCAGAGAATTTCTGTTTTGAAGTTTTACAAGACAACATCTCCTCTTATGAAGAACTTGACAAAGCAGAAATCTACTGGATTGATTATTATGATTCTTTTCTCCATGGCTACAATGCGACTCGTGGCGGACAAAAATATCACTCGTATCTTCCATGCGACGAGATAATAGAAGATTATCATTTAACAAGAAGTGCAAGAAAAACAGCCAAGAAATTCGGGCTTGACCACAGTACAGTGGATCATATTTTGAACGCAAATAATGTTAAAAGATATTCTTTTAGGCAATCTGCGGGAAAAAGACTTGTAATGAAAAAAGAATCTTTCTCTAAAGAATTTGATTCAGCAAGAGATTGTGGCACAATGGTTATTAGAAAATAACTATTGCGAAACGAATTTCAAGACTTTGTGTGTTGGAATTGACAAAGCTAGTAGAGAGAATAGAAAATACAAGGGATTCTATTTTCATCGAATTGAAGGATAAGATATAGTCTGCTCCATTAGAAATAATGGGTGAAGCGTTTTGAACAAGGAGCGAGTGGAGCTCCCTGACATCGACATCGACGTGTGCCCTTCCAAACGAGAAGCTGTCTTCGAAGAGACGCGCAAAGAGACCGGAGAGCTTGGATGTGTGCATGTATGCACCTATGGAACTTTAACAACAAAGGCAACTATTAAATTGGCTGGACGAGGATATCGGTCAAAAGAGTGCCCAAACGGCATTCCGCTTGAAGAGACTGAATATATCTCTTCTCTTGTGCCGTCCGAGCGCGGATTTCTATGGCCTCTCAAGGACGTCATAAACGGCAATCCCGAGAAGGGGCGTAAGGCTTCTGCCCAGTTCAATGCGGAAATCGAAAAGTATCCTGGCCTTAAGGAGATTCTGTTTAAGATTGAGGGCCTTGTAGTCCAGGCTGGAATCCATGCAAGTGGTGTGATTTATCCCCCAAAGGAAGACTACTATCGCTACGGACCGTTCATGAAGGCGAAGAACGGCACTATTGTCACGCAGTATTCCCTGCATATGGCAGAGTCGGCTGGTGCCACCAAGATTGACTGGCTCGTCACAGAAGTCCAAGAGGTCATCACCCAGTGCATCGAGGAGCTTCAGCAGGCGGGATACATCGAGAAGGACCTGACACTGCGTGAAGCCTACGACAAGTATGTCAGTCCCGACGTGATTCCGCTTGACGATCCTGACACCTGGGATGCAATCGACCGAGCAGATGTCCTCAAACTGTTTCAGCTCGACTCAATGATTGGCCGTCAAGGCGCAAAACTCGTTAAGCCTCGCTCGATCGAGGAGTTGACGGCTGTTAACGCTCTCATCCGACTGATGGCAGACGACGGCGAGGAGCGCCCGATGGACAGGTATGTTCGTCACAAGGCGCACCCCGAGGACTGGGAGAAGGAGCTTGACGAGTATGGATTATCCGAGGATGAGAAAGCCGTTCTGCACAAGCACTTTGATTCAAGCTATGGCGTCTGCTATGCACAAGAGCAGATGATGATGGCTTTGATGGACCCAGGTATTTGCGGATTCGATTTTAAGGCCAGTAACCAGGCAAGAAAAATTGTTGCCAAGAAAAAATTCGATCAGATTGAGAGTCTGCACAAGCAGATTATTGAGAGTGCCGTCTCGCCTGCAATGGCGGAATATGTATGGGACGTTGTTGTTAAGCCTTCACTTGGGTATAGTTTCAGTAACGTTCATGGATACAGCTATTCAATCATCGGCTACCAGTGTGCGTGGCTGGCAACGCATTATCCAAAGGTGTTTTGGAACACAGCGTGCCTGCGTGTTGATTCTGGTGTGGAAGACGATGCGACGACAAGCTATGACAAAATCTCGAAGGCTGTTGGCAACATCCTCAACGCAGGCCTCAAAGTGTTGCCAATCAACATCAACAAGTCTGGATACATGTTCGAGCCAGACGAGAAGACGCAGTCGATTCTTTGTGGTCTTAAAGCATTGATTGGTATCAACGGCGACACCGTTCAGCAAATCATTGAAAACAGGCCTTACAGTTCGTTCAATGACTTTCGAGAGAAGGTGCCGTTGAACAAGACTGCGATGATTTCTCTCATCAAAGCGCACGCATTTGACTGTTTTGAGCCTAGGTATGACGTCATGACTCAATACATCACCGAGCAGAGTGAGCCTAAATCCAAGTTGACGATGGCTAACCTGCAAGGTCTTCTTGATAGGAGTCTCATCCCTGCCGATTACCAGTTACAAATCAGGACGTTCGTTTTCAACAAGTCTTTACGTGCCAATTGCAAACTCAAGAAGTGGTACACGCTTGAGGGTAGGTATTATCGCTTTTATGAGAAGTTCTTTGATACAGACGAGCTAGAGAACGTAGACGGCAAACTCTGTATCTCCCAGAAGAAGTGGCAAAAGATGTATACAAAGATGATGGAGCCGGTGAAGAAATACCTCACCGAGAACCAGGAAGCACTGCTCAAACAGTTCAACCACACCCTGTTCGACGAGCAGTGGGGCAAGTATGCATCTGGCACAAGTGGCTCATGGGATATGAGTTCTCTTGGCTTTTATTCAGCAAAGCATGAGCTGGACGGCATAGAGTACGGCAAGTACGGCTTGTCGAAGTTTTCGGACCTCCCCGAGGAGCCCGTCGAGGTTGAGTCGCGTGGCAAATTCAAGATTTACAACCTCACGAGGATCTGCGGTACGGTCGTGGCGAAAGACGACACACGTTCTACATTCACTCTTCTCACCCCAGATTCAGGTTCCGTCGACGTTAAGCTTCCCAGGGAGGTTTACGCTCATTACAATAGGAAGATTGTTCTTGAGGAATCCGGCTCAAAGATTACTGAAGATGGGTGGTTCACAAGAGGAACGCTTATCATGGCTTGTGGTTATCGTCAGGGTAACATGTTCAGGCTTAAGAGGTACAAGAACACGTCGAGCTTGTTGCTGTACAATATGGCAATAGCCGATGGGGGAAGGATAATCTGCACTGGAAGTCGCCTAGGTGACGACGACGAGATATAAATTATATCGTTTGACTACAGCTCCGCTTTTGTGTTATAATAATATTTCACAAGAGCGGAGCTGTTTGTATATAAGGAGAAAAATGAGACAGAAGATTCTTGCAATCGTCGGTCCTTCTTGCGCTGGCAAAGACACCATCAAAGACAGGCTCGCGCTTGTCGACAGTCACATGTTCCATATTCCACAACGAGTGACAAGTAGGCCTCGTAGGCCGGTGGAGAGGAACTCCTCGTATAGGTTCGTCACGAAGCAAACGTTTAAAGCCGAGATAAAGTATGGTTGCCTTGCCGAGTATGGGTGGTTCCGTGGATGGGGATACGGCACCAGGATTGACGACCTTACCAATGACGACAGTAAGATCAACGTACTTACGATGGATTTGAACTCACTGAAGATGCTCAAGAGGAATCTTGGAGTTGCAGATATTCGATGTGTCTATCTCGATGCGCCTCTTTCTGTTCGCCTAAAGAGGTACAAAGACAGGAATGGTGGAGAGTCTTCGTTCGAGATGTACAGGCGTGCAATCTCTGATAGCTTTATGTATCGCAATGCTATTGACGAAATTCTGAAGCTTGGCATCCCACACACTTACATCCCCAACGACAAAGGCTTGTGTGGCAGAACGGACGATGTGCTGTCTTTTTGCAAAGACTGGTTGAACGGTCAAAAGTTTTAGCTTGACATTATGACTCTATCTAGTATATAGTACAAAGTTAAGACACAAGATATTGGAGGTAGCCTATGAAAGTAAAAAAGAGGAACGGTAATCTCGAAGAGTACGATTTAAAGAAGATCCGACATGCGATTGAGCGTGCGTTCGAGGACATTTACGGCCAAGAGACATACACAAAGGACATGCAGATCAATGTCAACGGTCTGGCTTCTGCGACGGAAGTCCAGCTCGGCAAGGTGGATGTCGCAGACGTGGAGGACATCCAAGACGCGGTTGAAGACGTGTTGATGTTCAATGGATATTATGAAGTGGCAAAGGAGTATATCCGATACAGATATCTTCATGAGCTACGCAGACAGATGCACAACGACAATGAATTTCTTTCTTTGATTAACGGAAATAATGAATATTGGAACACTGAAAACTCAAACAAGAACGCTGAATGGATTACAACGCAGCGAGATTATCTTGCAGGCATCGTATCAAAAGACATAGCAAGAACCTATATCTTCCCAAAAGAAGCAATTGAAGCTCATGATGCAGGCATCATTCACATCCATGAATAGAGATCGTGGCCTTTTTGAGTAATCAAAAAGTGAATAACCAGGTGAACCGGTAAATGCCGGGTGTCTTGTCAGCGGAAGTCTTTTGTAGGAAATGACAAATTAGTGACAAGGCTAACAGGGAACGAAAGAATCCTGTGCCAAGCTAGTTTTACAGAAGGAGGTGAATGAATCTCTATGCTTTCAAAACCTTTTTTGAATTATGTTGTTTATGAAAATGGGGATGTTTTTTCTAACTACCGAAACAAGTTTTTAAAGCACGCGATTGTTGGTGGATATCATCAAGTAAAGCTTTATCTCGGAGATGGAGAACACAAATGGTTTAAAGTTCATCGACTTGTAGGAATGCTATTCTTGCCCCTTCCAGATAATTACGAGAATTTGCAAATCAATCATAAAGATGGAAACAAAGACAACAATCATTACTCTAATCTTGAATGGTGTACGTCCTATAAAAACAACAAACACGCAAGAGAAACAGGTTTAAACGACACAAAGGCTAGCAACTCCATTAGGTGGCAAGACCCAGCTTTTAGAGAAAGAACCAGCAATAAGATTTCTGCAACGAGGAAAAGCCAGGGGACAAGTGCAGGGAGTAAGAATCCAAGATTTAAGTATCAAATTGAAGACTCCGAGGGAAACTTTTTGACGAGACAAGAGCTTTTTAAGAAAGTCGGCCATTACAAAAATATGTCTTCAATTGATGCTTGTCTTCATAAAGCTGGTCAAGGCGAGGTTGTTCCCGTTTTTGAGAAGCTAGGGATTCACGTCATCAATGTAAAACTAGAAGGTCAATCGACTATCGAAAGCGTTCGTAAGGAGAAATCCCTTACAGAAAAAAGCGAGTAGAGTACAGAAATGGTGCAAATCTATCTCTGGAAGTGCCTGGCATCCTATTTTTGGTAATAGAAAACAGGATGATGATATAGTCAGCAAGTCATAATGACTTACGGATATGGATTATGCTGCGCAGAGCACAATGACAAATTGCTCTCTTATAAACCTAAACGACATGTTGCAAAACGGCACTGTCATCAACGGGGTTAAGATTGAGAAACCACACAGGATTCTTACAGCTGCGACAATAGCAAGTCAGGTGGTTGCAGCAGTATCAAGCTCTCAATGGGGCGGATGCACAATTACCCTAACCCATTTAGCACCTTTTGTTCGCTCGTCTCATGAGATATATCTAAACAAATATCTTAAGAGGGGCCTGTCTAAAGAAGACAGTGAAAAGTTTGCCGACGAAGACACCCGAAAAGAAGTCCAAGACGCAATGCAGACTTTGGTTTATCAGTTGAATTCACTAACCACAACAAACGGGCAAAGTCCGTTCGTCTCAATCTTTATGTATCTCGGAGAGACTGATGAGTACAAGTCCGAGCTTGCAATGCTGATAGAGGAGATGTTAAACCAACGTTACCTTGGGATGAAGAACAGAAAAGGCGTGTACGTCTCTCCCGCTTTTCCCAAGCTACTGTATTGTCTTGAAGAGGACAACATTTATGAAGATTCTCCATATTGGTATCTTACTGAACTTTCAGCCAAAGTAAGCGCGAAGAGGTTGGTTCCCGACTACATTTCCGAGAAGAAGATGAAGGAGCTCAAACTTTCCAAGGGCGAGAAGCCCGGCAACGGCGACTGTTACCCCTGTATGGGGTGTAGATCGTTTTTAACTCCAGACAAAACCGGCAATGGGTACGACAACGTGGCCCAAGCTCTTGACTACGAGCCGAACAAGCCCAAGTATTATGGCCGCTTTAACCTTGGCGTCGTCACTATAAACCTAGTAGACGTGGCGTTGTCCAGTGGAGGGGACTTCGATAAGTTCTGGCAACTTATGGAAGAGAGAATGGAAATCATTCACAAGGTTCATAAGATACGTATTGACCGTATCTCAAAGACAAGAGCAAGGGTGGCACCAATTCTATGGTGCGACGGAGCCTTTGCACGGCTTGACCCTGACGATACTCTTGACAAGATTGTTCATGGAGGGTATTGCACAATTTCCACAGGATACTCCGGTTTGTTTGAGTGCACAAAGTATATGACAGGCGAGAGCCATACCGCAGGTGGACATGATTTTGCCGTTCAAGTTATGAAGTTCCTGAACGACAAATGCAACCAGTGGAAGCAAGAGGATAACGTGGACCATTCGATTTATGGTTCTCCAATTGAAACGACTACTGGAAAGTTTGCGAGTTGTCTTCGTAAAAGGTTTGGCGTCATAGAGGGAATTACGGATAAAGACTACGTAGTTAACAGTTATCATGTAGATGTAAAAGAACACATCGATCCGTTTGCCAAGCTTAAATTTGAAAGCGAATTTCAGAGATTATCTCCGGGTGGTTGTGATCAATATAGCCTTTTATAGCCACCCAAAACCGCGTGAACCGTGCTTATCTAGCGGGTGTCTCGATTTATCGAGGCTAACGGGGGAAGCAAAGCAATCCCGTGCCAAGCCGTGCAAGCGGAAGGTGTACAGACTAATTAGTAGGGCCGAGACAGATACGGTTCGAAGTGCGTGGGGCGTGTAGCTGTGAAGTTCCAGCTTCGCCAAGATATAGTCGGAAGGTGATTTTTTAATGGGAAAATGTGAAGTTTGTGGACGAGAGACTAATAGAATTCATCATCTCTATGGAAAGACTGTTTGTTCAAAACATATGCACCAGCTCTTGCAATACGGAAAATGCCTTGATACGATTCCTAGGACAAATTGTGATCTTAATGATTACTACATTCTAGGAGAGACTGCTCGGTTTGGTCTCTACAATCAAAAGAACGAGAAAGTCGGAGAATTTATTATCGACAAAGAGGACCTTGAAAAAGTCAAATATAAAAAGTGGCGTTATTCTCATGCTCACGTTGTAACGGGTCTCCCTTATAGAGGAGAGCAAAAAGACCTTTCTCATATTATTCTTGACTTTGATCCTAAAAAGAATCCAGGACTAGTCGTTGATCATGTTAACGGGATCCCGGAGGATAATCGAAAAGTAAATCTTCGTATTTGTACTCAAGGCAAGAGCTGCATAAACAAGAGTTTTGTTTCCAATAACACAAGCGGTTTTATTGGGTTATCCTACAGAAAAGATAGAAACGCTTTTGATCCAGAGATTCGTATTGAGGGAACAAGGTGTCACCTTGGATATACACGGACGCTAGAACAAGCCGTGTACAAGAGATATGTTGCAGAGCAGCTTCTCTTTGGAGAGTATGTGAACAAAGAAGAACATGAGAAAAAGCGTCTGTTTTGTGAATCTCTCTCTAAAGAAGAAAAAGACGAACTTCGTGATATTACCATTAAAAAGCTTACAGCCAAAGGTCTCCTTTGATGATTAGCTATATTGAGACCTCCAATCTTCAGAATAACATCCCTGCCGTGCTTGAAATAATCAAATTTATTTACAACAACACTGTGTACGCAGAATTAAATTCAAAGTCTGACTATTGCCAGGTCTGCGGATACGATAAAGAAATCTTAATGCGGAAAGACGAGAACGGCAAATGGCAATGGTATTGTCCTAATTGCGGAAACACCGATATATCGAAGATGAATATTGCTCGCAGGGTATGTGGATATATCTCCACGAATCCTACCTCGCAAGGAAGAATGGATGATATCGCAAACAGGTTTGTACATCTTGACGACCACTCTCTCCAAAACGCTTTTATAGAATTAAATTTCACTATTGACGACAGATCCATGTATGTGTTATAATATACTTATCAGTTAAAAGGAGCACATACATGGATTCTGTTTATCTTGTTTGGTATGATAACGGCGAAGACTGGGAAGACCACGATACGTTGGTAGACAAGGTGTTTCACACTCGGGAGGATGCAGAGAAATATCTTGAGGAAGACCTGGGCTTTGAACGAGTGGACAACAAGTTCGGCACAACCTGGATTCCCAGGAAGTGCGCCTGTCCGTTCGGTCTTACCGATGGCAAGAACTGCGCTCGCCAGTTCTGTCCTATGTTTTTCCCTTCTGAAAACGACGACGTCCTGACTGGTGTTCGAGAGTGCGAGCATGAGGACGTCTTCTGGGACAACGAGTATCTTCGTCACTTCTACTCAATAGAACAAATGGAAGTAAATTAAGGAGGTAAGAAACTTGAGATATGCCGACATCCATAAAATGAACATCAGTGACGGCCCAGGCATAGGCGTGTCACTGTACGTTCAAGGGTGTGCGTTGCACTGTCCTGGCTGCTTCAACGAGAGCACCTGGGATTTCGACGGGGGCAAGGAGTACACGAACGACACGATGGACGTCATCCTAGACCTGCTTAAGCCAGAGTGGATGACAAGGTTATCTATCCTCGGCGGTGAACCGCTATGCCCGACCAACTACAAAGAGCTTGTCAAGCTCACGTACCTGGCGCATGAGGAGAACAAGGACAAGCCGAATTTCAAAGTGTGGCTGTGGACTGGTAGGACTTACGAGAACCTGATGGCCGAAATAAACTCCGAGCCTGACCGCAAGCACCCTTGCCTTTTGGAGCTTGTCTTGAAAGGTGTTGACTACCTAGTGGATGGCCCGTTCATTCAAGACAAGAAAGACCTCACCCTCAAGTGGCGAGGTAGCTCGAATCAAAGAATCATCGCCTTGAACGGCAACGAAGAGATTGGATAGTAGCAGGATGGAAATGAACACAGGCCTTACGCAGTATGAGTTTGCAAAACAACGATTCGAGAGCGGTGCCGTCGATGAGTTCACCGAGACAAAGACGATTGCCGAATTGACCAACATCAGCGCGTGGTTCTCCACCGAGAAGTATTTCCAATACTTCATGCTGTTGTGTCGAGAAGCTTATGACTTTACCGTCATCAACATCAAGGGAACTAACTACCACAAGGCAATGACCGAGGTTCAGGAAGTTCTTGAGTCTCGCGGTAAGATTGTGTTTATCGAGTATTGCCACGATAGCGAGGACTACGAGATTTGGATTAAGACCAACGAGCAGATGAAGGCAGTCACTGGGTCCGACTATGTGATGTTCAAGTTGTTCCCTTGCAATGATTTTGTGATAGAGGTGGATTAAAGTGAAGTTATATGTTAATATTACCGGTTTGACAAAGATTACAGCTTTCGACGACAACAACAACATTGTCTTTGAAAAGAACTGCACTTACCCTGAAATTCTCAACATTCTTGACGCAGTGTCTCAAAAGTATCAGGCAGAGTCTTTCGACAAGATTTACGTCACCGGGCCAAGCAAACTGACAGAGCGACTCATGAACTCAATGACACCGACGTTCACCAAGGCAATGTACTGTGTAGAAGGAGGAAGGAAGCACTAATGATTCAGTATCTTCTTAAGACCACCGAGGAAATCATGGTTGACACCGAGGTTGACGTCGATTCTCTTCAGGACTTTTTAAAGCGCGACGCAGAGGAGCAGAACTACATCATCAAGACTTTCTCTTACGAGAAGAAGGTTCGCAAGATGAAGGGTGAGGAGGACGAGGAGTATTACAAGTGCAAGGTTGTCAAGCTGTTTAACAGCGAGAAATATCCCGACCTACCTCTTCGCAAGGTTCTGTATACAGGCTTCAACGACGGCAGGAGCGATGAGATTTGATAGACATTACCAAAGAGAAGATGACTCAAGAAGAGATTAGCTCAAACCTTCGACTTGACGGATTCTCTTGGTGCTACTTCTCCACAGCGAAGGGTCGGCTTGGCCTGTATCTTGTGCCGACCCTTCGCCAGGAGGGCTTCCCCGTCGGAGTCACCTTGATGGACGACAGCGGTAGAGCCGTCGCTTACGAGCGTAATTTCGATGTGCCAGAGAAGGAATGGAGTAATTTCTTCAACAGCATCATAGACCAATTGAACGAGATTTAGGAGGAACATGGAAAAGGACATGCTTTCACACAGTGAGTTTGAGACTATTCAGATTAAGTATTTTCCTGGTGCCCCGCATCTAGAGAAGATTGACAAGGGCGATTGGATCGACCTGTACACCAACGAGGATACAGTGCTGTTTAAAGATTGTTCAACGATTATCCCTCTAGGCGTAGCCATGAAGCTCCCTGATGGCTATGAAGCCATTATAGCCCCCCGTAGTAGTGCTTTCAAGAGGTGGGGCGTCATTATGACGAACAGTCTTGGGGTTATCGACAACAAGTATTGCGGAAACGATGATCAGTGGGGTATGCCAGTTTATGCCACCCGCAACGTCACCATCCCCAAGGGAACCCGACTCTGCCAGTTCCGCATTCAGAAGAACCAGCCTGACATTCTATTCAAGGAAGTTGACAGCCTTAACGGTTCCAGCCGTGGAGGTTTCGGCTCAACAGGCGAATAAGAGAGGTTCCAATGTCAGTATTCGTTCTTGAATTTAAATTTCGTGAGTGGGACGAGAATGAAGAGAAGTGGATAATCAAAAGTCCGGATGAGTATCAGTTTTACGCGGACGCAGAAACAGCTTTAAAGACAGCCTCCGAGGTTACAAGCATTGAATATAAGTATCAACAGCGCGGTTGTCCATCAAGTATTTCTTTATATGCTCTCCAAGACTACGACGTTGTTACGGCCGACTCTGTTCGTTCGCCGATTACACAATGGACGGACCTCAAGCATTCTTGGAAGTATTAGAAAATCAAGTCGGCAGAAAGAGTGGTGAAAACGGCCAATGCCAAAAATCATAAATCCTCAACCAGCCATTGAAGCTCTTGAGGAAATTGTAATCAAACCTGCTTCAAAGGTCGTTACCCCGACTCTTGGGTGCGTCATTGCAAAGGAGAACGATTCAAACAAAGCTGACTGGGTTTACTTAAAACAGCTTATCAAGTGTGCCAATAAGTATGGAGCGGAGATTGAATTACTTCCCTGCTCGGGCTTGCAAGACGCTTATAAGAGCATTTCTGAATTAAAAAACAACCCTAGGATTGACGGCATAATCATCCTATCTTCTTTTAAGAAGGGTGATGACCAGTTCCTTAAGAACTACATTCCGATGCCTCTTGACATCGACTGCGCATCCGCTGTCTCTCTTGGGCATATGCTTTACGACCGAAGCGAGACGTTCTATAGGGGCGCTCCCTGCACAGCTGGAGCCATATACAAGCTCTTGACTTACAACGGGGTAGATGTGACAGGCAAGCGTGTCGGAGTTGTAGGGAGGTCTCCAAGAGTCGGCAGGCCTGTGTCCCAGCTCATGTCAATCGCAAATGCCACCGTCACCCTTTATCATTCGAAGTCAGACTTGTCTTCTCTTGCACAAGAGGACATTGTGATTTCTGCAATCGGCAAACCCAAGTTCTTAAAGGCGAACTTGTTTAGACAAGGGCAGATTGTCGTTGACGCAGGAATCAACGTAGATGAGAACGGTAAGCTCTGCGGTGACGTAGATTATGACGAAGTTTGCAAGGTTCTCGGTGACTCTGGAGCCATCACTCCTGTGCCGAACGGGGTGGGCCCTCTGACGAACGTCGTCCTGTTCTCAAAGTTGTTTGCCAACAAGTATATCATTAGAGGGTACACATTCTCTCGTGGAGCAGATTCATGACATGTGGCACAGAGGTAGTCTTGTCTCTAGACCAAGCTTTAAGAACCACAGGATATGCCGTCTTTCAAGGAGAAAGCCTTGTGGCAAACGGCACGTTCTCGGTCCCGTCTGACAAGCCTATGGACGAGAGACTCCACCTGTTCATGAAAGAGGTACAAAAGCTCAAACGGCAATATAACCCAGATGTAATTTGCTTTGAAGACATACAAGACCAGAATAACACAAAGACGTTTAAAATTCTGGCGTATGTTCAAGCGTCGATGCTTATATTCTGCGCTTTGACAGACTCCAAATACTGTATCCTGGCACCTTCTCATTGGAGAAAAGTCCTAGGAGGCGGATTCGGCAGGACAAGAGCAGAGCAAAAAGAACACTCCATTGCTATTGTGAAGGAGAGGTTCAGCATCGACGTTGACTCGGACACAGCGGATGCGATTTGTATTGGACTGGCTTATCTTGAAGAAAAAAAAGTATGATGGAATTGAGATTCTCTGTGGTATCGTAATAACACTAGTTAGCATCTACCTTACTCTTGGTCTTGTTGCCGCTGTAATTAGCGGAATACAGGTAGCCAATGGAGAAGACCCGATAATAGCTCTCAAGGCCTGTTGTTGCAGTAAATAAACAAAAAAGCCTCTCTATATCAAGTTGTATAGAGAGGCTTTTTTAAAAGGAGTAAAAGCAAAATGGTTGAGACTCTTGTCGCTATCGGAGTAGGAATGTTTTTAATTCTCGGAGCAACCGGGATTGCTCTCGTGCTGTTGAAACCTCCAATTTAATTTAAAGATTTTCTTAAACAAAAAGACCCCCTCACTCTTTGCTGGGTGAGGAGGTCTTTTTTTATGTGTGTGTTTGTCTTGCTTTATAGGAAAATTAAAAACTAAATAGCGCCTGCATTAAGACGACGCTGAAGCTCTTGCACGCAAGTGGAGCCTGCGTCAAGGACACCGTCAACATATGTGCCCATCCTTGTCTGAAGAGCCATAATTGTGTCTGTACCGATTATACCATCGGCTGTGACGCCAAGGATGTTCTGTAGAGCCCTGATGACAGGCGAGCCCTTGGCTGTGCCATCGCACATCCAGCCAGAAGTGAGAGCCCCGTTACGGTTGACATTAGGTTCCCACTGATGCCAGACCTCACCGTCGGCGTAAGTGCCGAAGTAGTTCTGGAGGGCCATTGTGGTGCCACGCCCCCAATAACCGTCAACGTCAATTTGAGCTGTGGTCTCTGGTGTCGAGGGCGTCACAGTAGGTGTCTTGTCAGAAGAGCCGTCACGCTTCGGTCCGATATAAACCAATTTACCGTCCCACCCTCCATTTCCGTAATTCGCATAAGCCTTAATGTTAGACTCCCAGCCAGTCTGGTCGCCCTGTTCGCCAGAGACACTGTAGTTCTCGGAGATGCTGAACTGCATCATAAGGTCAGGTTCGGCAGACCAGCACATGGCAGTATGATGCACCTCGTTGAGGTAGATATCACCAGTCTGGGCGATGTAGCCGTCTCCCATTGGGTGCCACTCGAAGAGGCCAGTTGAGAGGAAGCACTCCTTCATGTTGCCAGTGTAGGTGGCGTTGCCCGTGCAACCAGGAAGGGCAAGCTCCCAGGCCTCAATGACAGCAGAGGAGCAGTCGAAGTCGCCGTTGGGCACGGAGACCTGCGTGCCGTCGGACAGGGTGACGACCTCGCGTGTGCCGTCTCCCCAGCGCTGGTACTGGCTATAGCCGTGGCCTCCATTACCGTCATGAGTGACCATGTGGTGCATAACCTCGGCTGCGACCTGCTGGTAGGTCAGCTTCCCGGTCTCTTCGGGGACGTCCTGCTTCGGAAGGTCATCGGATGGCACGTCAGGAGTATTGTCCTTTGGAGGATTGTCAGGAATTGGCTGCCCACAGTAAGGACACTTCTTGGGTTCCGATTGGTCTGTCTTTGTCTGTGGGAGCATACTCTCATTCAGCACTTCGTTGACGTCGGCAGGACCGGCACCAGGCACATAGGCCTCGGAGTCATACTGCCAGAGGTCGCACTCGACGTTGGGCTTATAGCTACTCCACTTGGCAACCCAACGATTCACGCCCGATACATCGGTGAGGTAGTTCTGCCACCAAGACTCGCTTGAGTAAATACCAGGAGCGTAACCTGCATTGCGAACGACATCGCAGAAGACAAGAGCGTTGTTCTGTGCAACGCCCTCCGTGCCAGGCTCCTCTGCATCGAAGTACACAGGGTAGCTTGGATGGTAGCTCTTGATTGCCTCTACGCACTGTGTGCCCTCAATCTCGGCGGAAGCTGTGCTAGTGGCATAAGAATACCAATAGAAGCCATATGGGATGCCAAGACGCTCGCACTCAGATACATTTGTGCCAAGGTTGTAGTCTAGACGTCCGCCCGAGTCAAAACGACCGAAGCCGACGCGGATGATTGCATGATAACCTGCGTCCTTGATCTTTTGCCAATCAAGAGTGCCGTCATGCTCGGATACGTCTATTATTCTTTGAGACATTTATTTTTACCCACTTTCTATCGTTGTGGTTTTTACTAATAAATTTTAACAGGTACACCAGAGCTGTTGTACCGATATACAGCTTTAGCCTTTTGTGGTACGCCTGAACTATTATATACATATACGTTTTGAGCAGGGAGTGGTGTTCCTGCCGAGTTATATACCCAGATTTTAGAGCTTACCTTATAAGGCGCGGAAGAGAAAGAAGGCCAAGAGATGCAGTCTGCCTTTGTCCCACCACAGAAGAAGAATCCTGCGCCTAGATAAGAGTTGTAGTTGGCACCCCTATTTTTCCATCCCCCAATAAAGGTGGTTGAAGCGTCTCCGTGCCAGTTTGAGAAGACTACTGGGCACAACACCTTCGCTCCCCAACCGCTGTTATAAGACATTGGGAACAGGTTGGATGCAATATCGTCTCTACCGCTAATAGCAGAGATGTTCTTGCTGGGACAAGTTGTCCTATAAGTGCTTTTTGCGGTGGAGTTTGGATTCCAGCTGGTGAAATAGCTTACAGAAGTGCTTTGATTTGTGCCGTTGAATCTTTTGGTAAATTCCATTCCACCGACAGCAATAAACGGGATTATTCCCGTTGGGACTGTAGGCCAAGCAAAGGATGTTTCAAAAGTAGCGTTCCAATAAGTCTCTGTCCCCGACCCTTCAGGAGTCGCTGTATAGACCTGTTTTTGGCCTATCACCGATAAAGCTCCAGCCTGATTTATACTGGCAAAACCAAAGTCGATTGGGAAACCAGCTATATATCCAGGAGTTCTGAAAGCGAATGACGCATGTGCATATCCTTTTCCATTACTTGCTTTGTAGCAATCGTGGAATCGGATTGCTGGTCGGCCACAGATAAAACTGCCCGAAGAAGGCATGTAACACACAAAGTTATTTCCTACATCATTCCAGTTATCCCAATAGACAATAGTCGAAGTAGCATTCCCGAGTTGATATTTGTTATGATTTTTAAGCTCTGTTAAATTCTCATTGCATAAGCCGAGCCAGTTTTGTGCCATAGGTTTTACTCCTTTTTTCTCTAAAAAAAATACGAGAATACCGTAATCCCGCATAGCTGACGAGACTATGGGTTCGATGCGGTATCCTCGTATTTGATTTTATTATATCCGTCAAAAAGAAGTTTATTTCTTTGTGGCAAACTTTTTTCGAAGTTGTTCAGCCTGCTCGGTAGAGAGCTTTGAGTAAGAGGCGATTATATTCTCAAGAGCCTCTCCTTTATTAAGTCGAATAGCAACGGCACGCTCTATAACGCGATACCCAACTGCACTGACAGCCATTTTTATTCTCCAATCAGGTCAGCAAGGACCAGGTTGATATCGTTGATTTGATTTTCAAGGTCTGATGTAGCGCCTTCTTTTTCAGCAAGCGCAAGAATTAGGTCATTTACAGAAGACAGAAGATTCTGATATTCAGTGTTCTTCTGCTCACGCTCTTGAGCGTCGGTGCGTTGCTGGTCTTCCCTAGCCTTAATTAAAGCAAGCTCGTCTTCTGTATAGAGTTTGTAGCGAAGAATCTGCTCGTACTCAAACCATTCGTGCTCACCTTCTGTTGGAGGCTGGTCTTCCACCTTGCGGGAATCCACAAAAGTGGCCTTCATACCGTCAAAGGACTTGTTGGTAAACACATAAGCGCCAGTCTTTAGATCGACGGAGTATTCGTCGTTCGGCACCCACACGCCGTCTTTGTCATCGTCAAACTTGAACAACGTTTCGAGATGGGTCACAGCGGGAGCAACATTTACCTCGGGATGATGGGCGATAAGAAAATAGTCTTCTACAAGGTGACCTTTTGTGTCATCGACGTCAGACCTTTGAATTTCTTTGTCTTGTTCGTTAAGAATTCGCACAAAAGCTCCTTTCGTTTAATACTGAATATAAATGTCCCCATTCGCTCTAGAGGTGTTTGTTGTGGGGGTTGCAGTACCACTGAAGATACCAATTGCAGTGCGAGCGTTTGGCTTTGAAGAGAACCAATATGTTGTTCCGTCTGTGTCAGATTGTACATTATACTGTCGCAATACAGCGAAGCCTCCGTTTAGCGTACTCCCGTTCGACATTTTGTTCGACGCATAGAAAGCAAGTTGAGACGCTTTATCACTCCTGAAGCTATGAGTAACCTCTCCGCACTGAACCCCGTTTGTGCCGTACATAACGATTGATGGGGCGTATATGGTGGACGATATGTTTGTCCCAATATAAGCACCGCTTTTTGTAGTTTTTAACCCTAGGACAGCATTGTTGCTACTTTCAACCGTTTGCATTGACGATCCGCCGTTAAGCCTCAAATAATGACTATCACACTGGTTTTTAAAAGTGCTTAATCCAGTTTCATCTAGAAAAGCCACTTTTACCTCCTTTATTTATAAAAATAAGAATTCGGGTATCCATAAACAAGAGTCGGCTCAATCTTTGAGCCGTTCTTCTTGTAGCAATATACCTGAACATTCTGTGTCGGCTCAACTTTTGTGCCGTTTTTCTTGTAATAAGAAATACTCCCTGGTTGTATAAGGACAGGGGTCGTTGCATTCTTATAATAATAGATAGAGCTTCTTGGGGTTGGCATTATGATTCTAGTCCAAGCGACGCCAGAGTCATAGTAACAACTTTCTCCATATTGATTAGAGAACGTCTCGCTCCCTTTTTCTAATTTTTTGGTGAGGTTATCAGGACTTTGAGGGGGAGACTCTACAGAAGAACTACTGTTCGCCTCTGTGTCCCAGTCCCAGTCTTTAATCACAGAAGCAAGAGTAAGAGGTCTTGCATAACCTGCATTATCAACCCAACTACCAAACTTTAATTTAAAATATAGCTCTCTTGAAGGGATGGTTGTTAAATCAAGCGTTATCGTCGAGGTGACAAAACTGTTATCTTGCTTGGCGAGGGTATCTGTATCTATTGCGCTATGCCTATCATATGTATCCGCATTCACGGTATTGGAGGCATTATATTGCGTTGGAAGTGAGTCTGCGCAGTAAGAAAGTGCAAGTCCATAATAATTAAGTATTCTTTCGTTTTGTCCATTAACTTTTTTAGAAATCCATTGAAGTTTTGACTGGTTTTGAAGAAGGGTGTCAACATTTGTGACTTTATTGACTGTGTCTTTCGACATACCATACAGGTCTCCAGTGAAAGATATATAATAATATTTTATGTCTTTCCATAAAGGCTCTGCGTAAAACTTTAAGGTTATTTTGCTACCTTGTATTTTTGTGCAACGCACATTCCACACAAAAGCCATTCTAGGATTATTTCCAATAATGGAAGGATTGTCTTGATAAATATTGCTATGAGGAGCAAAGATTGCTTTATAGAATCTTTTGTCGGTAGGCTCCGGCTCTAAACAAAACTTTGTAGGAATTTTATTAACTATATATTCTGGCGACTTTGCATTTGGGTCCGTGGCATTAGGTAGTGCCGAAAGATTAAATCGCCATAGAGTTCTTGCCATTCAACAATACCTCCTCTATATTATTCGTATTTGATATAGATATCTCCAGCAGTCATTCCGGTAATTTTACCAACAGCTTCGGTTCCAGCCTTTATTGTCTTCCCTTTAACGGGGATTCCCTTATCGTTAAAATAAACCCACGATTCTGAACTTCCTACTTTCGTTGGTGTAAAAGTTGAAGTGCTAGCGTTGTAAGAAGCAAGAGATGTGCTAGCGGCTTCAATTCCTTTTTGTCTTATGTTCATACGAATTTGTTTCACGTTGGAAGCAGTGGTATTATCTTTAGGGTTATAGACAAAGCTTATAACATAACCAGCTTCACTGCCTTTATCTCCGGCAACAGCTCCAATACTTAATGTGCCTTCATTAACGCTTTCCATTCCTATAACTGGAAAATAATGATCTGCATCTGGTGAAGCATTAGCTCTGTACAAACAACAAGTATTTTTTGAATTCCAATAGCCATATGAACTACTTTTGTTTAAATTAGTTTGTTTAATCTGCCCCGTCATTGTTCCTCCCGATAGAGGAAGGTATAGACGCTCGGCATCTCCTTTTGATAAATAGGTATTGCTTGCGTCTGTCTTTGATAAATATAGGGCATCACAGCACTCTCTCAAAGCATGGAGTCCATTCTCGTTTAAAAAGGCCATTTTATCCTCCGTTTTATAAATAAAAAAGGAGTGGAGGAAACAACGTCGCTCCACTCCTTCTTTAAATTTTACTTCTATATTATAACAACTTTATAGCTGTTTTATTCAATGTTACTTAAACAAAGCAGTGATTGTTCCTTCAGGAATAGCACTATAAGTCGTGTTAGTATCTGTGTTTACAGAGGTATATGTCCTGTTTACAATAGACGTAACCCTACCGTATGAATCGACAGTTATCTGTGGAACAGAGATAGTAGCTCCGTTCGAACCATAAACGTTTGCAGATGGGCCATAAGAGCCACTAGTTGCACCAGAAGAGGCAAGACTGAATGTCGTTCCACTTAAAGACAAGCCGGTTCCTGCGTAGTATTGGGTGTCTGTGTTTGTGTCCGGAGGAGTAACCCATTTGCCGTCGCATCTTAAGTAGCGGTCAGAGGCACCAGCTTCAGGAGCAGGAGCATAACCGGCAATACCGGAATAAGATGCAGTACTACCAGTTAACTGTCTCCATGTATCTGTAAACACAGCATTCGCCGGCACGCTCTTATTAAGAGAGAAGGTACAAGCTGCTGGCTTGCCATTACTAAAGTAAATCGGATTCGTTGCGCTACCTGCCGAAGACGACAGCTGTGTTGCAGTAGTAGCCGTAGTGGCACTACCGGCTGTAGTTGCACTGCTTGCGCTACCAGCTGAAGTGGCGTACTTGACGCTTGCGTTGGAGATGTCGGTTATTTGCGCTATCGTATGAGTGTGAGCAGAAGGCGTGAACGTGCTCGGTTTGCTAGTCACTCCGCTCCACGGCACGCTTGACGCGGAACCGGCTGTGTACTCCATATAACCTTTTGAATTTGAAAGATTGGCTGTGTCAACGACGATGTACATGATGCCTGTGTCAAGACGCTTGACTGTGTCGCCGAGCTGAACAGTGTCAGTCGTCAAAGCGTACATTGCCTTCTGGTCTTTGACTGTCACAAGTCTCTCAAGAGCACCAGCAGGAAGCCTGTCAATTGAGATTGTTCCGCTTGTAATCTTGCTTGCATCAATGCCTGGGATGCGTTCTGCGGAAAGCACGCCAGAGCTGATTTTACTTGCATCAACCGAAGTAATAGTCGAGTTGCCGTGTGTGTGCGAGTCATTGTTGACGCTGACGTTTCCGTTTGCATCAACGGCAATGTCTGTCCCGCTCTTAACAAGACCGGGTGTGGAAGATGTTGCGATTCCATAGGTGTGGTCGTTTTCAGCGCCCCATACGGCAGTACCGTCTGCGCCCCAACGTAAAATCTGTCCAGAACTACCACCTGATGGGATGTGCTTGTTTCCACTTGTAGTTGGGTGGACATACTTATTTTTTTTAATTGAAGTGTCCACGTAATTTTTGGTCGCTGCGTTATGGCCGTCGATGGGATCGGCGACATTTGTGATGCGTCGCTTAAGGTGCTTTGCGCTGTCTGGGTATTTTGCGGTTTTCTTCTCCCAAAAAGGCGCAGTATCAGAAAGGCCGGTATTATCACTTTTATACGTACGACGATAATACTCGTAGGTATCTGCGTCATTTCCTACCGACACACAATTAGACTCGTTTGTGTAAGAAAACGCCCCTAAAGCAACGGAGGTTTGAGTGTCCGGTTTGAAGTCTTTTACGTTGACATCTGGGACAGAATTGCCAACAACGCACGCTCCACAGCCTAACACTGTAGCTTGATTGGCGTTTGCGGCCGAAAGATACCCATTGACGACAGAGCTAGATCCAATCGCATTTGCATTATTCGATGCGAACGAGTTATTTCCTATTGCCTGGGAAAACGCGCCAACGGCAGTTCCTCTCATACCATCTGTATTGCTTACAACTCCAACAGCGGTCGAATGATCACCGAGTGCATGTGCATATACCCCTAATGAAAATGAAAAATCACCATCAGCAGAGGACCCTAATCCTACAGAGGCCGAACCCCCTCCTGATGTCTTACAGCTGACACCCACTGCCACCTGGCTAGTAGTATTAGACGTGCACGCCGAATTGCTTCCTATTGCCAGTGAACGGTTAAACGGCGCTACCGCTGCCGCCGGTACGTTCTTCGGCGCAATGACGTTAATCGCGTCAATAGCGGTCTTGTTATCGTCAGCTTTACCCTCGACAGCAGTGAGTCGTTCATTAAGCTTATCAGTCCCCAGCTTGTTTATCTCTGTGGCGACATATTCGACAATAGCTTTGCTTTGTACTGGATTTGTAGATGAGCTCGATAGAGCCGAGTCGACAGCGGTAGCCTTTGTTAAATCAAGCCTTTTTCCGTTGGCGTCGACATAAAGAGTTGAAGTGTCGGTAGCCACCAGGACGGCACCATCGGTAATTGCCTTCTTATCGACATCGGCCTTCGTGCCTCGAAAGACTTTTAGTTTTGCCATTTGTGAAGTATCCTTTCACTTTTGTATAACCCCTAGCAACAGGGATATTCAGACAAAAGATTCTTGTTCCCAGGAGTTATAAAAAAAGCGGAGGGCGGTTTCCCGCCCCCCGCCATTATGAGAGAAAAAATGAAAAGCGGAAGGCTCTTTCTCTATTCGCCTAGATCCTCCCAAGAAACAAGGTCATCGGCATATTTCTTGGCGTTGGCCTCGGCGGCATCAGCCTTTGTAGTAGCGTCTGTAGCGGCAGCTTCAATTGCGGCACTCTTGGCAGCATTGGCTTTTGAAGTGGCATCGGCAGAAGCGGTCTTCTCGGCAGCGGCCCGGGCAGCATTAGCCTTGGTTGTTGCGTCAGCGGCAGCAGTCTTCTCGGCAGCGGCTTGAGCGGCGCTGGCCTTTGTGGTGGCGTCAGCCTTGGCAGAAGCAAGAGCGGCATCAGCTTTCTTGGTTGCATCAGTAGAAGCAGCAGCAATAGCGGCAGCTTGAGCAGCATCAGCCTTGGTCTGGGCATCGGTAGCGGCAGCAGCTTGTGCCTTGGCAGCAGCTCCGGCAACTTCGAATGCGCCTGTCTCGGCATAGGCCGCAGAGCCTAGACCATGAACCTTGACGTCCTTGCCGTTGACCGCGATTGTGCCGTTAGCGGTGCCCTCGGCGACAGACTTAACGGGAAGCTCAACCCTTGTAACAGTGATTACGCCGTCTGTCTGGGAGACAGCGGACACATAGTTGTCAGCGACGGCAGTGTCAGCCTTGTCAAGAGCTTGGATCTTCTTGAGAGAGTCAGCCTTGGCGGCAGTCAAAGCGTCATTGGCCTTGCCATCGGCGTAAGTCTTTGTGGCGTAATCGGTAAGGTCAACCTTGGAGTCACCAACTAGCTCGAACTTGCCGTTGACGAGCATGTACTCCTTGTAGTTAGAGTCTTCAGAACCGTCGCCTGTACCAACCATGTAGATGGTGTCTTCGTTGGCTTCACCAGGAGCGGGAAGAGCAGTGACAATCTGACGCTTTAGGTGGTGGGCACCAGCAACAGCGGTCTGGATGGCAGCGTCGGCCTGTTCCTTCGTGTAGGCGTCAGCGATGCCATAGCCGGCAAGAGTGGTGGCCTTTGTGGCCTTCTTGTCAATATTGGTCTGGAGAGCCGTCTTGGCGGTGTCTGTATAAGCCTTTGCGTCAGCAAGAGCCTTGCTGATGGAGCCAGTGCCAGTGCCATTGATGACACCAATGGCAGTCTCATTGGCAGTAGCCTTGGCCTCAACGGCGGTTAGACGATCATTGAGCTTACCAGCGTCGAGCTTGCTGATTTCGGTAGCGACATAGTCGACAACAGCCTTGGTTGTGGCCTGCTCGTCAGCGGAGCCCTTACCTGTAATAGAGGCAGGGGCAGGCTTAACGATAGTGACAAACGCCGTGCCGTTCCAATACTTGGCAGAACCATCCTTGGTGTTGACGTAGATGGTGTTGACCTCGCCTGTGACAGGATAGGTCGTGCAAGTCTCATATAGGCCACCTGTGAATGGAACGTCACCCTTGTAGATTCTACGAGAGTCTGTAATGAAATAGAGAGTGTTAGCGGAATGCTCTGTTAAACCATTATACTTGGATAGAGAGCAAGAAACAAACTTAACTGCACCTGTAGCCAATTTAATCTCCTTTAAATTACGCGGGGATATCTTCCCACTGGGTCATATTCGCAACTGCGAGATATTTGGATAAAACACTATCCCATTTATATATAACGTCTTTGTCGACGTATAGAGTGTTATCTGACCCGACTTTAGGAAAATCTTCTAAAGAACCACAAAAGATTGGGTTCAGATTCTCCGGGGTCAGTTGCCACCATCCGTCCTTGCCGTAAGACCATAGAACGTGTGTTTCTTGCACATAATAGGTCCCCTGGACGGGGGCAAGGATGGCGGTCCTATCAGCCTCGGTATCAAGGACTGTGAGGTTTGAGTATGAAACTCTTAAACCGTGAGAATCCATATATATGGTATGGGAATCTCTTACAAAAATCATCTGTCCTGTTACAACGGGGATGGTAGAGAGCTTCCCTTCTGTCGTCTCATACAGCTTTACAATAGAGTTGCTAGGCATCTACCCTCCTCCTTATTCGACGTATGTTATTGTAAGAGCTTCTGTTATTTTGTTTGTGACATACTGTGTCACTTTTATCTGCTTGCCGTTCTCGTCCTTACCGGTGTCGCCAATAATGGTATCTATAATGGAACCAGCAGTAGAGCTGAAGAAGCCGTCAACGTAGGCCTTCGCTTCGCCAAGAGCGTCGTCTGCTTTGATTTTGGCGTATCTCTTCGCCTCGGCAAGAGAGTCAGTCACTTCGTCTTTTGTGGCGAAGTTTGACGTGTCAATCTCATTGTCACCAAGCTTCTCAAACTTGCCTTCGACAAGGACGTACTCGTCGTAAGACTGGTGCCCAGCCTCGTCGGGGTTGGCTTTTGGAACCATATAGATGACGGTATCGCTTGCCTCCTCGATAGGCGGTAGCTCATCGACTATCTTTCTGGTGATATGGCCTACGCTTGCCACAAGAGCCTTGGCTTCTTCGTAGGATATCTTTGTAGTCAGCTTGCCGTCCACGTCTTGCTTGAGCTCGTCTATCGCAGGCCCGACTTCGACGTTGTCGAAAATCATCTTAAAGTCTGTGCCATTGAAGATATAACCCTTGCCGTCGGTTGTGTTTAGATAGACGATCCCTTGCTCGGCGTTCTCTTTATTAGGAAGAACCTCAACAGGCTGAACATAGTTCTTCACAAGAGCAGTGTTGACGTTCAGCTTATCAAGAGTAAGATGTCCTTCTGTTCCGCCGATAACATATGAGTCAAAACTGCCATCAGCGTTGCGGACTTTTATAGTCTGACCAGGATACGCTCTCCCGCTTGAAAGGTAGGTATTCGCACCGTCAATAGACTCATGGACTTCCGAAGCGTCTAAAGGTATTGGATTCAAACGTTCGTAAGACCTAAATGTCGATACTGTAGCGCTCATTAACTACCTCCTCTCAAGAGTGAACTCGAATGTCATTCCAGTCGTTGAAGGACAAGCGACCTGAAGACAATAAACGTCATATTCTGATGCAGTATACCCATCTACGCCCTCAACCATTGCAGTTGTTTTATCGAAACAACCAAGAATTTCAGATTCTCCTGCTTCAAGATAAACTACATTTGCAACCATGACGGAGCTCGGCACACATAACATAACCCACTTTTGTCCAGGCTCCATCTTGACCTGCACGACATTCTTATTCTCAATGTCCGGGCCAGACGGCAAGCCTCTCACAAAAGCAGATGTTATTTCTTCAGGTGGATCGTCAATTCCCCCTCCGTAGAACATTGCTTTTATAGGAGTGTAAACGAGCGATTTTGAAACTATTTGACCAGCTTTTATTTTGTTTGTGCCGTCCTCGTCGCCGAGGTTGTTAAGCTTCAAGTCGCTCTCTTCATAGGACGCTTGTACGCTGAACGACGTCTCCTCTCCGAGCCTAAACTCTGGGATGTGTTGCTCTATGGTGTCTTTAAACGACCCATATAGCTTGTCCCCGTTCTTGAGAACGTCAAGAGATACCAGCCTACCAGCTTCGTTGCGGGTGAACGTCGCCTCTATTGTAGGTGAGAGGACTGTTCCGATTTCATACCTGCCAGGCTCATCGTCGGATGTTATCTCGGCGACCAACTCCGGCTTCTTATACTCGGGATGAACGGCCCGCTTGACAAGCTTCTCCAAGAACTGCTCAAACGATAGACCTGTTTTCAACGTGTCGCCGTTCTCTATTCCACCGATGAAACCGTCGTCGCCGAGGTTTACCTCTATCTCGTTCTTTGTCCTATCGTCGTAACCAAGCGGTATGGCGTTCTTGCTTGAGTCGATGTAGTACAGAACGTTCTCATCAGAAGAGACAACGAAGTCGTTCTCGTTGACCTTGCCTTTCTCGATGTTAGCCTGAATCTTTTCGGTCGGCCCGTGGAAGAAGGAGATTTTTTTATCTACAGCCATTATGAAAACCTCCCCTCTTTAATCATCGAGTTCGTTCATATATAAAGCAAACTCTCCAGCGATAAGGTCGTTGACTTTGTCTAGAGCCTCTTGAGCCTTATCTTCTGCTCTGGAAACAGTGTCTTTGATGTCCGAGACATCTAGTTGAAAGTCTTCAAACAGCTTCTTTTGATAGTTGAACTCATCAAGCATATCGTCCTTGAGCGTCGTGAGGTCAAGGATTGCTTGCTGGAAGTCAGAGTAGTCGTCAGTCACTACAAAAGACGAGCCGTCGTTTGGATTCTGTAACACGTGGACTGTGAAGTTGTTGCTTGGGGCGATACTGACGTCGTCGACAATCTCCAGACGGCACAGCACGGTTCCCTCGAACAGCATCCCTTTAGGCCAGTGAATCTCCCAAGTAGACGGAGTATCGCTTACTTTAGAGAGGACGTTGTACCCCTTGACTTTCTTGTCTTGATGAATCCAGTTTAAATACACTTTTGAGTTTGGACAGAGCTGGCATCCTGCCTTTTGTGTGAACACCACTCTTAAAGTGCAACCGTTCACGTCGCCAGCGCCAGCTATGACAGGAGAGCCTATTTCCTGGTCCAAAGACTTCAACTCAATCGTGAAGGTCTTCAATTCTTGGCTCATTTAACCTCTTCCTCTCCGTGTCATAGAGAACAGGCTCACCGTTTGTCTTTACGAGGGGGAGCGCCCTTAATCTGTCCATCAAGCCGTCGATGAAACTGTTCCCTCCATGACTTTTGTATGTGGCGTATCTATTTTCAAGACTATCCATCGTTATCTCGTCTATCTGATGCGCGACATAACAATGGTAGTGGTATTTGTCTATAATGAACGCTCTCGCGCCGTATAGGAATTGCTCTTGAAGATCGACTTGTTTTGACTCCATGTCAAATATTTTTTTTTGAAAATTGTCCTGCTTCTTCGATAAAACATGGACTTCATCTTGAATGGATTGAACAATCTCACACAAAGAATCCATACTGCTAGAAAGCGCGTTTAGCTTTTGCTCCATTGTCTCATGTTCGTCAATAATTCGCTCGGCCTTTGAATCTTTTCGGAACTTACCTTTTATAGTGTTATATGCCCAAGACAGAGCTTCCCCGAGAGACTTTGCACACATTAGCACGAGGATTATTATAATAACTATGTCTCCGAAATTATATTGACCGAACAGTTGGTTAAAAGGCTCCACTTTTACCCTCCTGAAACCTGTCAAATTCGGCAAATCTATTTATTAGAAAAAAAGAGGGAGACAATGGGGTTTATTGCCCAAAGCATTAAAAAACCTCCCTGACAAGCAGGGAGGTTTCTTCTAATCTTTCTTGGGGCAAGTGTACGTCAAAGCCTGTTCAGAGTCTTTGATTCCGCTGGTCGTCGGGTCAACGACAACGCCCAACATGGAGAGAACCATAAACACGGTTGAGATGACAGTGGTGGCTGTAGACTCGACTCCTGTCAAGTCTAAATCCACGCCTAGCAGAGAGGCCATAGACACAACGAAAGAACCTATGACACCTACAAGACCGATCCAGAACGACTTGTTCTTTAGACGGACTGTCCAGTTAATGTTAGCCATAGCAAATCACCTCCTCTCCTTTTAATATTTTAAATCAAGAGCGAGGGGTAAACAAACTTGAAACTTGTCTTTCAGGTATTGCATTTATAGAAGCAGATATTGTTGTTGTGGATCCCAAAGTAAGGGTTTTTACATCCGACGTCACATCTCCGTCTGAAAATTGAATATACATGTTCCTTGGGATAGTGTTAACCTTTGCGTCTATACTGTTGTTTATGTCGTTCTTTGCTGTACTACTTAATTTATTATATGACAGAGTGCCATCTGTTATCTTATCCCCAGTTATTGTGCCGTCTGCTATCTTGCTTCCGTTTATGTTGCTAGGGAGCTTATCTTCTGTTAAAGATGGAATCATATTCAGTGGTAAAGTTCCAATAGGAACAGTCACGACATCGTTCTTTATCGACCCAGTACCTAAAATATAATTTATATCTGACGGGAGGAGGTTCTTGTTAGCAATTTTGACAACAAGGTTGTCTATATTTCCACCTGGTTTATCTGTCGAGCCGATACCTGTGACGGTTCCTGTAAACTCAATATCACCCTCGAACTTAACGCTCTCACTAGAAACTTTTTGTCCGGCACTGTTTTTTACAGCGACAAGAGTGTTCTCTTTGACACCTTTTGGAGTCATTGCCGTCATTCCTGCGCCGGCACTCTCGTCAGTTAAAGTGTCAGACAACCACACAACGCCTTGGGTTTTATCGGTCGCATCAAACGGAATGTATAAAGGCCATACTTTACCATCTACTTTTGTCTCGGCAAAAAAAGGCGGGAGATTTTCGTTTACCTCTCTCCCCTTCTTCGAAGACCAGTGTCTTGATATATAGTCATAATTAACCTTCGCCATATTACTCATCCTCCAAAGTCGTATAAACAACATCTATGACAGTCTCGGGAGGAAGGTCACGAAGGGCTTCTATCGTAAACTCTTCTTCTTCCACTCCATCAAACTCAAGAACATTATGCTCATTCAATAGGTACTTGTGCTCATAAATAGTCCCAGGTTTAGAAGAAAGACCAAGCACTTGTATCCAAGGAGAACTATCCTTCTCTTTAAGGTCTTTCACCGGCCACTGCTTCGGGATATGCAGACCAATATGAACAAAAGTACAGTTGTTGTCAGGCGGAGAGATTGTTTGAACAGTCCCTTTTTTGATGGGACCTACAACCTGAATCATTTTCATATCTATCCCCACCAGTTAGCTTTTGTGATAAACGTAACCTTTTCGGCTTTCTTGAAGTACCATCCCTTTGGGGTATCGCTCACGCCGTCTGATACGGAGAACTTTGTTCCTCCTCCACCAAAGGTGCCGACATAATACCACCCATTGGAGTCTTGGTTGTAGTCCCAGGCAAAGAACCAAGTGTTTCCTTCTTTATCTTGATAGGTGCACACCTTGCCATCTACTTTACCATTTGCTTTAGTATAGTTGGCGTTCAAGGTACTGACGATAGTTTCTTTCGTGGGGTCGTTTAGTTTGGAGAAGCTGGCATCTGTATTAAGGTCTCTTCCAACCAAGACTCCGCTTTGGTCTTTAATTGCTCCAAGGTCTTTCCAGTTCAACCTTGTTGTATCGAATCCAAGACTTTTTGATTGAAGGCCCTTTCTATAACCAGAAGCCGAATCAGAATCTCCACCACGAGCGTCAGAACCACTGAACAGAGCATAGAGATGGTTGCTTTTTCCTTCTCCGATATCCGAATATAAGTCAACTATCTCATTAACAATAAAAGAATTTGTTGTAGAGGAGAGCTGTCCAGTGTTATTGTCTACTCCGGTTGTTGTACAATTGACCTTAACACCATTTGTATTACTTTGAGAAAACGAGTCAGCGGAGATGCTTACAGAATCTCCTTTGGCTCCGCGTGGAATATTAAACAGCCATTCATAAGCGAACGGATGCCCCGTTGAAGTATTTGTCTCTGTAACAGAAGCCGTCCCTCCAGGAGCGATTGCATTTACCTTAACCTTAAAAACAGGATAGGGAATTTGAAAGCCCATAAGAGTTTTAGAAACTGCAAATTTATTATCTTTTGTATCTCCATACGGGTATGCAATGTTCACCCATGTGTATTTTATACTGTCAACAAAGGTTCCATTGTCATTCCATCCCTTAACAAGGCTGCCATCAGAAACATTGAACGATTTTGTATCAATTGTATTCGGCTTGGCTGGGTCTGTATTCCCCTTATAGTCTTGATAAAGTTTGCCCCCAGACGGCCAAGTTCTTATTTCTCCGTCGTCACCAAAAGTTTTTGTGGCATATCCTGCGACCTCACTAAAAGGTGCAAAATCAAAACCCGGCACACCGGACTGTGGACCGACAACCTGACCTACATATTTCGCATCCCCAGTATCGTTTCCGTATTCAGTGCCACGCTGATATATCTTGCCGTTGTCAAAGTCGTTTTTGTTCTCTGTGTCGATTATGCAGTATTCTCCATACCACACATCTTTATAGTCAGGTCCTTTTTTGAACGCGTCTTGCATCTCTTCAATAGAGCTGAATCGAGCTTTAATCACAAAAGGCGAACCAGGACGGCCTCCATAAATAGAATCCATATAAAATTACCTCCTTTAGTTTACCTATTTGTTTTTAAGCTCCAGAATTTTTGCTTGCAGGGCCGAAGTAATCTATTGTAAAGTTATTGCTCCAGTCTCCGTCTTTGACGACAACCCCGAGTGTCTCAACTTCAACGGAATCTTGCTCGTAGAAACCAGAGTTGCCGACACGGATAGGCTCTCCGTTGATGCACATTAACAAGCCAGGTCTACCCCACACGCCAATCTTCGTGATGGAGGACATTCCCCCGTCTTCTTTTAGCTTGGGGACGAGGTCATTCACAACAGCGAGAGAACAATCGCTCTCAACAACGCCAAGTTGTCGTCCCTTACCCGTATCAGAGAACGACACCTGCTCGTCGATAGCCTCTCTGACTATCTCGGCGCACACCCTATCAAATGTGTTGGTAAGAGGTCTGAAGGTTATATCAAAGATACCATAGGCGTCCTCGGAGTTGGATGCCCTCCAGCTGGTCGTTACAACAGCTTGAGAAAGTGCCGTCCAGTTATTGTTCCATCCTGAATGTATTTTTCTTCTAGTAAGGGTGTTGGTTGTATCGAAACTCTCTTTCTCGCCATCAGAAGAACCATGAAGCTCCCCTGTTAGGGTAGTTGAGGACCTATACAACGAATATGTTATGTTGCCGAGAGTGTCTTTTTGATAATACAGCTTTCCATCTTCGGGGGTCTTGGTGGACGTCCTATCTTCAACTTCCCCAGTAGCGATAATCTCCCTCTTAAACCAATCTGCTTTTGTTTCGGTTGCACCGGGAGTCTTGTTTTTGACTCCACATAAATAGACAGCGCACCTCTTCTGCTCAATATAGTTGTTTTCGTTAGAAGACCACTTCGGCAAGTGAACAGTATCAAGATACTGATAATTGTCGTCCATATCCTTCTCGTTCGTCGCGCTTGACCGGAGCGTCAAACGAATGTCTATGTCTGTTGTCAAATCTCTTCTTACCTTCAAGGTAAAATGATAATCTTTATCTTTACTAAAAAGAGAGCTCTTCTCCCCCGATTTGGTCTTTATCGAAAAACAACGCTCATTAAAGCCATCTATTCTTATCGTGCCGACTTCAAGCGTTGTATTATCTTCGACACATCCCGTACCGCTAAACCTATACTGGTTCATGACATTTCTACTCATTTTGTCTCCTTTAGAACCTCTCTACAAGCTCGGTTGCGTTTACCGTCATCGTAGAGCCAGTCCCTAGAGTATAAGTGACACTCTTAACGATGTAATCTCCGTAAGTGTTCGTCGTCTTGTCTTTGACGGACACCCTTATACTTGGCTCAAGATAGAAAGCAGGAATCGCTGTTATAGACAACGTTCTCTGATAGCCGGTGTGAAGATACAGCTCATATTTTATCCTATCAAAAGCACCGTTCTTATATCCGCCTGTTGCCAAAGCTGAATAGATTTCCTTTGGAGTGAGCGACCAACGCTCTCCTTTGCTTTCCAGCTCTTGAGATATTTCACTATTACTCTCTGCATTCTTTTCGGCATCTACGAATACGATATCGGGGATGTTCGGCTGAAACAAACAGTTCACGTCGTTGTCCACAACCACATCAGACCTGCGACCAATGGCAGACACGGCGTACTCACCAAGAGAAGATGTGCCTGCATCAATGAAATCCAAGAACATGTTTCCGTCAGTCAACGACGCAAGAGTGACTGGATTCTTCTTGTCGTCGTCCCCGATAAACTGTTGCTTCTCCAAGTCGTATATCTGCGTCCATCCAGTCGACAATTCTTCAAAGTAATAGCCTTTGTCTGTGCCGTTTGTCCTGGCATATTCTCCTTGTAGGTAAAGTTCTGTTCTCCAGTCCTCCGCCACGTAGGGGTTGTCTTTACCATGAACGGCAACAACATCAAGCTTCTCGTATCCCTCGCCGTTCCATTTGGCACAGCTCGGCTCATACTTGTAGTATGGCTCATAGTTATACTTGTAGTCTTTACCGCCCTTCAACTCTTCACCTACTGTTGTAGAAGGGTTCTGTGTAAAGATTTTTATAGTATTGGAGCTTGCAGAGGTAAGTTTTTCCACTTCTCCATCTTTGCCTGATACCATGACATTTTTAAAAGTATCTGGCTTATAAAAACCATTGTAGTCAGAAGATGGGTCAGTTTCCTCTTTATAGGTAACTGGGACTCGAACATAATACAAGAGCTTGCCAATGTCCTTTTTGTCGTTCTGATATCTGCCTTCTTCTCCTTCAACACCTTTGGCTTGATATTTAAACGACTTGTCATAGTAAATAATATCAAGAGTTCCGATATCAGGCAACGGCACTGCATCGGCTTCTGCCCCACCAATCTCTTTAGGATTGCTGTTGTATACCTTGGGAAAACAAGCTTTTATCTGACCCGTGTCTGCGTCTTTATACAAGACGACACCTTCACGGGGAGGATAAGTAAACGCCTTCTTCTCCTCATCCCAATATGTCTTTGGTGGAATCTCATCAATAGCAAGGTGATATCTCACAGGGTAGCTCACATCTGACACGGTAGACTTCCTCAACCCCTCGACGATATAGTCGTTCTTTATGTTGTCGTAAGAGGGGTTAGAAGAGATGTTTATGATGTTTGTGCCGTCAGAGAAAGCATAAGAGCTCTTAGAGGCTATCGTGTTCATCAGATATGAGTTCTTTGTCATATCCTTTATTGCCGTTGTGGCATAAGTGGTATTGACGTAATTCTTAATTTCCCTGAAATGGAATATGCCAAACTCGTCATAGAAGTATTCATAGTTGCCAAGGTAGGACACTATCTTGTCTAGGACGTCTGTCACTTTGCTTCCTGCATTCAAAGTCAGGTCGCTCGTATACACGAAGTCGTCATAGACATACCCGCAATCGTCGCCCTGCTTCACCTCGATGAAATCGGCACCTTCGCCTGGTTTCTCGATAGTGGCAGTGTAATATTTAAAGACACCTTCTTCGTATGTCTTCACAAGGTATAACGGGTTCTCGGCTGTCCAACGAACCACACGGCGAATCTTCAAGTCAACGTCCTCTATCACGATGTTGCATAAGTCCTCATTGCCGAAGTGGTTCACAACGTTCTCTATAAGCTCATAGACAGTTACCTTTTGTGAGATGAACTGTCCGGTTGATGACTGGGTGTCTATAGAATCGAAGATGGTAGAAGCGGGGATTATGCCTCCAACGTCCCCGTTGAGCATAGACATCTTGTCCCTTAAGTTCAACGTCAGAGAGACAGAAGAAGATGCCGAGGAGGACATAGAAGCCTTGTTTATAAAGAAGACACCTTGAGGGAACCACAGTATCGGATACTGGGTCCACTCGTCGGTGTCATTCTTTACGCCTAGCTCCACAAACACTTTCTTGTTCAAAGAGAAGTCCATATCCAAAGACGTGGCATCATACTCCCCACCGTCCAAGTTCACAGTAAGCGTCATTGTTCTACGGACAGAGGACGAGCCGTCCTTCGTCAAAGAGCCGCTCGTCACAATACCTTGAACTTCTTTAAGAGGCTTCTCCGCCCAGTTCAACAACGTTATGCGGATGTATTGCCGTTGATTGAGGGATTTGTCTATCTTGTAGAAGAAATTAGTTCTCTTTTGTGCGTCAGACAATGTACCAGAAGATTGGAGGTACTCATATACTCTCCTCATACAAAAGCTCCCTCCAACCTATCCGCCAATCATAGTGCTGACTAGTATTTCTCCAACGTAGTTTACGCTACCGCTTACAACAGCGTCTATTATCCCCGCTTCATAATTGCCCTTTGATGCTTCTTCAAAATTGTACCATCTCTTGTCAAGAGAGTAATACTTCGTCTCTTCGTTTATCGTGTAAACGTATCCAGGAACAGCTTTGCTTAAATCAGCAAGGACGGCAGGTTTGCCATTCTCGCCCAAAATCACTTCAAATTCTCCAAGCGTGATGTTGCTATTGTTCCCTTTGCGCCTAAATATCTTTATTCCCTTAAAATACAAATCTTCACAAGGGAAACCGTCTTTTATATTAAAGATTCCAGATTCTCCGACAGTGAATTCTGAATATTCGAAATCATCCTCAAACTCAACAGCAAAGACGGCATATGGGTCAACCTCAAGGCTGACTCCTTTCCAATATTCCATCTTATATCGCTTTGTCTGCGTGACGACGTCGCCCTCTTTCGTCTGCTCTTTGTAGGCGTAACGATTGTAAATCCTGTCTCCAATACGCTCTTCTGGGTAGAACCTACCGCTGACTTGTCCTGCAACCGTCTTATATACAGACATTATCCCGTCGCCGAAGTCTGCGTTGGCCTTGTCTATCTCACGCTCATGGGTGACAACGTAGTCAAGAGTGACGACGTCGCAATCGGCTTCTCCTCGCTTGGCGTCTGGAAAACCAAGCTTGTCTATCTCTATTGAAGAGGGAATCTGATAATAGCCGTCCCTGTTCACAAAAATTGTCTTGCCGTTTAAGACAATGCGGTATCCAATCATCAAAGATTCTTTGCCTTTTGTGCTCTCTGGAGGATGAACGACGCCGTTACTTGTCTTTATATACTCGTGTGGTTGCAGGCTTCCGTCATCATCAACGTAGAAAACGTGGGGTTTGTTGTGAAAATATATTTTTACATCCTTGAGCTTCAAAGAGCCAGGCTTGTACTTATATTTCTTTAAAATCCCCTTGCCGAGATCGGACATTTTCTTTCTGACGATTACCTCTGCAACATCAGAGTTCAAAATCATATCTGCTGAACCCTCGACTTTTTCAATCCACGGGCTCGTGTTGTACAGCTGACTTAATTTGGTTACGACTATTGTGCCAGACTCTCCAGAGGACTCTTTAGAGTTCTCATAGTCTTTGATTGCCTTCTCTTCTCCAACACTGTGGATACCTAGCTCGACAAGAGTGTCAAGACTCATCCCACTTTCGACCTCGTAGGCTGTCGCACTAAAAGAACAAATCCTTCGACCAAGGACTTTATTGGGAGTGAGGGAGATGTCGGTAAGCATAACGCAGATGTTGCCTTCGGTCATCGTCCTCATGAGCTTGGGTTCCCCGTCATTCAGCCAACCTACAGCCTCTTCTCGGAAGCCTCTCTCCCAATAGTAGTCGTAGTTGTCACGGATGGCTTCTTTGTCGTTATAGCTGTCCATGTCGTTCATTGCAACGCCGTATAGGTCGCTCTTCTTGAAGAACCTGACGTTCGGGTCTGTCTGTGAAGAGATTATGCCGGATATCGAGAACTGCTTGTACCTCATTTGCGCGTTCTCAACGAACTTGGGGTACTTGCCTCCGAGGGTGTCAACCTTCGATCTGTTGACAACAGGCTTCAAAGAAGATATGGTGAAATCATACCTCATGGAGACTTGCCGTCCAAGCCTATAGAACATTGCGTCATAGAAGTCGCACATGACCCTATTCGACTTATAGGCCTTTGTGCACCTACCCTCGATGGCCGTTCCCGTTGAGAAAGTCTCCGGCTCGACGAGTTGAATGGAATATCTATAGAAGATTCCACTGCACACCGTCATGTCGTCATAGGTGTAGTCTACAACAGAGTTGACAAACCTAGTATCGAGCGACTCCCACGTCTCGTAATCACTCTCGGCAGACGTGCGCTTGAGGCACAGGAACCCCTTGACGGCAATTTTATTGGAAATGTGGACTCTAACAGCGCCGTCGTCCTTGAGGCTTTCAGCGGTTATCGTCGGCTTAAAGCTATCGTTCCTTGAGTAAGACGAGATGGAAAACGGCATGTCGTCTTCTTTTGAACTCCACTTATATTGGTTTACCGACACAAAGTCCATAACGATATGGAACTTGTCTCCTGCTTTTGAAGAGTACCCTTCAACGTCAAGGGCGTAGTTTATAGACTTGCCGTCTTGACAATAGATGGTAGGCGTCTCTGTCATAAGCTCGCCAGTCTTGTCTGAATACACCTTTATCTTGTAAGACTCAAGCTGTTCAGTTGAGTCTATATAGGACATTTTGCTGTCGGCTGTGTTCCTCACATAGAAGGAAACGTTTCCTGCAATGGGAATCGTCCCCTTGTTGAAGGACGGCACAGTGTCGTCTTCAATGTCGCCCCAGGTGTTAAACAACGCAATAGGCGTGCCGATTGGACGAATGAGACAGACGGTAGACCACTCCGAGAAGTTCTTCAGGTTTCCGGACAGATAATCCTCTGTCAATGGACCTGCTTTTGTGCCGACCGTCTGGTCGAAACGAAGCTGTACCTTGTAGTACATGCCTGTCGTGAACCCCTCGCCTTTTATCTTAGCAGAGTTCACATCTTTGTTCGCCAAAGACGTTATGTGGAGGCTATACTCTCCAGTTGAAGTCTGCTTTATTTCATTAAATGGGATATAGTAGACTCCAGTTGACGCATCAAGGGCGTTCACATTAGATGCCATATTCACGCAAGTAACGTGAACACCCTTGATGTTCGTTATTGAATTATATTGAGATATGGAAAAAAGGACTTCCGCGTCACCGTCAACGAAAAACTTGTTCTCGCCTGCGTCTTTCCAGCTGACGGGAAACGAGGGCGCGAATGTCCCAGACCCACCTATTTGAGGCGGATACATCGTATTGATTACTGTAGCCATCCTTTAGGCCCTCTCCTTTTTTCTCTTGTTTCTTTATTAGACAGATAGTGACGGATCTACCGGCATAGGTTTAGATCTTGTGTCTATGCGGACACCCTGGTTTGCGTACTCCTGAAGATATGCAAGATAGTTAGACAGGGTAATGTTGTTGCTTCCATCTGTGCAACGCACATTCTCTGCTTTTACCGCAAAAGGATACTCTATAGGTGTTCCAGTTGAGTTATCGACAAGAATGTCGATGCACTCTGTAGTCGGTGAATTAACCACCGGTGTTTCTCCGCTCATTCTTCACCGTCCTTCTCTGTCTCTTGTTGAGCTTGTTGAGCCTGCTGTTGTTTTCTATATTCTTTAACAGCTTCCTCGTATTCAGCTTGTTCCTTTATGTTTAGATTATAAACCGCTTCTAATAGCAGATTTTTGACCATATAAACAGGAACTTGATTGTCGTTAATAAGGCTTAAAACCATTTGATGAATAGTTAATTTTGCTTCTTGGTTTGTGATGATAGGAATAATGTCTTTCATATTTATATTAGCTCCCTCTATTTATTTTTTACTTTCTAGTTCTGTAACTCGTAATGCTAATTTCGCCCATTCGTCCCAAATAGTATTGAATGCTTCTTGTACTGAATAACCATCCTTACCGCTGGGACTTGTTTTCACTCCATCTGATTTAATATATCCACTATTTTGTAAATTGGTTTGTACATTTTGTACGTCTGTTTTAGTGGCAAAAATCCCCCGGCTATTATAAAAAGCTTGCACGTTGTCAAACCAGCCTTTATCTACTATTTTGGGGTCTTCTTTTAAATTCTCTGGATTGTAAAAACCAATATGACCTGTTACATCTATTACCCGACCGTTAAAATAGTCACTACTTATAGATTTTTTAGCTTTTAGAGCCTCATCTACAAGCACATTTCCTTTAACTCTTAAAGCATGGTCTTTGTCGTCAAGAGAATTTCTCTTAAGCACATACATATTAGAGTCCCAGTTTTCATTACCTCTTTGTTCTTGATATCGTTCTATAAGAAGACCGTTCGGTGCACTAGTAAAATACAATCCTTTGTTCTCTTTAGTGTTGGTATTGTCTCCTAGGATAGTGAGATTGTTAGAAAGTGTAGAAGAAGTTAAATTTAATGTTTTTTCTTCCTTGTTCACTATTACTTTAAAACCGGAGTAAAGACTTAAAATACCACCTCTTTGAGAGTGGAGTTCGAAATTATCTCCCTCCATCTTGATATAGTTCCTTGTTAGTTTCTCTTCCGTTGAGCTCGTTGACTTATATCCTGTTGTATAGAAATATGCCTTTTCACCCGCGTGGGCAAGGAGGTTGCTAGGAGCCTCCATCGTGATTCCATCATCTGTGTTCAACAGAAGATAGCTCTCATATTCTTTCGAGCCGTCCTTGTACTTATGGCTGAAGCGACTACCGTCTTTGTCAATCTTCAGAAACTCACCTTTAGAACTAATCTTGGCAGTAAAAGAGTCATGGTTTAATACCAGGTTGCTTGTCTCTGTGGTTTTTCCTTCTGTCTTCTGTATCTGAAGAATAGTAGAATCTGGTTCTATTTTAAGGAAACTTTTTTCATCTGTCAGAGTTAGGTTCAACAAACTGTTTCCTGCTTTAAGAGTAGTTTTACCTCCTGCCGAAGTAAAATTAAGGAACTGTTCAGGCCCGTTCCATAGACTTGTTGATCCATCGGTTCCATCAACAAGCACACCAAGGCCATATGAGTTGAATTTAGTCTTATCTTTTTCGTCATAAACTCTCTTTTGAAGCTCAATAGTAGAGTTCGAATCGTTATGAACCATATTCAAGAAAGTATCGTTCTCTGTTCCAAAGAAGTTTTCATTCTGTTTTAAGATAAGCTTATGAGGAGTTGTTGTGTCTATGCTCTCGCTATCTGAAACATAAGCATCAAATGTTTTTGCGTTCATTCTAATGCCTTTGTCATATTCTGTTTTGGTGGATGTTCCTGTCGTTATAAAAGTACAACGATCATTAGGGTGCCCATCTAACCACCCTGGGTTTGTTGCTTCAAACATCTTTATAATTGTCTCTTCGCCATACGCAAAATTGACGCCAATGTATTTAGGATGAACATTGGACTCATCTTCAGAATAATCAAGAGCAAGTTCTCCGAAAGCTCCTACTCTGTTAATCGTCATAGTTGTGTTTTCTTGTCGTACAGAATTAGTGTAAAAGCTACCGTTTGCATCAATTCCTACCATAGGATAACGACTATATATCGGTTTCCCGTCGTCGGTAGTTCCGGTCTTATAATGACGATAAATAGAAAAAATGCTTGTTTTGTTTGGGTCTATCTCAACCTCTAGACTGTCATTTTTTGCAAGCGAACGCATCGCACTATCCCAGTTAATATCACTGTTATACTCATTAAGTGGGTGACCTTTTGCGGAGAAATAAGGTGGGGTTGAGCTTAAAAGAATTCCTTGAGCATCTTCTGGTATACCAAACTTTGCTCCAACCACAGGATAGTGCTTATATGGTTCGTCGAGATCTCTGTCGTACTCAAAGTTATCTAAATAATTTTTATTATGCTCAACAGTAAACGTGTACCCTCTGCCAGTTGAATTTGTACTCCTTGTAACTTTGGTAATCCAACTGTCATTATCCTCTTCATTCTCCGGCTTTGAGGGCCACCATTTAGGGTAGTGAGACTCACTACTGTCGCTAACCCCATCTTTTTCCCAGTCTAAAGGAGATTTTAACCTTGATGCCCCGTATATGGTATTTGATGCCAAAGTTAGATTTGCTATTGTCGACTTGCCACCAGGAGTAAGAACAATACGGCCTTCATAATTACCATTGCCTTCGTCAGCCTGCTCTTCTGGTAAGCCAAACACTGCATTTCCAGTTTTAGAATCTAAAAATATAGATTGTCTTCCCTCGTGATAACCGAACAAGCCAACATCATTCTGTTCGGTGACTTTTCCTTTTGCGTCTTCTACCTGCTCAAATCTAGAGCCCATAACAACACCTGTAAAGGAGTTGTCGTTGTTTTTGATTCCGGATCCAATCTGTGGAGCAAGAATATAACTCCTCTTGCCCTCGTCATCTTTAATCTCTATAGAGTTGCCGTCCCACTTGTTAAGAGAAGCAAGAGAATAACGGTTTAGCGACATGTAGACAGGAATCCACACCTCACACACAAGAGTTTCTCCGTCTTTCACCTTAAGATAAATGCCGTTGTTCTGATATTGTCCGCTATAAGTCTCGTGCGGAGTAACAAGATAACGGCGGAACAAGGGTGCCGTATCATCTTGTCCCTCAAGCACGGCACAAGAGGCGAGGTTTGAAGTCGCAGAATCCTCTGAAATACCTCCATAGCAACTCGCTGTGACAGTGTAGTTTTCCACACCTTCGGTTATTTGTTTAATTTCAGAGCCATCTTCGTTACATGTGAATATGCCGTCAATCTTGAAACCCTGGTCAGTGTCGTACTGTGGGAACTTGCCATCAGAATTATAAAGCACTTGTTGCATCGTATAAGTTTTGTTTAATGAAACAACACATCCATGAGACTTTATGATTGGCACAGGATAAAAACCATAAATAGTATCCCAGGATTTGTCTTCATTATTTTCTGTCTGAACATTGACTTTTGTGCTCACCTTTATAATTTGGCCTTTATAATAGGTGCCTTCTTCCGGCAAAGGCGATTCAGGCTTTGATTCTGTTTTTGACAAAATGCAAGAAGACCCGTTAGAATCTGGAGATATTTGTAGAGGTCCTACTTTATATCGCATTCCACTCTTGGCAATACTCCACTCAAACCCTTTGTTGTCTTTTGACTTAACGCCTCTCTGGTATAACTCGGCTGTCAATGGCGGAGTCCAGAGTGCTTTATCAGCGGTAAATATATTTGCTTTTTCTTCTGTAGGAGGCGTTCCAGCATATAAATAAAACGCAGGTAAATAGCCTTTTTCGTAATATTGTTTATCTTTTTTGATAGGCAAAGGATAAAACTTATCGTCTTTCGGCACAATCTTGACGACATAGTCAGTACCGTTAGTGCCGTTATCGCCTATCTTCGCAAACAGAAATTCGGTGTCTTTCCTGAACTCTTCTCCCTGATACGTCACAATAGCAGTTATCTGTCTATTGGTATAGGCGTATCTCCAACGCTTCTGAATCTTGAATGAGAGCACCTGTGAGTTCGATACCTGCTCCCCCGTATCGTCAGCCGGATTCTTATAAGACAAATCCAACCCGTCTGACACGAAGAACGAGTCAGAGGTCGGCACGGACCATTGAATGACATACTCGCTTGCCGGGACCTCAAGCCCTTGTGGGTCGAAAAAGTGGCAAGTCAACGGCAGAATCTCTTGGTTGTCCAACCCATTGTACTCTTCATCGCAGGGGGATATGCCGATCTCGGAATACTGGAAGGACTGCGTACCGTTCTCGATAACAATGTGATACCTTGCGACCTCGACAGACTTTGAGTTCTTCAGGGTGATTGAGGCTGTGCCGATATTGTGAGACTCCCCGTCTCCCTTTGGTTTCCGATATACCGTGCAGTATACGGTAGCCGACGAGGCAACCGAACTAATAGGCAAAGTCAAGATATAGCGAGCCTCGTTGCCGTTCTCGTCAGTCCCGTACTTGACACCAGAGGCCAAAGCCCTGTCATTCTTGGCTTGAGCATAGTCGGCATATTTTACGGGACTGCCTCCTTGTGAGAGAGAGGTTTTGATGTCGTCAACCTTTTTTTGTGCCTCTTGTTCAGAGTAAATTTGCCTTGATGAGCCGTCTTCTGTGGTAATAGACCACACAAAAATGTATTCATAATCGGTGTCTGTAAGGAAAGAAGCCCCCTTATCGTCTTTGACGCTGCAAGTCAAGGTCGGTGTGCCGTTATCGAAAGCAAACTCGTTTCCAAGGTTAGACGTTATCTCTATATCTCGTTTGGCGTTCATATTGTACACGACAAACTCTTGCACGAGAATCACTTTCGTATCGTCGTCACCAGAGTAGATGGCAGAACATTTGTACCTATTCTCATAGGCTAAATTATCATTCTCTTTTGTAGAAAAGTAAGCAGTGTTGCCTATGCTTTTGATTTCTTTCCATCCGCTGCTGAGATAGCCATTGTACCCTTCAGACACGCTTGTAATAGTCTTATCTTCTGCGCCCCAGACGAACTTCATCCTGATGTCGCTTGACAAAGAAAGTGATTTCTTCCTGAAATCCGCTCTTGTAGAGACTTCTCTGTCTTCTTTTCCGTCAGAAGACTTCGAGAATACAAGAGTAGCAGGATTGAGTCTTAAAGAGTAATCTCCTTGAACTGCTGTTATCCTCGACAAGCCGTATATCTGAATATTTCTTACGAAGATGTTCTCGGCTTCTGTCTCGGGAATTTTTTGAGGGAAACCCTTACAATAAACTACGACGCTCTCAACTGCGTTGAAGTTTTTTGCGTCAAAGTCAAAGATGGCATATTGCTCGGTAAATGACGGATAGTTGAACGGTTGACCAGTAAAAGCAGGAGAACTACTTTCAAGAGTATAGAGCTGATACCTCTTCTTGTGCCCGACTTTTACGCCTTCATCGCTGGCGATGTAAGGTGTGCCGTCCTCCTTTGTTGTTTTCTCTTTGCCTCCGTCATCAAGAACGTAGTAATATACATCGTTCGTATTAAAAGAAAGTACAGCTTTTAAGCCATACTCTCCTCCGCAGTTCGGCATACGATGCCAGGACGGTAAGCTGGTTCTGAATTCGGCTTTGAGCATTATCTTTTCTGAATTCTTTGCCGATTGAGCAAACCTTGTGTTGATTGTATAAGGATTTGTTTGATCACCCGCTTGCTCTAGGAACTCGGCAGAACCGTACACAAGCTCGGAGTCTTTTTTATCTTGGTTTCCAGCCGTGTGAACAGACCTCAAGCCAAACACCCTAGGCGAGCTTAAGAAGGCGTTTTCTCCCGAGTATGTATAGTCGTTCATGACCGAGGAGATGAACCCCGCCTCGGAGGATGCGTTGTCAACAGAGGCAGTGCCCAGGATTATCTTGTCGTTTGACAAGTCGTTCTGCGGGACAAGAACGTACACCTGTTGCCCTTTCTTGTATGTGTCTCCGGATTGGGCTCTTGCAATAAGGTTGTCGTTTCCCTGATACCTTATCTTATATGTGTTCTTGATTAAATCTTCACTCTTTACTATTGTGGCTACGATAGTCTTGTCAAGAGTAAGCTTGTCCATCTTTGCCGTCGTCATGTAGTCTATCGCATCAAGGAGGGCATCCTGCAATGTCTTTTGTTCGGCTCCCTTTAAAGTTGTTGCCATTTACTTCTCCTTCTATCTCTAAACATTAAATGCAGACGCACATCTTCCTTATTCGACTGCATAGCAAGGGAGCGGTGGAGATTTGACCGTCCCCACCGCTCCGTTTATTATACCCAGGTATTAAGCTTTTCTATGTGTATAATGTAACACTTGGTTGTTCAATCCGAGGATGGCTTCCCTAATCTCATCGGCGGATGTCGCGTTCGGGAACTCGGCTGTGATATTCACATTTTGATCGACCTTGCTGTTGGCAGTCTCTATGCTCTTCCCGATAGACGAGATGGAGCCTACCGCCTCGGCAAGAGTTGCACCCTTCATCGCAGCAGTCATAGCTCTGACGCTCTCGACAGCCTTGAGGATGTTCTGCGTGTCGCTTGCGTTGAGGACTATCTCTTTGGAGTGAAGGATGGCAAGCTTGCCGGAACCGTCTGACCAGTCACCGGTATAACCACCTGTGTCATAGCCAACCAACTTCGTAGACCAGAACTTCGCAGCTTTTTGATGGTCCTCGTAAAACACGGAGTCATCGTATATATGGACGTTGATGTAATCTTGAACACTCTTGGCAAAGTCAATTCCGTATGCTTTGATAAGCTTGGAGCTACGAACAGGATCATTACCCCAACCGCTATCCCATCCATCGTTGTAGATAGCAAAAGCGATTCCGTTTATCAAGTCTTCTCTTGAATACCCGGAGCCCCCAAAGCCCTTATCGCCTTTACTGTCTCCCTTGCCGTTTCCTTTTCCAGAAGACCCACTTGGAGTAGTGCTGATGATTCCGCCTTCATTCTTACCTTGAGCCTCTTGACGTTTCATCTTGTTAATTTCATCCTGTAGGTCTGTTATCGTCTGTCTTAACTCACCATTCTCCTGTGAAATAGAGTCAAATGTTCTTTGATATTCTTTCAGTTTATCGGAGTACCCGCCTATTTTTTCTATATATCCTACAAGTTTGTTAGTCAGGAGTCCAAAACTTTTTGTAAGGTCTTCAACAGACGTTTTAACTCCGTTAAGACATCCAGATATATCTCCGATATTCTCTTTTGCAATCTTTGAAGCGTTTTCCACAGACTTATCGTATTGCTTGAGAGAGTCTTCCATCTTTGTTTGCATGTCTTTCATAGAGTCGGCGAATTTGTCTTTGTTCTGCAATAGGGTTGTAATCGTAGTGCTCCACCGTGTGTCAATGGAATCAAAAGCATCTGTCGAGCCATCTTTCAGCTTGTCGTAAATTTCTTGCAAGCTTCCAGCGTTTTCACTATTAAGGGAGTCAACCATGCCGTAGAAGCTTTCAAGCAAGTTTGCTTGAGACGTGGAAAGCTGCTCACCCGTCATGTTAACGTACTGGATAAAATTGTCGATAATAGCTGTCATTTTGTCCGTTCGCTCTTGGACACTTAAAGTCGTATCGGCAAAAACTTCAGACAAGAGCTGTTTGGTTTGTTGGAAAGCAGAGAAGAAATCTTCCTGAACCTGCTTCATTTGGTCTTTGGAAAGGTTGTAAGCGTTGTTTTGGGCGTCAAGCAAGCCTTCTTGAGCACTCTTAACATTATCTTCATTTGCCGTATATACGTAATTGTAGTTGCCTTGTGAGTCACGACGAAGTTTCATCTGACTCTTGTTTGCCTGTGCCTCTTCAAGAGCAATCTGTTGTTTCAAAATCTCTAATTGAGCCTGGGCGTAAGACACATCGTACTCACTCAAATTGGTCTTTGTTCGAAGATATTCAAGCTGTTGATTCATCTGGTCGGTAATCTTTGTCTGGATATCAAGAGTATTAGCTCCATCAAGGAGGTCTGTATACTGGGACTGAAGCTTTTGGATGTTATAGGCTTTGTTTACATCGTCCAGGTAATAATCAGCGTTCCTGTTCATCATTTCCCATTGTGTCTGTGCCCAGTCTAAATCATCCGTGCCGAGCCACTTCTTCTGCCACTCGGCAAGAGCAAGGTTAGCACGGACTTGCGCCTGTTGCTTATATATACTGACGGAGTTCTCCATCGCCTCGTTTTTCTTCTCTGTTGCTTCTCTTACGTGCTTTAACGCTTCTTCCTCTTCCTTGGATCCTTTTATGACAGTTGAGGCTATCTGGTTCCAGTAATCAAGCTCTTGTGTGGCTTCTGCCAACCTCTGGTCGGCAAGTTGGGACTGTACAGCGAGGATTTCGTTCTGCTCTTTATACCCTTGGATTGTGTCACCATGAAGGATTTGAGACATCGACGTGAGATGGTCGAGGCGATTGCCTATAGAGTCAAGCAAATCCTCTCTCTTCTCAATCTCGTCTGCAACCAAGTCTATGGCGTCGATGATTGAATCACGAAGATTGTCAATCTCCTCTCGGAGATTGGATGCCATGTCCGTAAGTTGGTCGAAAACAGTCTTGGCAGCTTCCATCATCGCCTGTTGGTTCTCACCGAACAGGTCAGACTTGCCGGTCTCATTATACTGCTTGATGTTTTGTAAGATGAGTTGACCACTTTGTAATGCCATGTCAAGATAGCCGGTGCCGTTCTTGTCAAGTACGCCTTGGCCCTGAAGCTTCTGTCCAGCCACCAAACCGTCTATGGCCGCTTGATATTTAGCCTTCTCCTCATCCGTCTTAGCTTCATCCTTAAGCTTCTTTAAACGCGCTATGGCAGTGTCGAAGAACGTCTTGGCTGATTTTGTTCCTGCATCAAAATAACTTGCGATTTTGTTGTCAGAGATTTCTGCGGACAGGAACGGGTCGTCTTCTTCCGTGTTAAAATCGCGGAAAGTCTTCTTCAAGTCTGTCACAGCGTCGTCGACTTCTTTTATGGTATCGACAGCCTCAACAGCCTTGTTGAAGAGATCGGTAATCATATCTTCTCTTTTATCATGCAAGTCTTGGATTGACTTCTCTGTCTCTTTAATCGTATTGGAATTTAATTCATCATATTTAGATATTAAATCTTTAAAATCATCAAAAGCTTTTTTAGCGTTTTCTATTTTTTCATCAAGAGCATCTTGCTCTTCTTCGGTGGTGGCATTGTTGTATTGTCCAATTAAGTAATTGATTCCACCAAGGTATTCTTCAAACTTCTTTTGATAATTAGAGATATATCCTTCACTGTCAAACTCAACTTTAAAATCATCTTCAAGTTTCTTTTTAGTTTCATCGCGCTCTTGTTTTTGAAGCTCAAGCTTTTGTTGGTAAACCTCTATTTGTCTTTTTATATTCTCTGTTTCTTTTTGAATGATGTTTATTCTATTGAAACCAACAAGACGAGCCTCTTCTGTGTTAAGTTGTTCAAGAGTGTTATTGAGTTTGTCAATCTGGGCGTTAACTTTCTCGTATCTGTCAGCTTCGTCTTCAAGCTTATCTTTTGTTTTTGGATCATAGCTTGAACCTTCGCCACCGCCACCAGAGCCTCCTTTGCCACCAGAGCCCCCTTTGCCACCAGAGCCTCCGCCACCCTTCATATTGTAAGAATCTAGCGCGCCAGCGGCGGCAGTTAGATAGTCGGCTTTACTTAAATAATTTTGAGCATTATTAACAGCATTCTGCCAAGCTTTTTCTATCTCATTTGTAACTTCCTCAACAGTCGGCATGGAATCTTTTGCTCCACCAGAGGTGGAAGACGTGCTATGATTGAAAGAAGAACCTCCGGTAGCTCCAATCCCACTGAAACTGTTTGAGGTTAAATTACCGAGAGAAACAACGCCACCTGGTTTACCCTTAAGAGCATTGGCTGCGAGCGCTGCGATAGAATTAAACACTGTTTGAGCGGCGATACCTATAGAGTTGATAGCCTGAATCTGGGCATTTGCAGAATTGACAGCATTGCCCGCCATAACTCCGTAATACCCTTGGACGTTGTTCGCCAGATTCATAAAGTTATCATTCTCGGTCTCGTTTGCGTTTGCCGAGTTGTCAACTTGCTCCCCTGCCGCAGCAGCCTTCGCGATGGTTAAATTGTCTTCGATTTCTGCTTGTTTATCTTTAGCTGTCTGGGTATCGGTGATACCATCGTTAAGCATGTTCGCATATTGTCCAGCGGCGATAGTCTCTGCTTCACCGATGGCGCGATAATATTCCGCTTGAGCAAGGAGTTCTTGTTTCTTCTCGTCAATCGTTGCTTGAAGCATATCAGAACTAGACTGTTCCCAAGCAGCAATAGTATCTTGATTGACTTGAACGGTATCATTGCCGTAGTTAATTACACCTTCAGACAACTCCGGCCAAATTTTAATCATGTCTAAATAATCATCAGTGCTTATAAGCCCGCCGTTTTCGTTAAGGAGAGAGCGAGTGTCCTCAATTTGAGCATTTAAATCTGACACGTCATCAATTATCTGATCGGCATTTGACTGAATCTTGATGTCAATTTCACGTTCAAGACTCGTCACACGATCGACATAGTCATCGTACTCTTCCACGCTCTTGAATGAACTCTTGTCGACTTTGATAAGAACGTCGTACTCTTCACGAAGCTGCGCAAGATCCATAGCATTAAGCTGCTCTTGAAGCTCCTTAAGAGCCTCTTTTCCTTGCTGGCTGTAAAGAGAAATACCTTGGAGGGCAGGAGCCATTTCATAAAGTTTGTTTACGCTATCCACGTCCAACGCATCGCCAGAATCAATCGCGTCTTGCACGGACTGAATTAAATCTTGAGCATTTTTAATTTCAGCTCTCATAAAGAAAACTTTAGGATTAGCATTAAGCTCATCAATCTGCTGATCGAGAGTGTCCTCATCAAGGAAACCAACGATTTTCATTGCAATTTCATTGTTGCTACCCGCAACGTTTGCAATGGCACTTAAATTCTCCTCATTACCTTTGTCAAAAAGACCCAGAGAACTCATACTATCTAAAGTGTCTGGCGACCAACCAGAAACCATGTTTTGAACATCAGAATTTTCGTAGCCTGTTAAAGTCCCAAATTCATCATATATAGGAGTCTGTTCATTAGAAAAACCTGCTCGAATAAGCGCGTTGGCAGCATCTTGAGCTTTATCTGAAATAGAGTCTAATCCATAGGTTAAATTTTCAAGACGCTGTTTAAACTCTTCTGTTGAGTGGCCTGCTTTGTTTGACTCTTTAACCAATTCAGAGAATTGTATGGACGTATACCCAAGTCCTTCTGCATACTCCCACAGTTCATCGGTAGAATCAGAAAAACCGTTTTTGTCACTATCTTCAAAGCCACTCGCCTTTTTAAGACCATCGCCTTTAAAGTTGTCTGCCGCTTGTAATCCTTTATAGGAGCCGTCTTGCTCTTGAGACCACTGGTTTGCTAGACCAAGAAGCTTTTCACCATTGCCGTCAGCTGCGTCAAGAATCTGTAAAAGAGCGCCAAGATTCTCTTCTTTAAGGAGATTTAAGTCTTCAAGTTTAGATAGAGTGTCATCATCATACTTGGAAAGCTCATCTACATAATTACCAACGTCACTAGAGGACAAATCCAAATCTACAAGATTGTTTGCAAGATTTTGACGAAAATCATTAACAATATCACGGGATAAATCAAACCCCGTCGCCATCTCTTGCATATCTTTTTGAATTTTATCCCAAGACTGGTTCCAGTTAATATCTTGAAGCTGATTGACAGAGAGACCTAATTCGTTAGCATACTCCATCGCATTTGTGAAGTCTTCTTTAACTGCGTCCCCAGATACATAACCTTGACTAGCTTTGTAATATTCAGCCCTACCAGCCCCAACAGTCCCTTTGAGATCTTGATAGTTTTGGAAGTCATCGACGTTTAATCCTTCGGCAGCATCTTCAATATGCTCCAATGCGTATTCCCATGCGTCACTCGCGGAATATCCAAGAGCAACAAGAGATTCCACAGAATGCTCAACAGCCTCAAAGTCATCTCTTGTAGAAATTTTAGAGATTTGAGAAACCATATCGTCCGTAAGACCACTATAAACAGAAGAAACGAATTCGTTTGCCTGGTCAAAAACGGTTCCCTGTAATTCCTCATAAGACGACATATAAGTTTCATTGGAGGTAAGACTTGAAACAGTCGAGGTGTAACGGTCTTGAACAAAACCATTTGACTCCGCAGAAAGACCTTTTATAGATTTGAATTGAATAGCTTTCTCTGACACTGCTTCAGAAAGGTCTTCAATATCGCCATTAAAATACCTTACAAGAATTTGCGTCTTTTCAAAATCAGAGAGTGTTGAATTAAGCACAACAGATAGTTCGTCTTGGACCTGTTTATAAGCTTCATCTGAAGAAAGAGTTGTTCCTGTTTGGGCAGCTTCTTGTTGAGCTTTTTGTACAAAACTGTCAACCACAGTATCAAGAACCGCTGAATCAGCAGCTTCGTCCATTGCTTTGGTTGATTCTTCCTCAAAAATTTTTCTTGCTTCTTCGTCTGAAGACGCAACACTAGCATGTTCAAGAGCCTTGGTAAATCCATTTTGTGTACCAGACGCAATAGCAGTAAGGATATCATTTAAAGGAACAAGCCCACGAGAGAGATAAGAACCTTGCATTAAAAAGTCAAGTTGTTCTTTAGTAATCTTATCTCCAACACCCTCAATAACACTGTCAGAAACTCCTTGTGCTTTTAGAGAAGAATAATAGTCTTCAACCGCATTGCCTTTAAAATTTCCATTGGCGTCTTGTTCGGATGCCCTGTTGCCGTAATCAGAGAGAGACATTTCTTCAGCTTTATCGCCATACATCATTTGAAGAACGCCATAGCGGGCTTTCATCGCGGGCGCAACAAGACCAGAATAACTCCCAGAATTACTTAAAAGTTCTTCTGCTTCTTCGCCAGAAACATCAAGATAAGTAGTAATAAGAGTTTTTATCCAGTCGTAAAAAACATCCTCGTCAACCAATCCAGCATATTCTTGGACAGAGCTGTCTTTAAGAGCTTCGTCAAGAATCTTTTGAGGATCTTCAACTCCTTCTTTTGTCTTTTGTGTAACAATATCTTGAACAGCAAAAGAAGCTTTCTGGGCTGTAAGAGATTTTACTTGTGCAACAGTATCACTGGAAATATAAGATACAATTTCGTTCTCTGCCTCTGTTATTCCTTGCCGAAGGCCGGTAGCCTGTTCCTCAGTTATTTGCCCACTAGCAAGGGCGTTGTCAACCGCTTGAGATGCCTGGGCGAGCATATCCATAGCTATTTCTCTATCGCTAATGATTTGCTCCGCAGTTGCTCCTTGAGTAAAACCGCCTTTGGTTAAAGCTTGAATAGAATTATCGTGAATGATTGAATTTAACAGCTCTGTCTTAAAGATATCTCCAACATTATTTGCCTTGTCTTCTTCTGACATCAAGGGGTTCCACCAAAGCCCTCCTACATAAGTAGGTAAAGAGGACTCTAGATTGTTGATATCCAAAAAACCATTTCCATTTGGTAATGAACGTTTAATTTCCCCAATGGCATTACTGATAATGTTCCAGTCTCCATAATCAAAATATTCTTGGTTAAAGGAGCCAGATCTCTTTATCGAATTTTGATCGCCAAGAAGAGTGGTAAGTCCAACAGATACATCTGTCCTTGCAAGAGAATCTTGAGCATCTTTATACTCATATAGTTTGTCGATAGTCTTTTGAATACTCTCTCTTTTTAAATCATCACTTGAAATAGAAGCGCCAAGAGCATCTGCAAGATTTTTAACAGCATCTTGCACATCTTCTAATCCTTCGCCTGTTTCTAGATAGCTTTTATTCAGCTCATCCACAGAATCTTTTGCGGAATCTGTTGCTTTGGTGTCAGAAAGAGCTTCTTTCGCTTTTTCAATATCATCCGAAATTTTTTGCTGTTTAAGTTCTTCTTCTGCCTCACCAAGGCCTTCACTAAAACTAGCAAGCAATCCAACTATTGTAGTAACAGCAGCAATTTGTGGAATTTTATTTAAAACCTTGCTAAATCCTGTTACTGCTTTAGAAGCAATGTTGGTCGCTTTCCCAACGGCTCCTTCTGCTTTTGCGAGTTCAGAAGAAGCTATTTTAGCAGACAACTTTTCTGTTGTTGCCTTAACTTGCTCTTCTGTTTCAAGACCTAATGCCTTTGTTACAACTTGAGACGCCTCTTGCAATTCTGTATATCCGCTTACCGCCATAGGAATTACAAAAGCTAAATTCTCAATAACACTAAAAATTTTCTCGCCAGTAGTTGCAGTTTCATCGCTAAAAAGAGAACCTAAATTTTTAAGAGCGCTTCCAGCAGATACCAATTGACCTATTGCACCGAATAACTGGGCAACAGAAGCACCAAGGCCTTTTGCTCCAAGATCATCGTTAAAACCTTTTGCTGTGTTACGAGCATTATCAAGAGAACCGCCAAGATACTGAACCTCTTCTTGAACGTCTTTTATTGCACCTACATTTTCTACGCTAATCGCTTGTGTTCGACCTAATTCTTCATTAAAGTCAATAAGAGCTTTTCTTGCTTGGATAAAAGCACTTATTACGGCTTCTGTTTGCTTTTTCGTTGCTTTATCGCCTGGCTTTGTAGGAAGTTGGCTAACAGCCTCTCCAAAAGCTTTGTTTGCCTCTTCAAGTTTTTTGTAACTTTCAAGCCCAGAAAATACATTGTTCCCGTTTGCATCTTTAAATTTTGCGTTATTGTTGAGATTGTTTAAAAAATCACTATATGAATTTGATGCGTTAAACATCTTTTGACTAGACTGTTTGTTAAGACCTTTATTTTTATTTTTAACAACAGCACCGTCATTGGTTAAAGCATTTAACTCGCTTAAAACTTTGCCTGTATCAGAAAATATAGAATCTGCACTTTCGTCAATGTCACTGAAAACATTTTTCATATTCTGTAAAACAATAAGGGCTTTATCTAAATTCTCAACTTCACCCTCGTTATTTTGTTTTAACTCAATACTTTCCCCGGTGATTTTTTGATAAGCAATCGCTATTTTGTTGAGAATTGTCTCTGATTCTTTCCGTTTTTCAATTAAAGCATTTTCTATTTCAACAGTTTTAGAAAGTAATTGATTTGAATATTTTTTCTGCTCTTCATTCATTAAATTTGTTTTAGAACCAAGAAGAGTCGCAGTTTTATAAGTGGCAGAATCTTTTGAGATGCCGTTTGGATCTTCACCTATATCTCTTAAAAGCTCTTCCCCTTTGGCCGCATCATTGAGACGATTTCGCTTCTCTCTCTTCCTTTGAGAACGCCTCATAGCCTGATCGCCTATGTTGTTACTAAAAACCCTGGCTCCAATACCAAGCACTCCGGAGAATATACTTGTTGGACCAACTGAATCTGTAAACCCTGTAAGAAGCTTAACTAGTCCTGTGATATCGTCAATAAAAGGCTTAATGTCATCTACATCAAATATAGAGTTAATAAACCCTTCAAAAGCAGATTGCATTGTATTGAGCTTGCCCTCAAGTGAGTCAAGATAGATTTGTTGTTGCTCGTTAATTGTGCCAAGAGAATTCTGGGCGGCTTCCAAGTTTTCATCGTACATTTTAGAGTTTTCAAGCAGTGCCATTAAGTTGTTATATTGATACTTACCAGCAAGCTTGACAGCAAGAGCTTGTCTTTGCGCAGTATCGAGGTCTTGCCATTTACCCATAAGCTCTTCAATGACATCACCCATGTTGCGGAGATCCCCAGTAGAAGTCTGGATGTTAACTCCGACCTCGTCCAAGGCTTCACCGATAGAGCCTAGAGTGGTGCCATCTTCGAGTGTCTCTCCAAGTTGTAGGTCGCCAAGACGTGCATAGATGGTTTTCACGTGAATTTTTTCATAGGCTCGCAAGGCCTACAACTGTGACAAGCACAGCTCGTGTTTTCACACGAGACAAGACTATATCTTAACCCAAGTTTTCACCTAGGCAAGAGCCATTTCCATCGCCATTAGCTTGCGATGTACTCTCCTTCGCGGAGATAGTCGTTGAACCTTGAAAAGGTAATATATCAAGATTAAGAATTTTTTGTTTTTTTAAAAGAATTTCATAAAGAGGAGTCCCGACCCTCTTACAATAATCCTTTTTGTTTTTATCTAGTTCTTGTCGACGTTTTAATCCGTCTTCTCCACCCCATATGTCCATAACTTTGTAATGTTGTTCCCCTTGGACTTCTATGAAGTATTGTACGCTATTTTTGCTGTTTATTATTGCAAAGTCAAATCTTTGATTTGGAAGTTCAGGGACTTTATATTGTTCAATAAAACGAATACCATGTTCTACAAGAGCTTTCTTTATTGCTTTCTCTCCTGTAGATATTTGTTTGTCACACGATGGACAACCCCTTGATTGAAGCATGCAAACTTGTTTCCGCTTAAAAATTTTACCGCACTTCAAACATTTATAGTAATTACTTTTAAGTTGTCCGTTATATTCTAGTAACTCTATCTCTCCATTAAATTTCTCTTCAATTTGTCGTCTAGCATCTTCTATCGACAATAGATTATTTGTTTTTTGAGTGTTGCAGCCCGGACAAGCAAACGGATTATCAAGACACGCATTTAAAGCTCTATGGCTTTCACATCCGCATTTTTGGTGCCGAACGATGATATTACCCTTGTCAATAACCTTTACAATAGTAAAATCACTGTTTTCATACATTCGAAAAACTTTTTGTAAACGTGTCTCATCGTGTGCTCCACAACAATCAAACCCATTTAAAAACTGTCTTGCTTTTTGCCGATTTAAAATTTTTCCACACTTTAAACATCTTATGGTTGCCGGTTTTGATATTGAAGTGTATTCAAGAACCTCAACCTCCGCTTGGGGATAACGGAAGTTGAACCTAGATAAAAACTCGTCTTTAGAAATCTTTTTAGCCATTCTTATATATTACCTTTCCCTTGGCTGCTGATCATCCATTCGCAGGAGTTAGGCTATAACACATGCCATATCCCATCCGTTTACTTGTTTCTGCTTTCGCTCCTTTTACCCTCGGGAATTTATAAGTAAAAGGCAAAACGGCTTTAGGAGGTTCCAGCAATTAGACTCTTTTATGCCCTAAAAATTTAATTTATGGCGTTACCGACTGACTCGGGTGCCTGTCGAGTTACTGAAATAATAGTTGAAAGCTGGGAAACTAGCTGGTCTTGACTCACACCCAGAGCATTAGCAGTAGACGCGACCTTGGATTCTGCTGTTGCAAGCTCTTCTAGGTCAGAAGCACTGACTGCTGCGACTTTTGCAAGCTTGTCAACTGACGCTTCCATGTTGTCTACAGAAATCTGATAACCGTTCATAAGCGACGTCAACTGTTCTGAAACTTCTGCGGTTGCCTGCCCCGTAACGTTTGCCGTCTTGAGGGTTAATTCGGCAAGAGAGTTCGACTCTTTGAGAGTTTTACCTTGCTGAATATAAATCAACGAAGCATTAGTGTATTCTGTCGTCGTCTTACCAAGAGCTTGAGCAGCTTTGTTAGCAGAATCGGCAAACTTATTCATGTCCTCGGCATTATAGCCAGAAATAATTCTGATGTCGTTAAGTGACCTATCTAGGTCTTTCACATAATCAATGGCACGCCCAATGCTATTTGACGCTGTCTCAAAGATACTTGCCGTTATACCCCAGCGAAGTGTGTTCTGGAAAGTGTTGAACATCTTTGTGACTGTCGTGCTCATCCTAGAGACTTTTGCCTCGGTAGAGCCAAGAGCAGCTGCCAATTGGTTAAACGCCTGTTGTCCTGTTACTCCAGCCGTAGAGAAGGTTTTTATGAGGTCTTGGGTAGAAACTTCCATTTTCTGAAGATCTGATAGAAAGGCAGAAGTATTAAACGCCCCTGTGGAAAAATTTGAAGCAGAATTTAATGCTTTTTGAATTTTTAATACTGTTTGATAACTTTCCTCAAGCTCTTTGTTGTCTACAAATTTAAACGCATTACTGTCTTTTGTGTTAGAAGTAAGGCCTTTCATACTCTTTAATTTGTACAAGTCTGTCTGTACTTGACTTAATTTCTTTCTTAAAGAATCTATACCTCTACTATCAAGGTTCGTCTGTAAATTATATACAATAGTATTGGAATACTTTGCCATATCCTTTTTCCTCCTAATATAAAAAAGTCCCTACTTTTTATCCAAAAGCAGGGACTTTTTTTTTGATGTATGACCGTTAATTACGCAGGGAGAAGAGCGTTGTTCAGACCCCACTTCTCGGCAATATTCATGATGTCCTTATACTGGTCAGAGGAAAGCATCTGCGACATCTGCTTGGCTGCGTTTTCCATAATGTTGTTGCTGGCAGACTGAATGTTGGCAAAAGACGCCCTGATGGACTTGCTATAAGCCTTGTAGTCATCGAACACGTCTGCGCTGGCACTTTGGGCAAGAGCAAGCTCGGCTGGATGATTCTCGGCCATCTTCTCAATCTTGCCTGTGCCGACCAGCTCTTGCCATGCGACAAGGACTCCGTTCTCGTTGATGGAGTTCCTGACAACCTCCTGCTCGTCACCCTTTGCAAGCAGGAGATACAGATAGGTGTACATGGCCCTCTCGAAGACATAGCGGTTCACAAAACCGTCGTTCTCGGCCTCTCCGATAGCGAATGCGAGAAGGTCGTTCATATCCTTTGCAGTGAGGGTGGATTGCTTTTCAAGTTCCATATCAATCATATTCCTTTTATCTCCTTTTCTTGTTTAAACCTTTGGGGTTATGTTTTGCAACAACGCCACTATTATTCTTGAGGACAAGGTTATTTTAATTGAATGTTGACGCATAGATTGAATACCAAGGCTTGAAACTCTCCTTGAACGCTCTTTAGCAGCTGCCATTATAGGATTGGTGGCTCCAACTTGTGGAGGCATAAAATTAGCTTTATTTATTTTTTCATATCGAAGCCCGTTTGTAAGACTTGATTTAAGCCCAAGCAGCGACACTGGGTCTCTTGTCGTTGCCGGGTTTGTAACATCGTTTATACATTGTTCTATTATATCAGGAATCGACAATAACCTGTCTCCTATAACCATAAAACTAGCATAAGTACCGTCTGTTTTTACCCCTTTTTGGATACCGGTAAGCGCAGATAAAAGACTAGCTGCTGCTAACTCTCTAACAATCTCATCAAAAGCTGCTTCCTTGTCTGCTCTTGATGTGGTCTTACCTCTGTCTCTTAATTCTATGTCTTTTGCTCCGGCAAAACGACTTTGAGTTACAAGAGCGGCGAAGACGTTTAGTATCTGAAATATCTGTGATCTCTTATACCCAATATAATTGGCAAGAAGATAAAAAACATTTGTAGATAATAAAGTAATATTTTTTAAATCTGTTGGTGCAGAACCTTTTCTTACTTTTCTATATCCTTTATAATCTTTTACAGAAATGCCTATTTCTCCGGTGACACTGCCATCATCTGCTTTTACAGTGACAACAACGTCTGATTTTGAAGTGACGCTCTCGCTTTTTGGCGAGTAATTTTTTTGCATAGCCCTTATTGTTTTATCTTCTGAATAAGATGTTATTTTGTCTTGGCTACTTCCTGATGCGGTTATTTCAATCTCGCTTACTGCTTTTAGCCCTTCATAGTTCGCATTTGCAAGCCCTCGTACCACAGAGAACTCTCCAAGCTTACCTTTGAACGAGTTCAGCACTCCCGCATTGGATTTGTGTATTCCCTTTAACTCGCCAATCTCCACGTCACAGTCTATGTTGTTTTTTCTTGCGTTACCAATTTTTTGAGTAAGATCTTTTAGCTCGCCTAATTTATCATTGATCTTATTTATTCCATTTTCAAGACTGTCTATCATTTTCCCCATTTCGCTCATGTTAATAGTGATAGTCTTTCCATCTCCACCAGACATCGCTCCTGGGAAAAACAAATTTACAGCCTCTTTTTGCTCTTCTGTTAAATTTTTGCCGTTTTGTGCAACTGCTTGTTTAAGAAGATGCCACTCTAACGAAGTAAACATTCCGTATGTTTGATTAAGATATCTGTCACAAATACTTTTCGTCAACGCAAAATAATCTGCAACACCGTTAGCAGTGTCTCTTACCTCTTGATTCAACTGACTAACGGCATCTTCCAAGTCATCAATGCTAAAGCCTTTTGTCTTTAAACCAGGATGATTGGCGTCACTAGAAGTAAATATTATTCCATTTCGGATATTTCCAAAGAATGTTTCTCCAGGGTCTTTATTCTCGTCAATAGTTTTAAAGTCTCTCATTAGTCTATTAACGTCTGCTCCAAGAGAGTCTTTTCCAAACTTTTCTTCCGCTCTACTTTTCTGGATAACATAAAAATCATGAAGGTGTTTTGTGTATAGAGCATTAACTCCCATCGGTTGGAACGGATGCTTTATGTTTCCATAATAAAGATACACATAGTCAGATTCGTTAAAATCTTTATCTGCTTCAAGAATCTCCTCAAGAGTTTTTTCTTTCTCCTTCTCCTCATCTGCCATTTTCTCCCCCTTTCACTCAATAAACGAAAAAAGCCGCCCCACCCCAAAGTAGGGCAGAACGGCTTTTTAGAGGATGTTTCTTACTTAAAGACACACTTCGAGAAGTCGAAGGAGTAAGTGGAAACCTTATCGTCAGAAGCTCCTGTGACCTTGACCTCAATGACGGGGTTGGCAGAGTCAACAGCAAAGAGCATCTCTCCGTCGTTACTGGTAAGAGCAGTTCCAGCAACAGACTTGTAAGCGTACTTCGTGCCGCCCTTGAGAGTGACGGGGAAGTAGTAGCCAGTGGCCTCGCCCTCGGGAAGGGCCGTCTCGGTCTTCTCTGTAAGCGCGTTCCACTTGGCAAGGTACTCGGTAGTGTCGCTGACAGGATAGAGCATACCGAAGAAGTCGATGTTCTTACGGGTAATCTCTGTCTTCAGATTACGGCCGTAGTTACCCTTTAGACCAGTAACAGAAGGAGTGGCCTCTGTAATCGCAGGATCAGCAGGATTGCAAGTGTCGTCCTTCACGAGGCTGTCCTTCGGAAGAACGTTCTCATCGCCCATAATCTGAATAGCGCAGAAGACCTTCTTGGTGCGATCGAACTTGGTATAATCCGGGAAAGCGTCAAGCGTGAAAGTAAATGACATTTGTTTTTGCACGAGGTCGTTACTCTCGCACCTCTTTTTTAAAAGAGCCCATATTTTCATACGGGATAAGACTATATCTTCACCCTGTCGCCAGGGGTCCCCCATTTCGAGTGCACTTGCACTCTACTTGCTTACGCAATAGTCGTTGAGCCTTTAAACCTGCCAAGTCTTACCTTTTAAAATATAAGAGATATTGCTTCTAGTGCAACCAACGACTTTAGCTATTTCGTTTTGAGCTGCACCTTTTTGTCTCATTTGAAAAATGATTATCAACAATAGTCTCTTGACTTGGTGAGAACTCACTAATTCTTCTTTGTCTCATATAAGGCCTCCATAGATTTGATTTCCAAGGATATTATACCCTATATAAGGTAAAAAAGTATGCAGGTTCACTTGGTTGCTGATTGCCCAATCCTTGTAATTTTCAAACCATCACGCTCGACGTTGCCGTCCACGTTGTGGTTTACAAGGCTATAAGGGTGTTCCAGCAGTTAAGGGGCTAATTTTTCAGCGTATTACTACGCAGCCAAGCAATATTCTACTTTACTTGGATCTCCAGAGTTGGCCATAGTGAAGGTGAAGTTGGACTGAATCTTGGCGTCAGGAATGACGAAGACGGCAGGCATGTCCTTCTTGGTGTACTGATCGCGGAACAGCGTGGAGGCTTCGATGTAGAAGTCACCAGCGAAGTTCTCGGCGTCAATGGTAATCTGCCTGGCTCCGCTTGAACGCTGGCAGTAGCAATCGACACGGAGTGTGCAACCGATGTACTGCTCGGCATCAACAAAGGTCAGCTCAAGATAAGAATTGGCAGAAGAAGGAATAGTGAAAACGTGTCCACCGTCGGTGTCGCCAGGCACGCACTCGCCGATATACTCCTTATCGGGGTTAGCATCATCCTTGCGAACCTCGCCATTCTCGATAAGCTTGATGCCGTCGGTAGCTAGAGAAAGGAAGTAGACACCAGCGCCAGCATTGTCGAGGACTGTGCCGAAAATCTGGCCCTTGTTCTCGCTAAAGTAGATGTCATGGGCGTCCTGGGCTGTGTCATAATCAAGATGAACACAGGCAGTTCCTTCCTTCCTACCCTTGACGATAGGAAGATCGAACTGGACGGGCTGGTAAATGTAAATGCCAGTGGTATTGCTGGCGTCGGTCACGTTGTTAAGACCGGCACCAGTAAGCATGGCAAGAGAAACTGGCGAAATCAATGCATCTTCGACAGTGAAGGTCATTGTGCGTTCCCTATGTGTTGGAGCCAGGTCGCTACCCTGACCCTCCTGGTCGCGATTGCGTTGCCAGGACTCCACCTTTATATATACGTGGAGAGCAGACTATATCTTCACCCCGCTCAATGCAGGGGCCTCCCACTTCGAACGCGCTTGCGTCCTACTCCGACAGACGGATAGTCGTTGAACCTTCTCGATTACTTTTGAAACCTCTTGAAATTGTTCTCCGAATGAGTAACTTTTTGCAGATTACACAAACGATTGTCTGACGGTTCGTTATTGATGTGGTCGATAACGTAGCCATCATAATCATAATCTCCAGTGAAAGTGCTATAAACAAGCCTGTGGATATAATATCTTGGACCGTTCATTCCAAGTTTCACTCTACTATACTTTAAGTTGTCATCCGTTCGAATCAATTTTCCAGATTTGGTATTTACAACTCGACCCATGTTAGATACCTCGTAAATGGGCGCATCTTTAACCGGTAGCCATTGTTCGCCAGGGAGGTCCTCAATGTGATATCGGTGGTTTCTATGAATGACCTTCGCGTTCTTCAGATATTCATCTGTGTTCTGCTTGAAAGTCGCCCACTCTAGATTCTCAACTCTGTTGTCAAGTTTGTCGCCGTTCTTGTGGTGGACGACAGGAAGATTGTCAGGGTTTGGAATAAAATACTCTGCCACCAGACGATGTGCATAAACCATCTTGCCTTTTTTCCCGGTAAGCTCGTTCACGATTGCTAGACAATATGTCTGGTAGCCAACGTTATCAATCTTACCTGAAACCCAACGTCCCTTGTCTTCCTCGTACCGTCCTCCGTGACAGCCAGGCTTTTTTAAGCTCTTGACTCTGCCGTCGTTGTAAATTAAATAATCTGGGTCTTCTTTTAGAGGTCTGTATTCGAGCTTGGATGCTGATTGTCCAGTCATAAATATCGCTCTCCTTCTTTGTACTGGTTTATATGTCCTAGGGACATTATACCCCAATATATCAAAGAAGTCAAGAAATTTTATGCTTCTGGATTTTCCAGCAGTTCAGGAGGTATTTCTTATAAGCATTGGATTGCTTATTGGAGGGTTCACGCAGATGCGAGTGTAAACCTTATAGGGAAGGTTTACCCCAGCCCTCCCATGCTATCAAGCGTGGGTTGCCCTTTCCGCCCTGGGCGTAGACCGTTGTGGTAGCGCCCTCAAGGCTGGAAGTCTTGGCAGTTGTGATGTAAAGGACCGGCTGGCCCTTTTTGAAAGTCTGGTTGCCGACACGAACGCCGTCAGTACGAGCCTTGAAGACGACGTCGCAAATTTCACGAACACCAAAGTTCATAAACACATCCTCCTTAAAAAGGTTTCTAGATTATACTATTCATATATATTAGTAGCCCAATGGTCAGGCTCCTCGACACCGTCGGTACTCATCATAGGGGTTGTCTTAATCTTCATAAAGAGATCGTATTCGCTCTTCTTCATATACCGTGTGAATGCGTCGAACAGCTGAAATGGGGTGTACCTATATATAACATTTATATCGACGGCCAATCCAATAGAAATGACCGAAGCATAAAGTCCAAACAAAGAAGAATTTTCTCCTCCAAGAGCGTCAGACGCAGTTTTTCTTCTGCCAGCCTCTATCTTTCTTGCAATCTCTTCTGCTTTCGCGTTCGCTGGATTGAACTCTTTGTCACTCTTTTGAGGAGGCCAAAAGAGCTCTTTGATAGCGGTACAAAAGTTCTCGCAATTGAACTGGTTGATCATTCCCTTCATCGCTTTGTCTTCTTCGTTTTCTTTAAAGCAAATCATGTTCTGCTTTACCTCGACGAAATAATTCGGGAACACAACTGACAGAAACCTGCTTATAACGTCCAGCAGTTTCTCGTCCGAGTTCACAACAGTAAGAAGTATCTGAAAGTCAGGGACGTTCTCCAGCTGGGGTGTGCTGTCTTTGATTGGGCCTATAAATGCCCGATCGACACTCATGGCACGGACGGCAAGTAAAAAGTCGTTTTCTCCAAACTGGGCAACGGCTTTTATGGTTGGCGGGGTGATAAAGACTCCGCATCCCTCTATCGGCACCTGGGCACCAGAGAGATACAAGCCAACGTCACCTTTATAGCTCATCTACTATGCCAGACTCCTCACTGATTTGCTCTTGGTCGTCAGTGGAGTGTGTGGCAATATACGTGAGAAGAACCCCGCCCCAGTTTTCGTCCCATGCGAACTCGCTTGCTCCAGCAAACTGCAATGTGCCGATTCCGCTTAACTTTGCATTGTTCAACATTCCGTTGACATACCCTGCCATTTTCCAAGGACGGATTGCGTAGTTGTCTAACTCCCAGTTGTCGAAGTTGGAGATACACATAATCTCCATCGTCGTGTTCGTGTACTGGGGGTTGACAGTCGGAGCGACATCGCGGAATCTGATAAACAGATAACTCTTTGAGTTCTCAAACTCGATAAACGGCAAAATCGGCACAAACTTTATATAACCGTCGTCTTTCAGCTTTGAGACTGAAACTTCATCTACAAGAGTCTGATATTGATGTTTTGAAGGGTCAAGACAATCCTTCTTCATCACAACCATAAGCCTCTTGAGATAGTCGCTATACGGCTTGCTCTCAACGAAGAGCTTTCTTATAACAGCCTCTTTGTCGTTCTCCATTGACAAAAACGTGACGTTGAAATCTTTCGCCAAGCTAGTGGCCTTATAAATCATACGTGTCACCTCCTAAAGTGAACGGACTTCAATTTTCTGCTCAAAGTAACAACCGTCGTCGTTCCTGAACTTTAGCAGGAAGTCGCACGTCCTTGAAGCAGTTATCTCAACTTTGCAAGAGTTGCCTTTCTGGGCAACCACTTTTGCATGTTTTGAATCAACTCCATCCACATAGAAGGTGCCGTCTTTGACTTTGTTTCTAATTTTGTATTCAACGACATCGTAAGGAGATACAACAGACTCTCCAACAATCGGAGTCTGACAATGCTTTATGAAGACCTTCTTTGCAAACCAACTGTCGTTCGTCCCATATTTAAGGGTAAAACCGTCAACAGCACCGTCATAGACCTTGACCTTGACGAATCGTCCATTTTCTGTCACACTTGAGATTCTGACTCTTGGGTTGCCGTCAACTCTCCATTCGCTGTCCTCGTTGAGATAGTCTCCTCTTATCTCAAAGCCGAACTCACCGTCTTGCTCGACGATGGATTGGCCTAGAATCTGATCGCACGGGCAGGCGGGAAGAACGTCTGCAATGTCCTCGACGGGATTATCGTTCGTTTCTTTCACAACAGCCTCTATTATGCCTGGCACAGAGAAACGGTCTGTAGCCTGTATTTCCCAGGTCTGTCCTGCTATCTTTATCTTCTTGAAACGATTGAAGAACTCATCCGTCTTGTCGTCCTTTTTGACGTACACAGTGCTTTTGAGGTTCATGTTGGCGATGTTTACAGCGTCTTTGATGAACCAACTTGCAGACGTCTCCGTTGGTCCCTGGAAATAAGTCCAATAAGTCGTGCCGTCCAAGTCAATGGTATAACGGCATCTTATTATCTCCGTCTTGAAGAATGCAGTTTCAGATAAGAACGGCAGATACACCATCCAATGAGAACCGTCGTCAAGCACCTCGAACACGTCGCCCGCTTTCAGATGCGCGTCTTTCTCTATCGCAAAAATCTTTCTGTCATAGTCTGCGGTCAATTTGTTATCATTGATCAAACCATACCAGCACTCCTTTTCTGGCGTCTTTACACGACGCGAGTGCTGGTCTCCTTGTAGAGCAAGTCGTAGGCTCTTTAGTTTATCTTTGTTGATCCTGTCTATCTGATTGAAACCGCCTCTAAACAAAAGTCTCTGCCTCATGGTTTCCATCGACATTGTACTCACCTCTTATCTTTGTGACAAGGGTGCAACATTCGAAGACGAAACGTCTATAGTCCATGAAATCCATGCCGGGACTTAATTCTTTCAGTCCCTTAAGTTTTACAAGAAGAGAGATAAGCTCTTCTTTGTCAGGAAAAAGCTTCTGCATACCAGTCAACTCTAAAATCACAGTATCAAGCAACTTCATCCAAGCCCCACCCTCTTCTCTCAAAGGAAGAAGCTTGAATATCTGATTGCCGACCTTGTAATAATATTCCACAAGCATCTCGTTTGGAATCTCTATCGTGCACGTTTCCATTGTCAGTCCACCGCCATAATCGTGTCCATTGTTGACACTACCTCGCCGTTCTTATTGACGCGACGACGGCAATAGAGACGTTGGAGATGAAATCCCTTGTCCTCGTAGTAGGTCTTCAGCTGAATCAACCTTGCCATATGGCTTGCTTGAGACGTGAAGCTAAAGTCACTACTGCTGTACTTCTGCCTTACAAGCTCGATACTTGCGAGCTGATAGCCTATCCAGACGGAAATCATATACTGGCAGATTATAAGCTCTTCCTCGGCAGTCAACTGCACGTTGAAATGTCTCTCTGACCAGTTTATGTCAAATATGTTCTTCCTTGGAAACTCGAAATAGGGAAGAGCACCCATAAGAATCTCATCAAGCATTCCTTGAGTGTCTTCTCTTGTAAGCTCCATAAACATGTCGTCTGTGATATGGCTTAAAAAGACGTCGTACATCTCATCAAGAGTCGTGAGATGGCTTTCTGGCCCTTTTACTTGTGGATTGGATAAATCAGGGGTGTAAAAGGGGTCCATATCCTACTCCTCCTCGGTCTTCTCTTCCTTTGTATCAACGGCAGCGGAACTTGCTCTCCTATCAGAAGACTTCTTTGCTGGAGCCTGCTTTTGTGTGGCTCTCCTCTCGGTCGGCTTGTCGTCCTCCTTCTGGGGCTCGTCCTTGTAGGCATTCTTAATCTCAATCATCTTCGTGACATCCTTGCCTGTAGCCTCCTTGATAGCCTTACGGCGGTTGACGTCAGGAATCTCAAGCTCTACTGCAATGTCAACAAGAGACTCCTTAATAGCATCGGGGGCATAGTCAAGAGCATCAAGAAGGACTTCGATAGGCTCTGTCGTCAATGCGCCGACAATCTCATCCCTGCCCCATGAATACTCATGCTCAAAAGAATCGTCGGACACGCCAAGCTCTGTGGCAAGGTCCTTGTTATCAATCCTTAAGTAGTTCTGGAACAAAGTAATTGTGCCGGGCATGTTGGAGACTTCCCTGACTTCTCCGGCGGTCACGCTCATGGTGCCTCTTGGAGCAAACCTTCTGAACGTGCCGTTCATGAGCTTGTACCCTGTCGGCGAATCCATCATATTGACAAGCTTGACCATCGTGTCATCAGGCACGAGATTAACGTTGACTGGCATATTTTTCTCCTTTTTTCTCTTTTAAAAAAAGAGGGGGCAAAAGCCCCCTCTAGGTTCGGCACGTCTAGCGGGGATTATACCCAACTAATCAAGTGGTCGTATCAGCCATTTTAAGAACGGCTGGAAAATCTAGCGGACAGCCTTCTTGAGTTCGGTGTTGGTGTAGCAACAAATCGAAGGATTGCTGAACACGGCAACGCCGAACTTCTTGTAGGTCTGCATATCGGTCGACCAGTCATCATTATCGGTGATGGTACGAACGGCAGTCTGGCCCTCGAAGACGATCTTGACGGGCTTCTCGTTGCCAGCGATTGAGGCGAAGATGTAAGCCTTGGAAGGATCGACGACCTTCTCGGAATTGGTCTCGTCGACCATTGACTGCTCAAGCATGATGACAGAGTGGCCCTTGTAGTCGCCAAGCCAGCCATCCCTCCACAGACGGTTCTTCATATCTTCAGAGACGAACTTGTCCTGGGGAAGCATACGGGAAGCGAACTCCTGCGTGCAGAAAATAGTGGAACGACCGGTGCCGTAAGAGTCAGAGATGGCGAGAAGCTGGTCCATAGTAGCCTCGTCAAAGCCAGCAAACGTGGCACGGTTGTTGGCAGGGGTCTGGGCAACGACAGCGTCAAGAGCCTTTAGGATCTCGGCGTAAATGTACTCGTCCATGCCCTCAAGCATAATGTCTGTGAAGTCGGCAAGGCTGTAACGACCGTCGAGGAACTCCTCGAAGCCGATCTTGACGGCACCACCGATAGCGCTTGTGGCAACGGTAAGCTCACGGCCATCAAGCTGGAAAGTCTCGTAACGACCGGCAAGGCCGACACGGGTGACAAAAGCCTTGGCACGCTTACGAGCGGCCTCTGTAATCTTAATCTTGAAGACGGCCTGATCGCCCTGGGCAATGCTCTGGACGTCGGCGAAACGCTCATACTGGGCCATCACCTTGCGAGGCAGAACCTCGTCGATGGTGTTCTCAATGAGCTCGTAAATCAAAGCCTCGTTGCGACGGAAGCCCTGATAGTTAGGAGCGAGAAGCTCAAACTGGGCGCGTAGGACGTCGTTGACCTCCTCGGCGCTGTAGCTCTCCTCTGCGCTGTAAGTAACAGGTGTCTTGTTGACTGCCGCCTTGGCAAGGGCGAACAGACTCTTGCTATCCATGAGTTTCATTATCTGTATCCCCCTTCTAATTAAGCGACGATGCACTGAAGCTTGACAGCGGGCTGGCCGTCAGGCATAGTGGTTTCCTTGACGACCTTGCAGACGAGCGTACCGTCACCCTCACCAGCAGCGAGGAAACCGTCGGCACCAGGGGCAACCTTGTCGCCGACATTATACTCGCCCTTGGCAAGAGCGTTAGTCGTCCAAACGTCGCCGGCAACCATACCGAGAACGCGGGGGAACATCTGATTGTCATAGAAATCGGTACGCTTCATGGCGAAGTCGCGGTGCATCTGCTTGCGCTCGTCATAGAGCTTCTCCTCGTTGAAGACCATCATCCAAGGACCGTCTCCAGTGAAAGCAACCTTGCCACCGGCGTAGTCATACTTGACAAACATGCCCTGCTCAAGAGTGTCGATGCTCTCGTCAGCGGGGAGTTGAGCGTAAACGCGACCGTCGCGCTTCGCAGACAGATGATTGTCCTCAACCTGGGCAAAGTTGTCGTGTCCAGCGAGAACCTGCTTCTCGCGGTCGATAGTAATTGCCATTCTTAATCCTCCTTATAAATTTTGCGTTGCGCGCCTGTAGTCGCGTAAAGCTTCAATAACTGGGTCTGTAGCGATAGAGTCAACAGAAGACTCGTCTGTGTCGTCAAGACTGAATGCGAGAACTGGCTCTTCGTCCTTCTCATCCTCGGTATCGTCGACAGAGAAGTCGACGTTCTTCTTGACGTAGGCAAGAGCAAGCTTGGCCTCAATTTCGTCAAGCGTATACTCTGCCTTGTGCTCGATAACGTCGGCCTTGTCTTCGTCGGTAAGCATGAAATACTTGCCGATCAAGGCGTCCTTCTCGTCGTTCTCAACCTTGAGCTTGAACTCCTTGAGGGAGTCTAGCTCGCTCTGTAGGGAGGCGTTCTGCTTGCGCAGAGACTCAACCTCGGCAACCAGCTGTGTAAGCGAGAACTCTGGCTCTGGGTCGGCCTGTTCCTCAACGGGAGCCTCCTCTTGTGCAGGCTCCTCTGGAACGTTCTCTTCCTCGGCTTGCTCCTCAACAGTCTCGGGGGCAGGCTCCTCGGCAATAGGCTCTGTCTCCTCCTCCACGACTGGAGTGGTCTCTTCCACAGCCTCTTCCTTGGCAACCTCCTCGAAAGTCTGTGCGGTTTTGTCCATGTCTAACCCCCCTTCAGTGGGCTCTTCGTTGGATATGATATCCTTGAGTTCGTTCATCATCGTAAACAACGTTCTTGCGAACGTAGAATAACTCTTGTCTGCCGAATACTCCTTCGGTGCTGTGACAGAGGCACCTTCAAAACAAGGCTCCACATCGTCACCTAGAATACACAGCTTGCTAAACACTGCATCATTTATAATAAAAAATTCAAGGCCAGATTCAGTGTCGCGTGACCAATGACCGTCAAGAGTGTTGCTGTCAAGCTCCATCGACTGGCCTTTGCCGTTGTCGATGACGCTTTGAGCCTCTTCAAACTGACCTGTCCATAGGTAGCCCTCGGTCATCAGGTACTCGTGCTCGACGTCGTTGCCGAACTCGTCTGTGTCAGTGTACTTCTGGAACCACACCTTGGCATCAGGTGCGACAAAGCCATATGGCTTCGTCTTGCATGAGAACTTTATCTCGTCGTCCTCAATCGTTATGACCTCGCCATGATCTCCGAAATCTTCCTTCTTCTCAGTGTAGCACCCGACGATAGGGCATGTCGGGAGAGTATCTGCCATCTTCTTGGCAGTCTCCTTGCTGATGAAGGACCCGTTGCGGTTCTTACCGACATACAACACCTTGATCTGGCACTTCGAAACCATAGGGTTGCAGGGCGTTATGTTTATAAATTCAGGAGAGTCGATAGTCTCCACTGATTTATTGTTGTTCATCTTCTCTCCTTACGAGGCGCTCTCGATGTTCTGCATCGTCTTCTCTGACTTTTCGTCGTCAGGCAATTCCGGTCGACCAGCGCTCTTCTCCTCTATGTCTGTCTTCTTCACCGTCTTATTATCAGTTTGAGACTTATCACCGCCGTTGTTGGAAACGGTTGAGGACATCTGGGGCGGGACGAACAGCTCCGTCAAATTCATAATCTTGTTCTCGAAGATAGCGGAGGCGAACACAGAAAGTTGGGACCTTCCGAGTGCAACCTGTGGCAAGAGTAGTGAATAGCCGATTGTGACTTGTTCCTTATACATCTTTGCAAGGTCTTTGTAATTGTAAATCGTCGTCGGCAATATAGAAAATTCAAAATACAATCTATTTTTACTCTTGTTCATCGGTTTTAAGATTCTTTGACCAAACTTTTTAAATTGATCAATCAAATTCGAAAGAGTCGCCTCATCGTTCAAGATAGACTTCTCAAGAGCAATGTTGCCGCTTGAGTTGAACTGCATCTGACTCACACCGGCCTCGTTGTAGACCGTCCTCTCAACTTTGTCAAGCTGGTCGACGCTTGAGACATTTCCTTTGTCGGACATATCCGCAACATCGACGTCGGCAAAAGTGGTGAGAACGTTCACACCGATTGCCTTGCCGACCATAGAGACTGCGTTCCTGTGAATCTGCCCTGCCTCGGCAAAGTCGAAGACGGAGTCACCGTCTTTCTTCATCGGCAACTTCTGCACGATGATTCGGACGAGCTGTTGTGCCATCTTCTTTTTATCAAGGTCTTGGGCGTCGTCCAAGTCCATGAGAGCCGGAATGACGTTTACGAACACAGGTGCGTCGGAGTTACTCAAGTTGAACTTTACGGTAGCCTCGGGGTCAAGAAGAATCCAACCGAGGTCGTCGCTCGACACGTCTTTCGGCAATTTACCCGTCTTGTATGCAACGTATGCCTTTTGAATCTCTTTTGGAAACATCTTGACAACCCTCATGCGGTAGTCAAGGTCTTTGAAGTTCTCGTCAAAGTATTTGACGTTGAACTCGATGGCCTTCACGCCGTTTTGTGAATACCTCGACCTACAAAAGTCGATTGGAAGCTCTTGTAGGTACACTGCATCCTTCTGACGGATGATATACCCATAATAACAACCACGCTTCATAACCTTTAGAGCTATCTCGCCGAATGTCTCCTTCAAAGAACAGTTTTCAAGCATCAACAGCGATTTTATCCAGCCTTCGACGACCTTCTTGTCTGGGACTTTCTCGTCACACCTTATCGGGGTGACTATCCAGTCATACTTGAACAAATACGCCATGTAGCGACAGAGCCTTGAATATATGCCGTTCGTCCTAAAGAAAAACTCGGATATCGCCCTCTGCTTTCGTAAGTCGTTTCTCAAGAATGCGTTCTCGACGTCTTCCTTTTTGATCGGCTTGCGATTTTGAATTGAGTCAATGATGGCATCCACGTCGGCTGTTACGTCGTTCTTCAAGCGCTCTCTGCCGACCTTGATTGAGTTGAAGTCCGTCGGGAAAGGCTTGACCGAGCTGTCATCGGTCTTCAGACCAAATGCGTCTGACATGTACACCTCCTTACGTGTAGCCGGCTGATGCCATTATATAGTCGTAGGACAGCTTGTCCTCATCTTTATATGATATAGAGACAAGCTTAATCCCATGTTTCTTGCAATACCTCTTCTTGCAACAGTCGTTGTACTGTTGTCGGCTCAACCCTGAACGCCCGCCGAACTTGCCGACAGGGGAGTAGTGCTGTTTGCCGTTCGCCTCTATCAAGAAGTCAAGGCTCCCGTCGTCGTTCAGCACCGCAAAGTCAAACCGCAGAGGTCTTCCACTGCTTGCGACAAGGTCGGGGAACGTGTACTCTTCCACGAACGGCACGTCGTTCAGCTTAAGGATATCATGTATTCTCATCTCCATTTTGGAACTTTCCACGGTCCCCTCCTTTCCATGTGCATGAAAAAACCGCGTATACGGACTGGTATACGCGGTCCTTTCAATCCATATTTGGTTTTTATGCGCACCAATCACACAGTTTTTGACCAAGACTACGAATAAAAGACAAAATCTCCCAGATTCGACTTCTTTTTCTGGGCTTTCTCCTCGTCCATCTTGCACCAATACAGCGCGTAGATAAGCGCGGAAAACTTGTCCTTGTTTATTCTTGAATTGGACTGCTTGAGCACTATTGTACCCAAATTGTCGTCTTTCATAACGAGGTTGAGCATCTGTAGCTTGAGAATGTCCGTCTGCTTGAACGGCATAAGGTACGTCTCCCTTTGTAGCTTCGTCATGGCCTTGCCTTTCTCAAGAGACATGAGGTTGGACTCTGCCACCTGGGAGCTGATTGGGAACCTTATCCTTCCTGCCATCAACTGTGCTTGCGTGTAGGCATACAGAGACGAGTTCAGCTCTCTGTTTGCCTTTATGATATATAGCGCATCTTGTATCGTGTTCTCTGTCTCATACTTGGTATATCTCTCAATGTCGTCTTCGTATTTGTTTATAACACCCCATCCATACAGTGTTTTGCCCGTATCAGGGTCATCTTGATCGAGAACAAGGTTATCGACAAGACCTGCTCCTACATTTGTGTTCCGTGCCGTTCGCTGGTCGGCACGCGGGGTTAAACCCAGCTATATGTTGCCATATAGATCAGACTATATCTTCACCTCTTTCCAGAGGGCCCCCCATTTCAGGCACCTAAAGCTTATGCCTTACGAGCTTTCGCTCTAGTCGTTGAACTTCTTACGGCAAACCGTAATTTAGTTGCTGATTGTCCCAGAGGGAGTTCCCAGCAGTTAAAGGGGTTTTCTTTGTCGATTACTCGACAAAGGGGCTAGTTGATTCCAACCCGTTTCCATCTAGTACGCAGGCCTTGCATTTATAGTGGTTAAAAATTCTCTTTAAGTGAATCGCTTGATAAACAAAGTTCTCGCCTTCATAAGACAAGACGTTTTCTATGTATTTTTTCGGGAATTTCGTATGCGGGGATGGCACGACTTTCATGATTATTACTTCTGTCGTACAGCCAAACCTGCCGACATCTACTCCCATGATGTAATAGCCGTCTTTTGTCCTGCCGTCATACTTAAGATCGGGCTGTTCTATCGTTCTCCACTTCTCAAAAGTATCGGGGTCGAAGAACGAACCCTCGGCAACACCGCTCCATACGCTACCGTATTCCATAGCGAACGTCGTGTCGTCATACGTCGCATCAGCCTGCGTCGCAGTCATGTCTTCCTCGGACAGACGCCCCTCGGCAAGAGACAGCCTGTAGTCTCCGCCAAAGACGAATGCCTGCTTCGGGTCGACAACCATCTGACAGTACAACTGAATGAGCTTCTCGTAGGCAAATGTAGCCTTGTAGCCTGCTGATGTTCTTGTGTGTTCACGAAGAGTCGCTACCTCTTCGCCGTGCTTCACACAGCTTGCCATCTCTGGCAAGAACAGACCATATCTTCACCCTGCTTGTCACAACAGGGGCCTTCCACTTCGCAGGCGCTTGCCCGCTACATAATGGTCGTTGAGCCTTTACCCGTTCTGGGCACTTGGTTGCTGATTGCCTAATTCTGACAGTTTTCAAACATTCACGTCTGCCGTTCCCAGCTACGTTGTAGTCTGTCAGACTCTAAAGGTTTTCCAGCAGTTCAAAAGGTTTTCAATTACACGTCTCCGTGTAAAGACACGTATCTTTTAAAAAAGTTCATGTAGAGTTGCCTACGGTTTATCTTCTCATTCTTATCAACCTGGCCGTTGATGTTTCTGTCAACGGCCATAGTGGGGATGACGACGGCATTGAGAATCTTGCCGTCAATCTTGGCGCATTCCTCTATGATGCCTGATGTGTAACGCTGACCACGCGAAGACTCGGTCGCTGCGAGGTTTTCTATGACCGACCCGTTCTTGAATTGATACGATACCTTGTCTTTCGACACGACGGTCTTCGTATTCTTGCCCCTCGTGTCCCACTCTATCTCTTTTCCAAGAGCGGGAATCATCTGAACCAATAATTCTACCTTGGAACTTAAGATGCTGGCACTCTGTGCTTTAACGTCCGACGTCATGAACAATTTGCTTCCAGGGTAAAGTATCGCCTCTATCATCAGGGCAAGCACAGCCATAAATGACTTTGAGAAGCCTCTTGTGAAGGTGGCATAAACGTATCTATGCCGAAAGATTACCCTCAAGAAAAAACGTTGATAAAAATATAGATGAAAGGAGTTCTTGGGGTTGAGAGAGCAGAGATAGTCGATGAACCTGTCAGGATACAGCCTCCAGTACGCTATAAGCTCCCTGAACTTGTCGATGTGCTTCATCACCGACTCCTCCGAGAGGTCAACCTCCTTGTCCCTGGAGCCACCCGACATCTTTAGAATGTCCTCAAGAGCCATCTTCCACCTCCTCCTCTTCGTCGTAATCATCGTCGTCGTCCTCGGAGGGGCTGGACGGCACACTCATGTTGCCCATCGTCTCCATGAACCTCTTGGTCTTCGTGTCGGCTTCCTCAAGCCTGGCGATGTACGTCTCGATAAGTCCCGCGATGTTTGGCTCGTTGCGGAGCAGGTTGACGGAGTATTGCTTGAAGTTGTTTATGGTGACGTCTATCTTGTCCTGCGGGTATTCCTCGGGGTCCGGCATCTGCTCTATTATCCCGCCGTCCCTCTCACACAGCTGCACAAGCCTGCCGACCGAGTCGACGAGGTCCGTCCTGTCCTGCTTGTTCTGCTGGTCCGTGAACCTGCCGGTCTTCCTCAAGGAGTCAAACACCTGCGACAGGCTCTTGTAGCCCAACGTGTCGTCAGAGTCGAGCGCCTCGTCCATCTTAATGGACGTCTTGCACAGCTTCTTCAGCGTCTCCTCGCGATCCACCGACATGTCGTACTCGGCACAATAGCGGTTGTACATGCTCTCCATGCGCACCCACTCCTCGGGGGTGTACGACGTGCCCCACTTAGAGAGCAGGTATACCCTGTCCTGTGTCGTCAGGTTGTCGTTCACGGACTTCTCATACTCGCTCTTGAGCGTGTACTCCTTCGACTCCCCATCCCTTGAGACGGAATCGGCGTAGGACGACCTGGTGTTGTACTCCGCCTTGGTTATCTCCCCTGACTCAAGCTTCTTCCTCAAGTCAAGCTCGCTCTCCTGGTCGGTCTGCGGGATGAGTCCGTTAAGCTCCTGGTTGTCGCTGTCGGCATAGCCGAACTTGCGGTACTGGTGCATCTTCATGTTGCGCATGTACTTGCCGAGCACGCTCTTGGGACCGAACCTCCCAGGGTTGGCCTTGAACTCCCTGTTCGACATGGACACCCACATGCGCTCTATGTACGGGATGTCGTACCTCTCAAGAATCCACAGGAACGTGTCGGGATCCCCGTTGTCAACGTGCTCCAAGAGGCAGTCCTTGCACAGGTCGTCCCTCTCGCCGTTCTTGTAGCAGAAGAACTCGTCCAATATCTTGGACCTGCCGCACTTGGAACACACCTTACGTATCGTCGAACTCATTTGCCGGTCACCCCCTTCCTTACGTCGGATGCACAAGAGCAGGCTATGAACATGGCAGACAGGTACCTGCTCACAAGCACGGACATGGGGTTCGTGCCGTCAATCTGGGCACCGTCGTTGATCATGCCGCTCACTGTAGCTGACGCTTTCTGGTATAAGCCGAGTAGGAAATCAAACTCCTCGTCTGTCGGCATCCTCCCTCCCCTTCCTGACGGCAGTCCTGCACTCCTTGCAACGGGAGTAGTAGCCGTCCTTGCTTGAGTTCCTTGTAAACCACATAGGGTGTGCGGGAAGCGCCCTGCCACACCTCGTGCATATCTTCCACCTATCCCAGTGACGTAGAAGCCACAGCCTTCTGGCCCTGTCGGCAACTTCCTTTGGGACATGAACCGACCACCTGGCACCCCAGTAGCTCGCAGACCTGTGGGTTCCCAATCTCTCGCCTATCACCTTGGCGACATCTGCGTCGGTGGCGTTCTTGAACTTTAGCTCGACCATGAGCCTCATCGGCTCGTCGTCCCCGTATAGCGCGTCAACGGCCTCCTCAAGGTCGACAAGCAACGCAGACACGTCAGACCTGGCGTCACCGTTGGACAAGGCCTTGAGCGCGGTGTAGTCCCGCATGAGCGCGAGCACGCACCTCTCGTCGCACATGGTTATGCCACGCCTGCCGTGGGGGAGCAACGTGACTGGATCGACTACCACGTCGTCGTCCAAGAGACCTGGGGCGTCGGGGGGCAGAGACGCCCTTGCAACAGGTGCAGGCGTCGGATTTGAGGACTCGCCTGCAACGACCAGGTCGCGGTACTGGGATATGACCTGCCGTTTAAGCTCGAACCTCCTCTTGCCGGTCGCCCTGTCAGCCTGGGCCTTGAGCGAGTCTATGGACTCACGCATAGCATTCGCTTCCTGCGACTGCACGTTCGGCCGCTTTTTGACCGACGCAGGGTCGGGCGGCATGTCGGAGGACAGGGAGGACAGCGTGTCGTCGGAGGACATACCTTCTGCGGAAACGGACCCCACCGGCATCTCCCTCTTCGCTATCGTGACGCACCTGTTGCGGGTGAGCACGGGGTACTCCTGCTTCCTCTCGTAGGGGGTGGACCCACGGTCGGAGACGCACAGGATGTAATCAGCCATAGCTGACATTTGAGCCTTTGTAGGCCTCGGGTTTTTAGAGAGCGACCTGCGCACAGCATCCACCCTTGCAGGTCTGGACTTCTCGTTGTAATCAAAAGAATCGGCCAAGACCGAACCACCTTCTCTCATAAGCGCGTTAACGCGCATGACAAACACACCGCATGAATATACCCAGGAAGAGAAGGTGTGATTCAGGTTGGGAATTGAAAAAGGAGTTTTGAGAATTTTCGTGCGGACAGAGAGTTGGGAATTGGAAAATAGCTTTTGGGAAATTTCGTGCAAGCAAGGGATTAGGAATTGAGAAATGAGTTTTAGGAAATTTCGTGCCCCCCGGTTTTTCAGCTTTGTGTAAATTTCGTGTAGTCCGGAAATATACCCTCCGGGGTATTGACAAACGCCCCGAGGTGTGATCCACCGATCGACCCTCAACCCACACTTGAGGGTTATAATCCTACCTGGCTACTAGGAATTTAAAACCCACCGAACCAGTAGGATTCTAAAACCCTCCAGTCGAGTAGGATTATAAAACCAACTCGATCGGTAGGGATATAAAACCCTACAACCTGGTAGGATTATATGTTTAGTCATTTTAGGAAAGTTAACAAGTTTACTCAAACTAACTTATGTGATGATCGGTTGTGGCAATTCTATGGAGGGCAAAAAACTAGCCTCAAACGTTTGCCCCAAACGTCAAAAGGGTCTATAGTGGTTCCTGTCAAACGGAAACGCGCCCAGGGGGGCGCAAAAACGGAAGGGAACTATCATGTTTGTTACTATCGACCGCGCTGCTATCGAATCCGCAATCCGTGCCGAGTACGCCCGCGAGCTCACTCGCGACTGCTGGTACACCGCCGTGTCTCGTTACGGCGTGCTCGCCGTTAGCGAGTCCTGGGACGATTGCCAGGACGCTATCATGGAGTACGTCAACTGTGCCGTGGACGAGGACGAGGAGGAGCGCCTGCTCGCCGAGTGTGCTATCCGTCATGCAACTAACTCCGAGACGGTCGACGCACTAATTAAGCGCGAACTGGACTACATTGCTATGTCTACAAGGTGCCTGCTAGCCGACTCCATTGACGAACTCCGCCAGGCAGTCATTGACGAACTGCTAGAACTTGGTTACCAGGATAGTTTTATTCGTTTCGATTCGGGCGCTCATTATTGCCGCTACTACGACGGCGATATGATGTTTGAGGTTACGCCCTCGTTCTAGTTGCCCTACCGCGCCCCTCACGTGAGGGGCGCACCCCTTGAAACGTTTCCACCTTACAAAAAGGGGTTTATCATGACCGCCACCGCTACCAGCACTGAAAAGTTCCATGAGTTCTACGTTATCGACCGTGACCGCGACGATAACCGCGCTATTGTCGTGTACCGCGACATGATTGAGTGTGACGAATCTATGGTTATTGAGGTAACCGAGAATGGATGCCATGTTTTCAGAGGGTAGCCTCGCCCCAGATAGCACGTTGGCCCCAGGGGAGCACGCCTGGCCCCTGGGGTTTTGTCGTGCCTGGCACCTGGTAACCCCAGGGGGTAGCGCATGATCGAGTGGAGGTGCTCACGTATTGGGCAATTCCAGCCCGGTTATGCAATATACGCTCCAACGACCCCCAACTTGGGGTCGAAAAAGAACATAGGGAACTGGGCTTTTTATAGAACCACGGTATAGACAACGGGCCGCAGCATCCCACTCCCGAAACGTAGCACTCGCTCGCATCGCCCGTATAGGGCGGCCAAAAAGTTAACTTAAGCTAACAAATTTTTAGGCGAGCCAGCGAGGCAACCAAGGCTAACTCCCTATAGCCTGAAAGTCGACCGAGTTTGCCATGGTTTACAATAGCAATGTGTTGAATGTGTGATGTGCCGCCCTGCTGTTGCTATTGTCTCGCTGGTCTAGTATTATGGTTCCAGTCGCAGGGGAAAGGCCCCAGCGAGTCCTAGCAAAGGAGCACACAATGAACGTTAGCGCCAACCTCGTGAACAGCCTGGCATCCATGCTCACCGAGGAGCAATTCAGGGAGTTCAAGCGCAACGTCGCAATCGAGAACTGCCCTGGCATGACGTTTGCGTCCGAGTGGGCGTCCTCGAAAGACGCGGACGAGTTCATTAAGGAGCTAGCCGAGGAGTCCGATGACCTGGGCTACGTCACCTCGCTCGATATCGCTGGCATAATTGAAAACGGATTTGGCAACCTGTTCTTTGGCAAGTATCTCGACCAAGCTGGAAACATTTGCCGGGTCTATGGCACCAAGGAGTCTATTGCCGAGTTTTCAGACGGACGACCTCACGGCGAGGGCAAGGAGTTCCGCAGGAAGAACCTCGACACCAGCTGGAACCCGTCTCGCTTTTTGGATTGTGTGAAGACGTTCATCCAGTATCTCGTTCGCCTGGGCGTACTCACTCGCACCGAGTACACCAAGGATACCGTTCGAGGTGGAACCGCGAGGTGCTACGCGATAAATCAAAATCGTTAACCTAGTGGGTCCCCTGCGACTGCGAAAGCGGTTTCAGGGGACCTACCTGGTTTTTGGAACTGAAAAGCAAAGAGTATTATTTTAGACGCAACCTGTCGTAGTATTCCGCAGTAGGGGGCGAAAAAGTTAACCATGGTTAACTTAATTTTTTACACCGAACTGGCAAGTTTACCTTGGTTAACTCTAATCCTAAAATATCTTGGAGTTTGTTTATTTAGAAATCATATTTTTTAATTATAATTCTTCTTGAATCGTTTGTCAAGCACAAATTTTTTGATATCCATAATTCAAACACAATTCGTTTTTGTTTTAATTAAGCACTTAATTTATTAAAAACGATATTTGATAATCATTTATTTAGATGAATTAAGCGTTTAATTAAAACTGAAGTTTGCTATTGTGAACTCAAAACGATATCCGAGGACTGTTAGTTTAGATGAACTTGCGAGCTGTTTGCGACTTGCAAGTGAAAAACGAAAATAGTTTGTTTAGAGGTGGTTTGAGGTCGCATGTTCAACCTCGCTCGCTATTTGGAATTCATTTCCTTATTGCATTGTTTTAGATACAATGCAAGTTCACCTATAAGTAACTTACATTGACTTACAGTTACTTATAAGAACTTACCACTACTTTACTATGGTAAATAAACCCCAGGTAAGAGGGCAAAAACTGGGCGAGTGTGCTTCGCGGTTTATTACCGTTGTGTCTAATGTTATTACCGTTGCGTATGATATAATTACCGATTTGTCTAATGTTATTACTGATTTGTTCGCGTTTATTTCCAAAGTTTTTTCTTGACACCCAGCCCGTTTTATTGTACAATGGAAATGATGAACTGAATTTGTTTTTGAAACTGGTTTCAGAACGACTTTTCGAAACGGTTTCAGAAACAAAAAAGGGCCCACGAATGAGCCCCAATATGAATTCAAAATTTTAACATATCAGAGCCAGTTTTGTCAAGGGTCTGCACTGAAAATTCACAACCATTTTCCCGTTCCTTAATTGTGAAGGATTCGTGGTGAAAAATTTCTTCTTGACTGGGGACGCCCCCAGGTGCCATATTGTAGTCATGCGGAAAAAGGTTCCGCCCGACCTCAACGGAGGAAGTTATGTCTTTTGTAACAACAGATATGAACACGAGGAAGATGTACGGCATCACTCTCGGCGAACGTATCGCACTTATCCCTATGCGTGCTGCCTGCACTATTGCTCGTGTATGTTACGGCCAGTCTCGCATGGACGCATGGGAGACTATGCAAAAACTCGCAAGAGAGAACAATTGGGGCGAGCATGAGTTGGCACTTGCGTGTTATCTCATATTCGGAGACTGGGATGCTGTCTGGTATTATGTAGGCGATTTTGAGCGTTAATTTTACGCGCCCTGGGCTACCAGGGCGCTATCTTCTCTATCTTTCGTTTTAAGGGCATTCTAGCCCATACAATAGCTATTTGGGAAGTTTGAGTCATGGACAGATGCAAGTATTGCAACCAAAACGTTGCCCTGATTTTTGAGGACGTCAACGACGAAACCGACTTGCGCGTTTATATGGAGAACAATCCCGACTACTCGGCAATCTCACTGGGGAATATCATCACCAGGCGTCACGGCAGGGTTGAACCCGACACTGCGCAGTATCTCACCATTCACTATTGCCCCTGGTGTGGGCGCACGCTGAATTAAGGAGAAACTGTGAAGCCCCTGCGCAATCTTGTGTTGGGGGCTTTTTTCTGTTATATTGTAATCGTGCCAGGGGAGATGCGGACGAACCGACGAATCCCGTGCTGGTAAATGAATCCACAAATCTGTCCTGTCTTATTACGCTTTGGGTCGGGCCGTTGTTTAGCCCACGCAATGAATCCTCGCCTACCCTACTCGCTCGCCTCACGGGATTTGAGGGTACTATTGGAATTCCCCCCGCGCTGTCCCTTCGCTGGTATGGTTACAGTATGGCAGATTCCGCGTGCCGTGTCAACACTTTAATTGTGGGGATCGTGTGAACATGCACAATAGCAAAGTTGACTTGATTAGCCGCCTTGCGCTATAATTGCCTATACGAAACGAAAGACGTCCCGATTGGATTGCTAGCTATGGTCATCGCCCTAGACATGGACGGCACGCTCGCAGATTTGTACAACGTGCCGAATTGGTTGGAATCGCTGCACAGTGAGGACGTGACGCCCTACAAGGTCGCGGAACCGCTGTGCGACACTGAAGCCCTTGCAAGTGCCCTACGCCTTGCACGTACAAACGGCCATACCGTCGAGGTCTTGTCGTGGAACTGCAAGGGCGATATCTCCCCCGAGTATCGCCGTAAGGTACGCAAGGCGAAAGTTCACTGGCTCAAACAGCATGGATTGCTTGACGAGGTTGATGCCGTCCATGTTGTCAAGCACGGCACGCCTAAAAGCAAAGTGGCGAGTGGTCAAGGCGTGCTGTTTGATGATGAGACGGCAAACCGCAACGAGTGGAGTTCAAGCGGGCGAGGTGTCGCATTTGATGCCGTCAACCTCGTAGCTAGGATTGAACAGATTGTAAGGCAGTACAACTAACTGCAACGTGCTATTGTGCAAGGGGTACCCATTTATACGAGTGCCCCTTATTTTGTGTGCTCTAACGGCATCACAGCCCCTCAAACGCTATTGTGTAGGAACTATGGATCGAAAAGTTTTTGTTGCCTAGCGAGACAGAATGGTCTATACTGGTTTCAATGCAAGCAAGAAAGCATTGGAGGTTCACATGAACGGCCTAAAGTTCGGTTTTATCTTTTCCATGCTCGCCAATTTCGCCGACATTTATGATTTTGAAGACGCCACATGGTACGCAAGCGGTTGTGGTTATGGCGAGACGGCACGCGAGGCAATCATCGACGCTTGCAAGAACGCCTACAAGGATTGCACGCTTTGGGAGGTTCCACGCAACCCTGTCGGGCATCTCGTGGAGTTCGACGTTGACGGCAACGTTGTGAGCGTCGAACGGCAAACGCTTTGCATTGTAGGTGAAACAACCTACACGTTGGAGCTTGCCGAGGACGACAAAAAGACGTTTTTCAAGGCCACCAACTAACAAAAAAGCCCCTGGGCATGTTCCCAGGGGCTTTGTGTTTAGGATGTGAATAAAAATTTGTCGTTGACGGCAGGTTGCCGTTCTGGTATTATTGTTTTTAGTCCTAATGAGGGGACTTGAAGACCTGGAGGCTATTGTGTGGAACATGATTCAGAACGTGTGCATTGCCGCAATCCTCGGTTTGGTTATCCTTGCGAGCGGTTGCGTTGACGTTCCCGTGCTATTGTTCATTCTTGTGGTCGTGGGCTTGCTCGCCTGGGGGGTTAGCCTAATCACCGAGTGGGAAGAACTGCAAACCCAGGAGGTCAAGGCAAAGCGATAAAAAGCAAGGGAGCCGAAAGGCTCCCCAGTGGGGTCCAAAATTTTACCACACGCCGAACAAAAAGTCAAGCGACAAAAGCAAAAAACTTTGAAAAAACTTTCCCGTCCTGAAATATGTGGCATTTATGAATTTGCCGTCACGACGTGACACGGCAGCCGAGATGGTGTAATATATTCCTCGTAAAGAAAGCCTCCGACTGTTAGGAGATTTCATGAACGTTCGTTTTCACGTGTACGCCCGTTCGCACGGGCGCGAGGTTCCTATGGGGGCGCTCGATTCACGCTCCGTTGCGTGCGCTTCTCGCATTTGGAGCCACTCCATTGGAGTAAAGCCCGCAACGCTTGAATCCCTGGCGTTGTCGGCAATCCGTACCCCCATGGTCAAGCACCACGGCCACGGCATCACTGTTTGGGCGGTTCCCACGGTAGCCTAACCAGCTGGGGGAGGGGTAGGCAGTCCCCTCCCCTTATGTGTCGGGTTTGTGTGGGAAAAATTCTTCTTGCCTTAAACGGCAAACAGTAGTAAACTAGTTACCAGCAAGTGGGACAAACGGAGTCCCACACGACCGAGAGGAAACACACCATGTACGCAATCGTAGCTTGCGACGAAAAGAACGTTAATGTGGTTCGTGGGTTCGTCGTCGAAGACCTCGCCAACTCGCTGGGCGAGAACACCACGGAGGACATGAGCACGGTCGAGGCCCTCGTCGATAGCCTGAACTCCGAGGAGGGGTGCCGTGTCTATCTGGGCTTCGGCATCTCCACCGCCTCTGCCAAGGAAGAATGCATCCACAACGTTCTTTCGTGGGGGTTTCCCGTGGAGAGCATTATAAACGAACGACTTCCACTCACTTACTTCGTTGTGTCGCTTAAGCCTGGGCGGAATCCTCACGTTGGGGATGTGTGCTGGAGCGATGTCCGCTTTTGCGTGTCGCTTTGCGCCACTTTCGGCGGAGAAAAAACAGCTGTCAACAATTACGAGCTGTCTATGTGCAAGTAAGGGATTGCTGGGGGGCGTGGGCTTGAACACCTGCGCCCCCAATGTTTGGCTTGCCCTTACAATAGTAGCCGAATATGGGTTCAAAATTTTACCACACCCTAACAGATATTGTCAAGGCCATCGAACCGATCTCCATAAAAGCTTCACAAATCCTAAAAAGCAAAAAAAGCACAAACTCTCCATAGTTGGCCGAAAAAATTATACTCTCCCCTAACTGATTTGTCAAGAAAAACTTTTTTGAATTTTCTGTGTCTCCACAAATCCCACATTTGACACCGACGCCCCCAGGTAGTAATATAAAGATGTGCCGAGGGGGAGGTGGAGAGCCGGGCGTACCCCAGTGTCGGTAAAAGAATCCATAAAACCACCACACGAGTTAGCCATGGTAAACACGTGCCGGAGTTAGCCATGGCTAACAAAAAGTTAACCAAGGTTAACAAAGTTAGCCAAAGTAAACATTTGAGAAGTTAGCCGAGGTAAACAAAAAAAGTTAGCCAGTGGTTAAATATGCATGTATGCGTTTGTGCATGTATGACTTTATGATTATGCGCAAATATGCGTTTGTGTATGTGCGCATGTATGCGTGTATGACTATATGTATCTATACAATAGCAGGATGTATTTATACATGTGCCGTTTTGTGGATCATTTGTGGAGGAACGATTCTCGCGTGACTCGGTGGGTGAACTAGTGTAATATATCCCTTGTGCGCGGGCAATAAGGCCCAGCTTGACCCCAGGGGGTATAAACTATGAACGTTGCAATTATCGACACTGAAACCACTAAATCGGGCATTGTGTACGATTTTGGCGCGGCTATCATGAACGCCGCTACTGGTGAGATTGTCGACACTATGAACGCTATTGTGGAGGAAACGTTTAACGACGTTTCGGGCATGGCAACGGCCTACTATGCAGCCAAAATTCCTGCATACCTTGAAGCTATCAACTCGGGGGCGCTTGAAGTCCTCGGGTTTAGTGAGTGCTTCAAGCGTTTTGGCGCTTTGCTTGAATCCTATGATGTGCGCTCCGTTTGGGCGTACAATATGGCGTTTGACTTTAAGGCGCTTAATCGAACCATTGCCGAACTATCTAATGGGTTCGTTACTAGCTTTTTCCCTGCTGGTGTGAAGTGTTACGATTTGATGAGTTCGGCCATTAACCTTGTAGGCAATACAAGGCGTTATCAAAAGTGGGCGCTTGCGCACGATTACGTGACGCCCACTGGTAGGGCGCGCGCAACTGCTGAAACTATGTTCCGTTTTATCGCTGGTGATGATTCGTTTATTGAAGACCATACCGCACTATCAGATGCTATTGTTGAAGCGGATATTTTAGCCCACCTGGTAGCCAAAAAAGCAGGATACAAGCGACATGGCGAAAAGTGGGGCGCAAGGGTACAAATGAGGTAAAGCAAGGGGACTCTATTGCTAGAGTCCCCTATTTGTTGTTTGGCCGATCCACCCCAGGGCCCGTTTGTCAAGCGATATGGAGAAAATACCTAAAATCTCCATATTTGCCGGAAAAATTTTACCACAACCCAAATAAAAAGTCAAGTGGAGATTTTTTGAATCTTTTGTGAATCACAAAAATCCCAAAAGTTCAATTTTACGCCACTTTAGTTCAATAAAGTTCAATTTAAGTTCAACTTTATTATGATAAAGTTCAATTTTTGGTGGCACTTTAGTTTAATAAAGTTCAATTTGATCGATTGTGGAGGAACTATGAACTTAAATTTATGCTTGCCTATAGCGGCAAAATGATTTAATATATGTCTTGTGAGTTGAGGAAAAAGGTTCCCCAACCACGCGAGCGCCCCCAAGGGGCGAAAGGAGGTAGCCTTATGGCTACGAACAACACCACCACCAAGGCCGCCAAGGTCACGAACGCCCAGATGATGCGCATTTGCGTGAATATCCTGGGCGCAATGCCCGAGGATGCCCTGGGCAAGCTTTGCGGCGAGTTCCGTCCCGCCGACGTCGTGAGCAAGGCTCGCGCCCACCTCGCAACGCTTGAAAAGAGCGCGAAGCCTGCTGGAACCCCCAGTAAGACGCGCCTTGAAAATGAATCCCTGGCGCGTACCCTGGTGGCCTGGTGGAGCGAGGAGGGCGATAACGCGTACCGCGCTGGTGA